AAAGGAATAGTTATGAAAAAGTTTGTGATTGCTTCTGTTATGTTCCTTGGACTAACGGCACCTTCCTTTGCTTGGAATGATACATATCCCGTTCGGCGTCCTGCGCCAGTTCCTCGTGATCGTGTAATTCCCCTTGCTGGTCCGTATAGCCCCATGCCTATGACCGGTGGGTGTGGTGTCATACCTTGTGGTTATGGTGGTGTTGCTGGTGGTGTTGTTGGACCTGGAGTCGGATATGGTGTTGGTATTCCTGCGCAAGTTTATGATTCGGGTATCGGAATGCCCAATCCTTATGCACCTATGTTTTAATAGGAGATTATTATGAATAAGTATATGCTAGGTATTCTTCTGGCTCTAGGTGTTTCATTTGCTTTCGCCAATACACCGACCAAAACCGAACCTAAAAAGGATGAAATTGTTTGTGTCGATAATACCGAACTAGATAAAACCATGGTTGAAAAGGGTTTTGATATTCTTTTTAATATGACAAACAATAATGGTGTTGTTGAATCGGTTTGGTATGGTGGAAATTCAATCGTTATTACTGCGGCAGTCCCTAATGAAAAGAAAAGTTGTTTTCTTGCCGCAATGAGTAATGTAACATATAATCCTAAGGCTATTGAAGAGGTCTGGGAAACTTATAAGAAACAAACCAAACAAAAAGATATCTAAAGTAGATTTTTTATGAGAAGTTTACTAAATAAGTATTCCAACTCGGCGGTCATATTACCGAGTTGGTTTTACCGTCTGACTGCGAATGTACCAGCAGGCGGTATTTAACTCACGCAACTACGCAGCCGACCCGGCAACAATCTTCCCCACAATTTAACCCTTGAACTCATATTGTGGACTTTTGTGCGTTTTTTTGCGTCTAAACAGAAAGGTACTAATATGAAGAAAATTATACTGGCAGCGATGGTTGCGGCTACTACATTTGCGATTAGTGGTGTAGCAGAAGCAAGATACCATCCAAGCAAGCATAATCGCTATTCATCAGACAATTACGCAGTTGAGGATTCCGATCCACTTGCATCTGTTTTTGGTGGTGCGAATGAAGATTGGGGCGTCTCACCTCAACCACGTTTTAACAATAAGAGACAAGCCAAGGCGTTTCGTGAGGAGCAGGAAGACCATTGGGGTTTCGGTCATGCTTCAAACACCTTAGTCGCCCTCGGCTATGACTTACAGCGTAGAGGATTCCGTGTATCGGAACATCCGCATTTTGGTGGCGTGCATCATGTTCATGCCAACCATTCAGCACACTACGCTGGCCGTGCCATCGATATCAATGTGGGTCGTGGCGTGGTTGAAGCACGTTCTGGGTATGCAAATCGATTTGACCAACTTGCGGCCGAACTTAGGTCGGAGGGTTACACAGTTCTCTGGCGTGTAGCCGGTCATTATAATCATATGCACGTTCAGCATTAAGTAGTGGGGCGGGGAGAAATCTCCGCCCTTTGTTTTATAAATACTGATATGAAATTAGAATTAGATACACTATGGTCTAGAAGAAGAAAGATAGCAGATAAAAGACTTTCTATCTGTAAGACCTGTGAACATTATGAAGAAGATACCTCAAGATGTTTAGAATGTGGGTGTTATATGCCCGCAAAAGCATTATGGCCGTATTCTAATTGCCCTATAGAAAAATGGAAATCGGAAGAGAACGAAAATGGATGAAGTAGTAGAGAAAGCCAAGGTACTTTTAGGTAACATGTTTGTGTTTTATATGAAGGCACATTCATACCATTGGAACTATATTGGTCCAGAATTTCCTCAGTATCATGCCTTTTTTGGCGATCTTTACGAGAGTGCCCACGATGAGATTGATGTGATTGCCGAGCATATCCGGCAAATGGATAGTTTTGCTCCAGGTTCTCTTGCTCGTTTAATTGAGTTATCAGAGGTTAAAGAAGATCCACAAATTCCAAATACAAAGAAGATGTTTCAGAACCTATTAGATGCTAATGAAACTATATTGTCCTGCCTTGATGAATGTTATAGATTATCCGGTGAACAGAAGGCATGGGGTTGGCAGAATTATGTTCAGGATCTTATTACTGCCCACCGTAAACACCGCTGGATGCTAAAAGCAACCCTCAACCAAAAAACTTGACTTCCTAACCTACCTTTGATATAATGTATTATGAAAAATGTGAATGTAGGAATCCTCAATACACTCGCTAAGTTTGCCGAGGCAAATGACGAAAGCAATATCCGTTTTGCTGCGGCGGTCGTGTATCGGAATAAGATTGTCTCCGTAGGATTCAATCATAATAAATCCCATCCTTTTCAGGCAAAGTTTGCCAAGAATGAAATGGCAATATTCCTTCATGCGGAAGTCCATGCTATCAAGAACGCCTTGAAAGAATTGACCGTCGAGGAATTGGCCAAGTGTGACCTCTATATCACCAGAGTAAAGAAACCCAAATCACATTCTAAACATTTTGTATGGGGTATTGCTAAACCTTGTTGTGGTTGCCATCGGGCCATATCAGAGTTTGGTATCCGCAGAACCATATATACAACAGACGAAACTGGTCATTATGAGGTGCTATAATGAGTAATAAAGAGATACGCAGGTATAAATTAGATGATACAAGTGATTTGGGATACACATCATATTGTCGTGTAGACCTACCCAAAGGCGCTAAGATAATTGATATATCATATGGTGCTGGTAACATATATCTACATACTATCGCTAATCATCACAATAAGAAGAAAGAACGATGGTTTGCTATCTTCACTGAAGGTAATCCAATGGAAGATTATGAAAAGAAAACTTGTGAGTATATCGGTATGACTAACTCTGTTCCTAATTATTATGTCTTTGAGGTACATGACTAATGAGTAGATTGAAAACACCTTTACGATATCCTGGCGGTAAGAGTAAGGCAACCACTAAAATGGCACCTTACTTTCCTCTTAAGAACAATGTTAAACATTATAGAGAACCGTTCCTTGGGGGCGGTTCTGTTGCATTATGGATGAACCAGAACTATGACCTTGAGAGTGTGTGGGTGAATGACCTTTACTGGCCTCTCTATAATTTCTGGATTCATTTAAGAGACCACGGTGAAACTCTTTCAAATGCTCTATATGAAACCAAAAAGAACTATGATACAGTGGATAAATGTAGAGAACTATTTGAGGTTTCTAAAAAAGAACTGAGTGATAAAGATGCCACCAACATAGAAAAGGCAATAAACTTTTGGATCGTCAATAAGTGTTCCTTCTCTGGTCTCACCGAATCCTCTTCATTCTCGGCGGCCGCATCACAAGGTAACTTCACTCTTAAAGGTATCACAGACCTTAAAGAATATTCTAAACTTATTAAAAACTGGAAGATTACAAATGTATCCTATGAAAAACTCCTCGAAGAACAATCAGACGACACCTTCATCTATCTCGACCCTCCTTATGAAATCAGTTCCAACCTATACGGCCGAAAAGGTGCTATGCATAAAGGTTTTGGCCACGATTTGTTTGCTCAACATTGCCGGGATGCTTCTGTTATGGTCAATATGGCCATATCTTACAATGCCGACCAGTCAGTGAAAGATAGGTTTCCAGATTGGGAGCAGCATGAGTTTCCACTAACATATACAATGCGGTCTAACTCGGCCAACTATCGTAAGAACCAACCGAAGCGACTGGAATTGCTGCTTACCAATTATGACTAAATATGGAGTAAAACTAATAGGACTGGTATGGCAAAACAACCTGAAATAAAGTATCTTACAGGTGGTGAACAAACTACTGTAAATTCCACCATCACCGAACTATTTCCATGTCTCGCTTTTAATAGTGGTGCCAGACCAAAAAGTTGGCAAGAAATGGAATCGTTTATTAAAGGTGTAAATCTAAAAGGTAAAAGAACTGAAAAAACATTTGTGAATAATAGCAATGCCAAGGCAGCAGAAACATTTATTAAAAAGTTGGATTTAATTCGACCTAAAATGAAGGAAGAAAAACTAAAAAATGCCTGTGCTATCACCGATTATCTCTATGACTTGAATAAAAAAAGGGCAATATCCTATGTTGTATGGGGTTATAGAGAGAAACCAAAAGGTGTTCCTGCCGGCCATGCTGGTGATATATTTGTATTCTTCACAGACAAAGCAAGTCCTGCCATATTGGGCGTATCATTAAAGGCAGGTTCGGAATCATCAAAAGAACCTAAATTAAATAGTTATGTAAAAACAACTCTAATGAAGCCTATTTGGAAAAAAGCGGCGCCCAACGCTTTAGATGAATTAAAAAACGAATTATGGGTTAATGTTTATTCTAAAATACCTAAACTACCTAAGATGGTAAATAAAGATAATTATTATACAACCGTTGGAACAAAAGAAGCATTAAGGGTTCATCCCGCTTTGATTGAGGCTCTTATTGAGTTTTTTGAAAGCAACCCTAAAAAGTTTGATGAATTATATGGTGTTATGAACCGTTTATGCCGACAAAAAATGGCTAGTGTTATCAACAAAAACTTTGACACCACAAAAAAATGGATTAGAGAAGAGTTTAGACTTGAAAGCGGTGATAGTAAGAAAGTAGAATGTCCTTTAGTCCTTGTAAAGGCAATAGGGCAGAAATATGATATAAATGAAGATAAACTCGCCTCATTCATAAGATTGGCTACATCTGCCAAGGCATATCTGAAAGAGGATTCGGTACAAGAATGGTTTATTGATCTTACCAATAATAAGAAAGAAAAGATTACATTATTAATGACTATTCGATCCGATTCAGAATTTCGTAGGTCAAAACCAAAAGGTAAGTTAGGAACATTTGTTGGTCTCAAACTTTTGTATAGAGGTGTTAAAAAGTAATGCTTAAATTCAAACAACACCTAACCGAGTCTGCCGCAGAGAAAGATCGTCACCTCACACATATCGAGGATGCCGTTCTTGAAGGTGGTGTTGCTGGCACTCGCAATGCTATACAGTTTTTAATCTCGTTAAGAGATATGTTTGCCGATGATGGCAAAACACTAAAAGAGGCCCGTGGTGGTCTTATTCTTAGAACTAAGTTCGATGGTGCACCGGCACTCTATGCCGGTATCAATCCTGAAAACGGAAAGTTCTTCGTAGGTTCTAAATCAATATTTGCCAAGAATGCCAAACTTAACTACACCGTTGCTGATATTCGGAGTAATCATAGCGGTGGTTTGGCAGAAAAGTTAGAGACTGCGTTGAAATACCTACCAGAACTAGGTATTACTGATATCATTCATGGTGATTTTATGTATTCACGAAATGAACTAAAATCGGAAACCATAGATGGTAAAAAATATATCACGTTTCGCCCTAACACGATCACGTATGCTGTTCCGGAAGGTACGACACTCTCTCGCCAGGTACTTTCTTCTCGAATGGGAATTGTTTTTCACACTACTTATCACGGTTCCTCTATGTCTACTCTCCAAACTCATTTCGATGTTAACATAGGGAAATTAAGACCATCTAAGAATGTTTGGTATCGTGAGAACAAGTTTATGGATGTTACTGGTCGTGCCACGTTAACAAAATCTGAGAACGATAGACTATCCAGTATTCTCACACAGGCCGGTGGTTTGTTTAGAACCATCCCTGCTTCTCTATTAAATCAACTCGCAACAAATGAAACATACCGTGTGCCTATTATGACCTATATGAACCAGAAGGTTCGTGCTGGTCAGCATATGGGACCAAACTTTGTTAATGAGGTTATGAATTTCATTGCGGATAAATACAACAAATCTATTAATGATGCCAAACGTCCTGATACCAAAGCCAATCGTAAAAGAGAAAAAGATGCGATTATGCGTTGGTTTCATCAGAACAGGGTCGGACTAAAAAGCATTTTCGAGTTGCAGAACCTTTTCATTGATGCCAAAACTATGTTGATTCGTAAGTTTAATCAGGTTAACGATATTGGTACCTTTATTCATACACCTGAAGGTGGTTTTAGAGTAACTACACCAGAAGGATATGTTGCTGCTTGGAGTTCTGGTGGTGATGCTGTTAAATTGGTAGACCGTATGGAATTTTCAAGAACAAACTTCCTCGCCACAAAGAACTGGGGAAAATGAAATCATTCTTAGAATATATAAATGAATCAAAAGCAAATATAACACTCAATATTTTTGATATTGATGATACCTTGTTTATGTCTACTGCTAGAACCGCCGTTGTAAAAGATGGTAAAGTTCTTCGTAAACTAGACACCAGAGAATTACTTCATTATAAATTAAAACCAGGTGAAAAGTTTGACTATGGTGAGTTCCGTTCTGGTAAACATTTCTATGATACTGCTACACCTATTGAGAAGATGATTAGACGGGCACAGCAAACGGTTCATAATGAAACAAACTCTAAAACCATTATCATCACCGCTAGGTCCGATTTGAAAGACAAAGACCTGTTTCTAAAAAAGTTTAGAGAACATGGATTCCCTATCGACCAGGTACATGTCGAACGGGCAGGTAATGTAAAGAGTAAAGGCACCAACTCACCTCTTTCAAAAGGTGTAGTTATTCGTAAATATATCGCAAGCGGACTATATAAAAGAATAAGAATGTGGGATGACCATCCTGGCAATCTAAGTCTATTGCTTAAACTGGCCAAGTTACATCCAGAGATTTCGTTTGAAGCATATTTAGTAGATTCAGAAAAAGGCACATCAACGAGGTTTACGGGATGACAAAGATTAAAGAAGATTGCGGTTGCGAGACGGGTCATCCCGAAACAAAACCAATGCCTATCGTTAAGACAATTAAAAAGATTGTTAAAAAGGTAAGAGAAAAGAAAAAGTATAAATAACAATATAATCCTGTAGAGGGAAAGATATGAAAAAAATAGTATTCACATTCGGCCGATATAATCCGCCTACCACAGGCCACGCAGAATTAATTACATATGCGGTAAAACTGGCACAGAAAAAAGGTGCCGAGCATCGTATCTATACTTCCCAATCACACGATCCTTCCAAGAATCCATTGGCACCAAAACAGAAGATGGCGTTTCTTCGCCAGATTTTCCCTGGTGTAAACTTTGTGGATGATCCATCTATGAAAACAGCATTTGCTATTGCCAAGAAACTAGCAGATCAAGGTTATGAAGATGTTACATTTGTTGTTGGTGATGATCGTGTAAGAGAGTTTACTATACAACTTGGTAAATATGTAAAACCAAGAACAGACAAAGATTTTGATCCTAAGAAGCATTATCCATTTAAACATTTTCAGGTTGTTTCATCTGGTGCTCGTAAAAAAGGTATTTCAGGTACAGACCTGCGCGCCGCTGTCCGTAGAGGTGACTTCGCTACATTTGCCAAAGCATCTGCTGCCAGGGATAAATCACTAGTAAGACAGATTTTCTCCGCTACAAAGGCACAACTAAAAGAACAAGCACTAAATGAAGATATGACACGCAAGGAATTTGATGGTCATCTAAAGTCATTCATGAAGTTTACCGCTGACAAACTTGGTTTTGATGAAATGCCAGAGGTCATCTATAAAGAACCAGACGACCATGGTGACCAACCATCTTTTGGTGGTTATGCACCTGGTGAAAAGAAACTTGTTGTTATGACTAAAAACCGCCATCCGATGGATATCTTTAGAACCGTAGCACATGAGTTAGTTCACCATAAACAGAACCTTGACGGTCGTTTAGGAAAAGATATCGCACATGAAGGTTCAACTGGTTCCGATATTGAGAACGAGGCCAACTCTGAAGCAGGTAAGGTAATGCGTTGGTTTGGTAAGTCCAACCCAGATATGTTTGGTAAGTCATTCGTTATTGAAGGCTATGCCATTCTATTGGGCGGTGTACCAGGTTCCGGTAAAGATAAGGTTCTCAAAGAGGCTATTTTACCACACGGTTTCAAGGAAGTATCACAAGAAAACTTTAAACTTGATGAATGTACCGGTGAAAATCTCGTTGTAAACGGTACCATGTCAGGTTATGAACAAACCAGACAAATCAAAGATATTCTAGAATCCGCTGGTTATAAAACCATGATGGTCTTTGTTAATACATCAGACGAAGTTTCAAAACAGAGAAATGAATCCCGTGCCACTAAGGGTGGCCGAGTTATTGCTGAAAATGTCCGCTTCTCAAAGTGGCAGTCGGCACAAATCAATTTAGAAAAGTATGATAGACTATTTGAAAAAGTCATTGAGGTCAAGAATGATTTTGATGTAAATGACATTGCAGATACTTGGTCAAAACTTATGGAATCAGTATCAAAGGAAATTGTAGAGTTTACACTATCCGATGCCGACCGTAATTTTGAACAAATGCTAAACGAGGTCGGTGGTGCTGGTAATTGGGGCACACCTAAACTTACACACCGCTACCAGAAAGACACACCAGGTCAAACAATTGGGTTTAGACCTATGAAAGTATTGAGATTTAAGAATAAGATGAAAAATGAACAGAAGAACCAAAGTAAAGGTCCTTCACCAAGTTTACAAATCAGTGCTGATAGAATAGGCCAAGAAATAGGATTCGCAAAGAGTCCAGGTTTCGGCACACCATTTGATGACTTTAGTGTGGGTATTAGTCCATCCGTTATTAACGATCCAATAGGTCGTTGGATGGTCAAAGAAGAAACTAAAAGAAGATTTAAAGAGAAATATGGAAAGTTGGCCGAACAAAAGATTAGGGAAACGGCCGAGAGATTAAAGAAAGCACAATATGAAAGTCTAGTGGATCCATATGCAGGTGGTGGTCAAGGCGCTACACCTAACTCCGGTAATGTAGAAGATATAAGACCGGATATAAATGCAGAAGATGAAAAAACTAGTCTATTCAGAAAAAGAAAACATAAATATACTAAATAATAATATATAATTATCATTAATTTAAAAGGGAACCAAAATGTTTAATAACAGATTTAATTCTACCCATAAGGACCCGCTTGTAGAGGCGGTTAAACAAGCACAGCAGGACGGTGAAACTCGCCGTCAGGCCGAAGCATATGTAAATGAACAGTTTGGTGTTTATTCACGCAATGCAGTTGTCCGTGAGGACCTTGCTGCTTATGATGCTGCCATTGAAGAGGCATATAAGTGCATGAAAGAAGGTAAACCACTCGATCCTGTCGGTCGTGAAGATAAAGACATCGATAACGATGGTGACCACGACAAGTCCGACAAGTACCTTCTAAACCGCCGCAAGGCAATCGGTAATGCCATGGGTAAAAGAATGGAAGAAGGTGCTATGGATTCCGATGTTGTCGGTGGTGGCGCTGTAACCAAAGACAACAAACCAGTTGTTTCTTCAACAGCACCAAAAGTAAACACATCAGGTCCATCTGCTTCTGATAAAGCAGGCCTTGCTGCTAAAATCGGTGCTATGAAAGAAGAAAAGTTGGATGAACTAAAAAAGACAACTCTAGGATCTTATGTTGGTAAGGCCGCCAACGCAAACTATGGCAAAGAAAAACTAGAGCGTGAAAAAGGCGTGAAACTTGCCATGGATAAAATCAAAGGTAGATATGGTGTTGTCAAGGCTACAGAAGAAACACAGATTGATGAAGTATCAAAGGGTAGAGCAATCTCCGCTTATAGACAAAAAGAAGGCGAGGAGCGTGATACATCTAAACTACACGGTCTAATCAAGAGAAAGTTTGGTAAAGAAACAGCCAAGCACGCCGAACGTGCAGGTGGCCGTGATACTGGTAATCTAATCCGTCGTGGCGAAGATCGTGGCAAAGAAGATTCCATTGCCCGTGACCAGAGATTAGGTTCTGCTGCTCGTAAGACAAAGAGTGGAAAAGTCCATAAGCAAGATACTACCACACTAAAAGGTAACATCAAGCGCCGTCTTGGTTCACATACAAAACCAAAGAATCTTCCAGAAGAGGTCATGAAGGAATCAATCAAGGCCAAACTTCTCGCAAAGTATATGAAAGAAGATCAGTCTTTCTAGACGCACTGGAAACAGGTAAGTCGGTCTTTGAAGCTGCTATGGCGGTAGATATGATTAATCCTCCTGCTATTCAAGGACCTGCAAAAGCAGGCGTCCAAAAAGCGGCAGCAACCAGACCTTCTGTTGGTGCAAGATTTGCACCACTTAATAAAGTGGCGGCACAAACAACAGTCAATCCTGTTAAAATGATGCCAAAACCTCCTGTAAATATGTCTGCTATGAAAGGTCCAATGATGAATATGGGTAAGAGCGTGCCTGTTACTTCACCCGTTTCTGCGGCCGCATCTGCCGCACCTAAAAGTCTAGCAAGTAGAGTTGCTGGTATTGCTAGTAATCCTGTTGTTGGTGCTGCTACTGCTTCTTATAGTTTGGGCCAATTAGCAACTGGTACTGAAACAGGCAGAGCAATAGGTAAATCTATTGGTGATAATTTTCCTGGACTAAAATCAGCAATGGCAAAAGTAAAAGATTACAGAGATAATGTTGTTGCTCCAAAACTTGGTATGAAATCACTTTCAACTGCTGCTGATACACCATATATCTCAAAGGCTGTAAAATCTGTAATGCCTGGGGATTCTAAAGCAGAACCAACACCTACTTCAAAAGCAGAACCTTCTTCTTTCAAGCAGGCATTTGCCGCGGCAAGAAAAGAAGCAGGTAGTTCCCAAGGTCAATTTACCTATAAAGGTAAAGAATATCAAACTAACTTAAACCCTGCCAAAGGTACTGAAAAGTATATTCCTGCTTCACAGCAAAAGGTAACAAGTGTTGGTAAGACATCTACTACCGCACCATCTACCACATCTTCAACCAGCACAACACCTGGTTCAACGAGCATTAAAGCACAACCGGCACCACCATCTTCTGCTACGGCAGGAATGAGTTCTGCTGCTGAAAAGTCTGGTATTTCACAGACACCAACAACATCAGGTACAGAGTTTGGTGCCGGTAAAAATGTTTCATCTACACCAATGCCAACAACATCAACACCTGCGGCACCTACCCCTAAGTCACCTGAACCAGAGGCCAAGGGTGCTGTAACAACTGCTCCTGAAAAGAAGCAGAGAGAATCTGGAACAACATTACAAAATGTTGCTGAAAGCGTCCAAGTTGGTGATTATAAATATAGGATTGTATAATGATTGATGAAGCACATATTCCCAAGAGACCTCCTATTGAAAAGAGGGCTCTTGGTGCCACAGAATACAGAAAAGGACATAGGGACGCAGACGCCATGCAAAATCAATACGGTGGTAAACGCTATAACCTTTCTGTTACTAAAAAACTGGCCGAAGAAGATATGAAGAAGGCTATGAATAAAGTTTCGCAGAAGAAACTTAGAGTTGCTGGTACTATGACAGGTAAACCGGCAGATTTGGTTACACTAGAGCCTGAAAAGAATATTAATGGCCAAGGAATGCAAAACTAAAATCTAACTTGTAGAAAGAAGGAATACTAAAATGCCATTATGGGGTAATAAAGATAACGCTGCCAATTCCGATATTGCAGCCGTTTCATACATCAACAGAACAACAACTGCTGCTAATCAGACAGCACTCTATGGTAATACAAGAATTGGACAGTTCGTTACCAATACATCAATCGGTCAGTTCGCCGTTGATACAAACGAAATGGCTGCTGCTAATACAGGTCGTGCTAAACCTGCTCACTCAGGTTGGGTCATTCGCCGTGAAGGCACAGGTCTCCGTGCTGGTCGTGTTACATACGAAGTCCTCGTTGCAACAGGTTCAATCTCAACCGATGGTTCGGATGATACACAGTTCCCAGATTACCGTATCACAATTACAACAAACCCATCAAGTGCAAATGGTGCTGGCAACGTCAATCTAACCGTTGCTGCTACATCAACACCATCAGGCGCTACACTGGCATATGCTTGGCAGCGTAACCCAGGTTCAGGTTGGGTTTCTGTTCCAAATACAGCCGGTGTATATTTCAATAATACATCACCAACACTTGTTGCAAATGCAGCAGTTGCAAACGCCAATACCTTCCGTGTTCTCGTTTCCACTACAGGTGCCAACACCGTTACATCAGCCAATGCTGCCGTAACAACACCTTAAGGGGATTTAAATGAAAACTTTCCGTGATTATCTAAAAGAAGAAGTAAAAATCGGTGCCCTCGCAAGCGGGGGTATCGGCATTGAGCGTGATGCAGTAAGAGACGAAATTAACGGTATTCTCTCCGGCATTGGCTCACAACCATGTATTACACCTTATGGTTCACTAAACAGGATTCGTAAGGCCCTTGCCTATTTCAGCATCTTCCTTCCAAAGAAAGTGTATATGGAAGGCCGTCATGGTATAGAGGTTTGGGAAATTCATCAGTTCGGTGATAAGATGGGTATGACCGACCAAGGTGAGTTTATCAAATCTGTTCCTGCCAAGTATTATCTTTTCTTACATTATCATTTGATTGGTTCAATGTATTATCTTGAATCTAAAATTGTTGATGATAATGAACTTGAAGAAAGATTGAGTCGCGCCGAGCGTATGGTTGCGGAAGAGGCCGATGCATCTAACCGTCAGGGTATTGCTAAAGCAATGGCTCCTAAAGAACCAATGCATGATGAAGATGATGATGGCACCGTAAGCACAAAGAAGGCTGTTGAGGTTTCTATGCGCCGTAAGGACAAGAAACTATCTGCGGACTCTTTGGATGAAGCAATGACCCGTAAGCAGAAAGATATGGCGGTTCGCCGTTTCATGTCTCACGATCCAAAGGCTGGTGAAAGTATTCTTGCTATGGGTAAGAAAGAGCGTGAAGAGAAGAAATCATTTGCTTCTGGTAAGAAAGAGGTCAATCGTCTCAAAGAAGAAGAACAGATTGATGAGGTTTCTCTAGGCAAACTTGTTCGCTATAAAAATGAACGAGATAAAGATGTAAGAGTAACTGGTATTTCTGCTTCTCATTCAGAAGATATGGCAAAAGGCCATAAAGCAAGCGGTAATGAGAAAAAGAGTAAAGAGTTTTCTGATGAAGGAAAGTGGCTAAGAGGTAAGCAAGACAAAATGAAAGCAGGTATTAAACTTGCTGATAAGAAGATGAAAGGTAAAGCAAGAGTAAATGCTTCTATGCCTAAGCATCCTTACATGGAAGAAACCATGGAAGAAGGTCGTATGCCTCCTTCTGTTATCGCTCATAAACAAAAACTTGCTTCTATGTCCGACAAAGAGTTTGCTGAAAAGCACGGTCATAAGTCAGAAAAGCAATTGCGTGATATGGGTGCCCGTCATGGTTATGGATTTGATAAAGCAACCAAGACAGGTAGCGACCATTATGTAAAACGTGCCGCATCTAAACAGATTGATGAGAAGGCCCCTCCAGGTGCCAAGTATGAAAGAATGGTTAAGCACATCAAGGCAGGTTATGCTAAAGATGGTCTAACTGCCAAGGAAAAAGGCATTGCCTTTGCTACGGCATGGAAGGCCAAGAAAAAAGAACAAATGGACGAGGCCATGGGTTCTGTAAAGAAGTCACATGCTTATAGAAAAATGAAAACTAAGGTAAATACAATTGTTAGAAAAGGCCTCGGTAAAAAAAGAGAAACCGGTACCATTCTTGTAACAAATAAAGGTGATCCACATGCTGCCACAGGTGGTGGCGTTCGTCGTATTCCAAAAGATAAATATGATCCTTCAAAGCACAATATGGCATCAGAATAAATGTAATGTCTTTTGATTTAAATGATGATAATTTTTTGATATATGCCGCTAAAAATTATGATCGTCCTCATATACTCCATTCAGAGTTTGAGGACGATCTAAAGCGTATAAAGTATGTTAAAAGATTGTTAAGAAAATATAAACAAACTGGTGAGTTTAAAGAACGATTAGTTCTTAACCATGTTATTATTCTTTCTAATGTCTTTGGTGTTCAACCAACAGTCAATATGCTTTTCTTTAAATGTGACCAAGAAGATTACTCACTTTTAAAAACTATTTTAATTTTCCTCAACTACTTACCTAAAAGTTTAACTGTAACGTTTAATAAATACCATATTAGACAAGAGGAAATCCCTGTGGATTTGTCCGTAGCGGATATATTAAGAAATATCTAAAGGTTGCTTCGCAATGTCTCGCTTCGCTCGACGGGTTGCTTTTGGTTATTCCTTAAGATGGTTTCCGGAACCAATTATACAAAGACTTAAAAACTATGGCAAGAGGTAAAATGAAAAATATTTCAGAAGAAGGCGCTCCAACCGTAAATGTAGGCGGTGGAGATATTGCTGGTGTAGGTATACCTAAAGCAGGCAAGGCCGCTAACTGGGGAGAACCTGGTGTGTCACCTAGACATCAACCAAAGAAGAACAAGACACCATCTACCAACTCGGTAGTTATGTCTTTGGTTCGTAGGGCACCACCAAATATGGTAGCAGAAGATTCATTCGCAGGTAATGTTGTATTTGAGGTATCATCAAATGTGTTTCATAACCTAAAGTTAGAGAAACGCAAAGGCCAACACTGGAAAACATATCTTGGGGAAGATGATGTGTTATCCGAAATTAGAGAATATGCTAATAAAAACCCACACAAACCCATTATAGTTCGTAATGTGACAACAAATGAAATGTGCTATGTAAGATATGGAAGAAAAGGACGATAGTATGTATAATATTACACCAGAAATCCTTAGAAAGATTGCTGGTGCTTCTGTAAGTAGAAATATTGTAGATGGATTAGTTGAACACTTGCCAGAGACACTAGAGAAGTATAATATAAACACCAGATTAAGAATAGCACACTTTCTCGCTCAACTAGCACACGAAAGTGACCATTTTAGAACTTTTGAAGAATATGCGTCAGGTGCGGATTATGAAGGACGCAGAGATTTAGGAAATGTTGTAAGGGGTGACGGCAGAAGATACAAAGGCAGAGGTCCTATTCAGATTACAGGGCGTTATAATTATCGCAAGTATGGTAAGATTTTAGGTGTTGATCTTGAAGATAACCCACACCTAGCAGCAACACCAAGACTTGGTACATTAATTGCTGGAGAGTATTGGCATCAAAATAATTTAAACGAGTGGGCTGATAGAGATAACGGTAAACAGATAACCAGAAAAATTAATGGCGGTTATAACGGTTTGAATGATAGATTAGAGAAGATTGAACGGGCTAAAAAAGCATTAGCATCGGCCGAGATTATTAGAGATTTACCATCAACATATGAAGAACCGGATAAAGTAGAAGTTGTTAATGAAAATCCAGAGAAAATAGAAAGTTTACCGACTTTCGTTCAACTCAATCTTCTGGAGAATAGCAATGACTAAAAAGTATTTAGATAGAAAACCAATTCTTCCCAAGGTAACCATTGTAGATGAACCTTGGATTATGCGTTACTGGCGGCCAATGATGGCGTGGCAGTATTTTCTAGTATGTTTATGTGATTTCATTATCTTCCCATCGACTGCAATGTATTATGCGTCAAAATATGGTGTAGCAGAACATTTTAAATGGGACCCGATTACACTCTCATCAGGTGGTTTTTACCACATTGCAATGGGTGTAATCATTGGCGTTGCAGCCTATTCAAGGGGGCAGGAGAATCTATTAAGAACGAGAATGTTCGCCCAGGCTGAACTACCAGGTAAATCTTCATCGGAGGAGTGTGATGAAGATTTATACATAGATGAAGGATTGGAGCCCCCAGCCCATCCTACAACTAGACCTAGAAGAGGGGGATAATAGAAAGGATTGTTAACTCTAATGGCAGACAAAAACACCAACGACTTTGATAATGAAGTTGGTGGATTCGCTATCAATAAGGTTCCACATTTAATATCCGCCATCATTGCTGTTGGTGGACTTGTGGCCGCTTATTTTATGACCGTAGGTGAATTTAAAGTAAAAGATATGGAACTACAACAGAGAGTAATGTACCTAGAGCAAAAAGTTGACCATATAGAAGATAGTGTTGATTCTATCAAAAACAAACTTGATGCTCGTATTCCTGTTGTAGATGAGGACCGTCAAAGTTTAAGGAAAGAGATTGACGGTCTTAAAGAAGTTTTACAACAAATGAGACCATTCCTGAAAAAAAGCAATTGACATAGAGTCAATAATGTTATAAGATTGAAACCTTCGTTATGTATCAGGTGGAATATGTCCGTTTATGTTGATAAGAAGTATATCTCCCTCCTCTCGCCGAAACTTTCCCAGTTTAAGCAGAGGGGGGAATTTTTATGGAATTTTAGGTGTCCTGTATGTGGAGATTCCCATAAGGATAAACTAAAGGCCCGTGGATACATCTATAAACGGAAAGAACATTTTGGATTCATGTGCCACAATTGTGGTTCAACCATGGGTCTTTCCAAGTTTATTAAGTATGTTGACCCACATCTTTATACCGAATACCAGTTGGAATCATTTGTTCAATCTAACACTACCAACACCAAGGTAGATGTTAACCAGTTTATAACAAAACCTGTATTCAAAACAAATACTTTAAGTAATGATTTGGTGCCTTTAAAATCTCTTCCATCAAACTTTGCGGCTCGTAAGTATATTGAGGATCGTAAAGTTCCTCTTAAAGACCTTTACTATACTTCCGACTTTGCGGATTATATAAAGAACCAGTTTCCAGAGAACGACAAGGTGCTATATAAGGAACCAAGAATCGTCATTCCTTTTTATGATAAGGATGGAAATCTATTAGGTGTTCAAGGTCGTTCCATCGGCCAGTCTAAAATCAAATACATTACAATCAAATCATCCGAAGAGGCGCCCAAAATCTTCGGTTGGAATAATATTGATACTAGTAAAAGGGTATATGTGGTTGAAGGGCCAATTGATAGTCTATTCCTGGAAAATGGCGTTGCTACAATGGATGCTAATCTTACTCATATTGTTCCTATTTTAGGTATTGACAAAGATTATACTTTCGTTTATGATAATGAACCTCGTAATAAAGATATCATAAGGTATATGAGAAAGTCCATTTCACTGGGTTATAACATTTGTGTATGGCCGGAACATATCCGTCAGAAAGATATTAACGAAATGATATTAGCAGGTAAATCACCTGCTTCTATCCAGCACATTATAGATACCAATACTCACAACGGGATTATGGCCACAATGAAGATGAACCAGTGGAGCAAAGAATGATGTTAAAATTTACTAATTCCTCAGAGGGCCGAAATGGTGATCCTCTTTATCTAAACAAGGACTGGATTGTATCCGTTTATGAAAATGCAAACGAAGGCGGATCATTACAGACTATAATTTTTGGTGGACCTGGTGCAGGTATACCATTTCAAGTAGAAGAAAGTCTCGGTGAGGTTATTAAGATTATTGAAGGTGAAGAATGAACGACGCCAAAATTATTGCTTTAACTAATCCTATTCTTTCTGCATGGGAAACAGGAACAGAAAGTCCGATTGGCGCAGAGGCATTCATTGCTTATACCGCCAGAGTATCAAATCCAAGCAATCAGAGTAACACACTAACAGCACCAAAACTCCTATCATATCTAATCAAACATAAACACTGGTCGCCATTTGAAATGGTTTCTGTCACAATGGAAATCAATACAACCCGTGATATCTCACATCAGATTATCCGTCATCGTTCTTTTTCGTTTCAAGAGTTTAGCCAGCGTTATGCTGACCCAACTAAAGACATGTCTTTTGTAACAAGAGAGGCAAGACTACAAGACGCCAAGAACCGTCAGAATAGTATTGCAACAAGTGATAAAGAGTTGGAGAATAAATGGTATGAACAGCAACGGTGGGCGATCATATTTGCTAAAGAAGAATATAATAAAGCAATCGATAATGGCATTGCCAAAGAACAGGCAAGAGCAATTCTACCAGAAGGTCTAACCGCAACTCGTCTATATATGTCAGGGACACTTCGTTCTTGGATTCATTACATCGACGTTCGTGCGGAAGTAGGCACACAGAAAGAACACCGTCAGGTTGCTTTGGCGGCACAGAAAGAAATTTTACAGCATTTTCCATCACTAAGGGACTATTGGCAAGAATAAGAGGAAGTAAGAATGGACAGTTTATATCAAGAGTTTATTTACAAAAGCAGATATTCACGTTATCTACCTGAATTGAATAGAAGAGAAAATTGGGAGGAAACAGTTGAACGCTATCTTACCTTTATGCATAATCACCTCACCAGTAATTATAGCTATGATATGGGTCCTGTTCGTGAGAAGGTAAAGAAAGCAATTATTGACCTCAAGGTTATGCCATCTATGAGAGCATTGATGACCTCCGGTAAGGCATTAGAAAGAGACAACACTTGTGGTTATAACTGTTCGTTTCTTCCTATTGATGACCCTAAGGCCTTTGATGAGGCTATGTTTATTTTATTATGTGGCACAGGTGTTGGGTTCTCCGTTGAACGGCAGTTTATCAATCAGTTGCCAGAGATTCCAGAAAAACTATTTGACTCTGAAACCGTAATCGTCGTAAGAGACAGTAAGGAAGGATGGGCAAAGGCTCTCCGTATGCTTATTGCGCTTCTCTATACGGGCGAAGTTCCAAAGTGGGACCTGGCCAAGGTTCGACCGGCAGGTGCTCCTCTAAAGACATTTGGTGGTCGTTCATCTGGACCAGGCCCACTTTCGGAACTATTTAAGTTTACTGTTAAGATGTTCCGCAATGCTCATGGTCGCCGTCTTACCTCACTTGAATGTCATGATATCATGTGTAAGATTGGAGAGGTTGTGGTGGTCGGTGGTGTGCGTCGGTCTGCTATGATATCACTATCTAATCTATCAGATGACCGTATGCGTCACGCTAAGGCAGGTGCATGGTGGGAAGCAAACCCACAGAGAGCGTTATCAAACAACTCAGCCGTGTATAATGAGAAACCAGAAATCGGTTCATTCATGTCCGAGTGGGTATCACTATACGAGTCAAAATCAGGTGAGAGAGGATTATTCAGTCGTGAAGCATGTCAGAAAATTGCTAAACGAAATGGACGCCGAGACCACGAACAAAATTTTGGAACAAACCCATGTTCTGAAATCATCCTTAGACCATACGGTTTCTGTAATCTTACAGAGGTCGTCATACGAGCAGCCGATACTATTGAGGATGTTAAAGAAAAGATTGAGGTTGCTACTATACTCGGTACTTTCCAATCTACTTTAACAGACTTTCCTTATCTAAGAAAGATTTGGGTTAAGAACGCCGAAGAAGAAAGACTGCTTGGTGTTTCTTTTACAGGTATCTATGACTCCAAACTATTCAACAACCCACACGATAAAGAGATTAAGGCACGCCTTGCTTCTCTACGTGATTATGCTATTGAGGTAAACAATGGACTCGCAACTACTCTTGGAATCAATCCCTCTGCTGCTATTACTTGCGTTAAACCTTCTGGTACTGTATCTCAACTATGCGATTCGGCCAGTGGTATCCACCCTCGCCATTCTAACTTCTATATTCGTCGTGTTCGGGCTGATAATAAAGATCCTCTCACACGGTTTATGAAAGACAAAGGTGTGCCTTGGGAACCAGATGTTATGAAGCCTGAGTCCACAACTGTATTCTCTTTCCCAATGAAAGCACCAAAGGGCGCAGTAGTAAGAGACGATATTGACGCAATCAAGCACCTGGAGCTATGGGCAGTCTACCAAGAGGCATGGTGTGAGCATAAGCCATCCGTCACCATCAATGTTAAAGAAGATGATTGGATGGACGTGGGTGCGTGGGTGTATCGTCACTTTGATGAAATGTCCGGTGTGTCATTTTTGCCACACGATGGAGGCAGTTATCGCCAGGCACCTTATGAGGAAATCTCTAAGGACCTTTATGAAGCAATGCTGCCAACTATACCAACTCATTTGGATTGGGACACTCTACAAGAGTTTGAGGACAATGTGGAAGGTGTCCAAACTTTAGCATGTACCGCTGCTGGAGGATGTGAGATATGAATAGGATTCCAAAATTAATCTATTTGACTGTTATTGTCTTTGCATTTTTAACGTGTGGTTTAAAAGCGAAGGCAGAAACATATATTACCATCAGCAAATCACAGCAAATGATGCAGGTTGATAGTGATTATGGTTCTTATCAGTGGCCGGTTTCAACGGCACGTAGGGGTTATTATACCCCTACGGGAACATTTCATCCATATTCTCTTCAACCAATGCACTACTCAAGGAAGTATGATAATGCGCCAATGCCACACTCTATTTTCTTTTCTGGTGGATATGCTATCCACGCTACTCCTCATACAGGTAATTTGGGCCGTCCTGCTTCTCATGGTTGCGTTCGTCTACACCCAAGTCATGCCTCTACTCTCTATAACATTGTAAAGCATGACCCTGACACGACTATTCGTATCGTGCCTTAACTGTCATAAAACGGTTAATGTCGTTCCACTATAAATATTGGTGCCTTTAACCGAAGGAGCGGAGTTGAGTAGTAAGAAGAAAAAATATAGAGCAATCTTTATATCCGATGTTCACCTTGGCACCAAATACTCTAATGCTGAAAAGTTATTAGAGTTCCTCAAAGAAACTGAAGCTGAAAGATATTATCTCGTAGGAGATATCATTGATGGATGGATGATGCGAAAAAAAGTCTATTGGCCTCAGGCACACAATAACGTTGTCCAGTTTTTTCTGAAACAATCAAAAAAGACCGTTGAGGTTATCTTTGTTACTGGTAACCACGACGAGTTCCTTCGTGAATACACTGGAACAGAAATGGGTAACATTAAACTAGTGAATGAAGCAATACATCATGGCGAAAATGGTAAAAAATACCTTGTTATACACGGCGACCAGTTTGACCTTGTTACGATGAACGCCAAGTGGCTTGCCTTAATTGGTGGATGGTTGTATGATAGAATGATTGACTTGAATAGATATATGCAGAATATATATCATATACTAGGTATACGTGGTTTTTCTCTCTCATCATGGGCAAAATCCAACGTTAAGGAGGCAGTAAACTTTATCGGTGACTACGAAAAGGTAGTTTCAAATGCAGCCAAAAGGAGATGCGTCGATGGGGTTATTTGCGGTCATATACATTCTGTTAATATATCTACTATTTCTGATATTGAGTATATAAACTGTGGTGATTGGGTAGAATCCTGCACCGCTATTGTTGAACACCATAATGGAAAGTTTGAGATAATAAGACGATGAGTAACATTACTATTTTTACCGATGCATGGGAACCACAAATTAATGGTGTGGTCACCACCTTAAAGACAACTATTAAACATCTTGAAAGTCGTGGATACGAGGTCAAGGTGGTTCATCCTGGTATGTTTAAACTAACCGTACCACTACAACCCTCAACTGGCATCTATATGCCGCTTTTGCCTATGGGACTTGCTGATGAATATGTCAAGAATGCCGAACATATACACATAGCAACAGAAGGAAGCATAGGCCTTGCCGCAAGACATTATTGCAAAAAGTATAAAAGACGTTACACAACATCCTTTCATACTAGATATCCAGAGTACCTATATGAACACGCTTATATTCCACCAAGAGTTACTAGCAGGTATTTTCGTTGGTTCCATAGAAACAGCGATTGTGTTATGGTACCTACCCCCGCCATGGTTGATTACTGCACTAAAATGGGTATCAAACGAGTAAAGATATGGTCCCGTGGTGTTGATACAGACCTATTCAAACCATCGGATTGGACTAACGTAGGAACTATCCGAGCCGTTTATGTCGGTAGAGTATCGGCAGAAAAGAACCTAATTGAATACCTTGAGATAAGTAATCCAAATATTAGTAAATATGTTATTGGTGACGGGCCGCAACTGGATGAATATAAAGCAAGATATACAGATGCTTATTTTCTCGGTCGTAAAACACAACAAGAAATTGCTGACCTTTTACCAGCATATGATGTGTTTGCCTGGCCTTCTCTAACTGATACATTTGGATTGGTTGTGTTAGAGGCCATGGCCTGTGGATTGCCTGTTGCTGGATTAGACAACGAGGTAAATAGATATATCATTGAAGATGGTAAGTCAGGTATTCTATCAGATAGTTATCATTTTATGGAAGCAATTGTAAAGGCATCTAAACTTAAAAGAGAAGATGCTGTAGCAAGGGCGAAACAATTTTCATGGGAGGCGGCCACTGACCAGTTCATATCTAATTTAGTTTAACATGACCGAATTGGATAAAATCCTATTAGAACAACTTCATATTGCCCGACATTTGGCAAAGAAAATGAGAAAGGCAAGGAGAGTTATGGGACTTGATTCCGCCCTCCTTACTCTTCAGGAAATGAATGGAAAGAGAATACAATACTTAGAGTATATGATAGAGGATAAAACTTTACTACATAAGAAGATAAGGAAGAAAAGACAAAAAGATAATGACATATTGGCCAGGAGTACCTCATATGAGTGGTATAGAAACATCATGATAGTATCCAATATTGGTTATAAAATGATGGTAGAGTCCTTTCAGACCTATATGTCCTTCTTTAATAATAAGAAAGGTAAGAATGATGGCATTCAGTAACGGTTCCCAAATACTAGACCAGATAATTGAAAATCTGGTAGATAGCGATGTTTCATATGATGATAGAAAGATTGTCTATGAAATCTTGCTAGAGGTCTTTGAGGACTTTGATGCTAAAAATCTTGAAGAATGTTTAGATATGGATAAGGCCTGGGATGAGGTATGGAACGAGAAATATCCACCCGAGGTAGAAGATTATGAGGATGAAGAATGACTGATTCGAAGAGTTACATTATAGGTTTTGGTATTGTTATTACTTTCATCTGTGCTGTTGTTACATATATCCCACCTGGTATTCGTTGTTCTATGGTAGATAACGAAATAAAATGTGTGTCCATCCGCCTGTTCTAAATAGGTGCTATGACATGGATACACAATAGAGAACCCCTCACAGAAATTCCTGAAAATGCCATTGGTTTTGTTTACCTCATAACAAACCAAGCCAATGGTATGAAATACATCGGCAAGAAGAACTTTTACTTTTCTAAGACCAAGCAAGTCAAAGGTAAGAAGAAAAGAATAAAGGTCGAGTCTGATTGGAAAGAATATTATGGTTCCAATAAAACTCTTGTCGAACATGTCTCACTATTCGGTGAGAATAAGTTCATTCGTGAAATAATCCACCTTTGCTATACTAAGGGGGAAATGACATATTACGAAACAAAGGCAATCTTTGCCGATGATGCGGTTATTTCCGAAAAGTATTATAATGATTGGGTAATGTGCCGAGTAAGGAAAAATCATATAAAAAAGACTTGACATTCCGTTCTTGAAGTGATAATATGTAACATCATGAAAGGAAGCACTATGAAAGTTGTTGTATATTCCAAAGATTCCTGTCCTTATTGCGTCAAGGCAATAAACCTCCTAGAAACCACCGACCTTGAGTTTGAGGTAATGAAACTTGAAGAACACTTTTCCCGTGAAGAACTCTTGGAATGGTATCCTTCTGCAAAAACTTTTCCTGTAATAACACTTGACAACATGTGGATAGGAGGATATAATGAGTTGGTAGAAGTTGTTGATGAATGGAAAAAGGAAGACTAAAATGAGTTTGTTTGATAAATATGCCTTGAAGGAAGACTTGAAGAACGGCATTCATACGGTTGTCTTTGAAAAAACCGATGGTACAATCCGTGAAATGCGTTGTACCTTACAACCTGATATGTTGCCGCAGTTTTTGTCGGAAGTATCGGACCGAGTAAGGAATGAACCTGAAGGCACAGTTGCCGTTTGGGATGTTGATAATCAAGGATGGAGGTCATTTCGTGTTGATTCCGTCCAAACTGTATTGAAGGAATAGATAATGCCGCATCCGCATAAAAATAGACCTCGCAAAGGTCGCCGAAAGATTGGTTCTGTTAAACGCAAAGCCCGTAACAACCGTAAGAGGAAGTAATGTCACAAGATAATGGAATCTATGTGCTAGTTACAGAAAGTGATAATGGGCCTGAGTATCGTGTAAAGACGGCCTCGGCCATTGGTAACATTTATGGTGAATGGAATGATGAAAACGGAAAATATGATGGTAATCTAGACGCTATTAAAAATGTGTTCGCCGAGGCACCAGTGTTCTATACTCTAAACGAGGCACTGGACTATGCTGAACAAGAGGAATATGACGTAGGTACCACGGAAGATGGTATCTGTGTTATCAACGAGTTTAAGGACTATGGATACATCTTCGGATAAGGAGACAGAAGTGAATAAATCAGCCGTTAAACGCCCTAAGTTTGCGGATGAAAAGTATATGGGTTCTGAGCCAACCGTAACCGCACTATCGTCGGAAACGGATATGACTCGGGCCTATAACTGGTTTAACTACTTTTATACCAGTGAAGATGCTAAGAAATTTACCATAACATACCTAAAGAGTATCAAGTATGATGCAAAAATTATACGAAAACTTGAACTGGTCAAATGCGTTGAACTGCACTCCATCGGATGGAACTGCCGGTTACTCCAAAACGGATCTACTCTTCCAGAAGATGTATGGGAATCTATCGAAACCCGTATCAAAGAACTTGCCTCACAAGTCGTGGAAACATCGGAGACTGAGGAAGACCAACCGACGACCAAAGTCGTCTCGATTCAGGATCGTATAAACCACCGTGCTTCCGATTTGATTGGAGAACTGGAGGAGCAGTTAGATGTGTTCTTTAAAGAAGGAGTAATCCAGTTTGACATTAAGAAGTGGTCCCTTGAGAAGGGAATTAAACCGCAAGTTGCGACGAGGATTGCAGAACACTTCCGTCCTCAATACGAAGAAATCACCGAGGCCCTTGAAGGTAAAGACCCAGACTTGGTGGAAGCGTATGCTGGCTGGCGTGCCCCTGTTCTCAAGGTTATGGCCGTTTTCATAAAGCGGATTATAGACTATCTTAACAGCACTGCCGAAGCAGGCAAGGCTCTACGCAAACCTCGTAAGAAAAAGGTTAAACCACCGTCAGTATTGGTGGTAAAGATGAAATATCGTCCTGATTGGGCCGATCTAAATATTAACAGTATAGACCCGAAAGGAATCATCGGTGCTTCGCAACTTTGGGTTATCAATTCCAAAACTCGTAATCTTTCTGTTTACCATTCCGTGGATCCTGATGGCCTTTCGGTCCGAGGGTCAACGATTACAGGATATGATGAGGTATCTTCTATCACTAAGAAAGTCCGTAAACCACGAGACATTGTTCCACAAGTTCTAAACGAAGGTAAGGTTGGTCTGCGTGGTATTATGAAGAGTTTAACAACCGCTGAAACACAGGCCAATGGTCGTATTAATACAGATACAATCCTTTTGAGAGTGCTTAAATGAATGTAGAAGCAATGGTATGGACTTGGATTTACACGGGTATGGCAGTAGGAGTAATATCAATCTTAATACTGCTATGGGCAATATTTTTCGAAAACAAGGAATAACAAATGACCGACAAGGTAATCGAGTTTCCAAAACATAAAGTTGTTCGTGACATTCCTGGTGAGGTATTCGAAGAGAGAAATCGTAAAGCAGACCAAAAAATGGCAGATGCTTTGGTTGATGACATGGCAGGATTAATTGCAACAGAGTTGGATAACTTTGACCTTGATGTTCAAAGTAAGAGCTTTGCCAAAGACTTTATCGTGGTTGTTGATGCTTTGAAATCCGTCATCTACCGCCAATTTGGACTCAAACATCATTTCCATGACTTTGCCGATAAGAACATTTCCATTATAGATGCCGATTTCGGAACTCTTTCAAAGGAAGAAATCCAGGATAAGATTGATGAGGTAATGGCAGACCTGGTTGCCACAAAAGAAAAACTTGACAGCGAAGCAGAAGATTGATATAATACTATATCATCGTGAAGGAAACATTATGTCTTATATGTTGATTGACCTCAACCAGGTGCTTATTAGTAACCTAATGCAGCACCTAAAAATGATTACCAAACAGCATGAAATGTCCGAAGACCTAATTCGGCATATGTGTATCAATACAATCCGTTCCAATGTTAAGCAGTTTAAAAATAAGTATCCAAATGTAATTCTTTGCTGTGACAATAAGAAGTATTGGCGAAAAGAATTTTTCTCCTTCTATAAATCACAGCGTAAGGTAGATCGTGAGGCCTCAGGCCTTGACTGGTCTATGATTTTTGACACGCTGAACCGACTACGGGATGAAATGAAAGTATATTTTCCCTACAAGGTTCTTGATGTTGATGGTGCCGAGGCTGATGATGTGATTGCGGTCCTAACGGCACGACTGGCACCATCCTCCAATATTCTTATTTTATCATCTGACAAGGACTTTGGCCAGTTACAAAAGTATCCTAATGTAACCCAGTATTCTCCTATCCTTAAAAAGTTTATCAAGATTGATGACCCTAAGACATTCATCCGTGAACATGTTCTAAAAGGTGATCGTGGTGATGGTATTCCAAACTTTCTATCTCCTGATGACACATTTGCCAGAGGAGAACGTCAAAAGATACTAAATAGTAAGAAACTCCAGGAATGGGTGTCACAAGATGCGGAAACTTTCTGCACTACCGATATTATGCTTCGTGGTTTTAAGCGCAATCAAACTTTGGTTGATTTTGACTATATACCTGATGACATCCGAACCAGAATCGTGGAAGCCTTTGAAGAAACGAAACCTGCGAACAAAGAGAAGATGTTAAATTATTTCATCGACAAAGGTCTAAAAGTAATGATCGAGTCGATTAGCGATTTCTGAGGATAAAATGGCAAATAAGAATATATATGAAATTTTTGACGACTTCAAGAAGGTTAAGAATAAAACGGACCGTATTGAGGTTCTACATAAGAACGATTGTAAAGCACTCCGAGACGTATTGATCGGAGCATTCCATCCCTCTATTCAATTCACCGTTGATAAAATTCCAGATTTTAAGCGTGTTGCTATGCCTCCAGGTATGTCTTATGACCATATGTCTGGTGCCATGTCTCGTATCTACCTCTTTATGGCAAATAATCCAAGAGTTCCAGAAGGACTAACTGAAAAGCGTAAAATGGAAATTCTTATACAGATTTTAGAGTCCCTGGAAGAACAAGAGGCTGATGTGTTTATTAGTGTCTTGAAAAAAGATTTGAAAGTTCCATACCTAACGGCAGCATTAGTCAATGAAGCGTTCTCCGACCTACTACCACAATCGTAGATTATTAAAAGAACTTGCCAGTGAAAACACCGAGTTCCGTCCAAAGAAAAAAGATGTTGAAGAATGGTTTGACATTCTCAACGAACAAATCTTTGGAAATAAACTCGAACCTTTTCCTGAGATAAGAGTTAAGAAATCCACATGGTATCATGCCATGTTTTACTACTGGACTGAAAAAGAAGAACAAGATCCTGAATTGGAAATCCATAACTGTTTCAAAAACAAAAAACTATTTGTAGAGATATTAGCACACGAAATGGTACACTATTTTCAGCATACATATAATGAACCAGTTGGCCATGGACCATCGTTCATGGCTTGGAGTGATAACTTTAAACTTAGAGGACTAATACTTTATAAGGTGGCATGACATGAAAGCAGTAAAGTCAAATCTCAATGCAAACAATAATAATAAACTAATGTGGGAAGATGAAGAACTGGTAGACTACCGTGATCCTCGTTTGAATGGTAAGAAGATTGAACGCAAACGACCGGTTCAAAACTGGAAGAAGGCTTGGTCCGAACATTTAGAGGACTTTGACGAAGTGGATGATTTCTTCGGAAAGTAATTGTAAACAAAATAATGCTTGACATTCCTTTTCCCGAGTGTATAATGGTTGATACTGAAACCTTGGGAAAAGGAATAGATCATGTCCTATTTAAGGAATGACAAGGCCTATTTAAAATACTCTCCAATACATACTTTAGATATGGATGAATTGGAGAAAGTTTTAATCAATTCTTATAAAGAATGGAAAAAGGCATATAAATCCCGACATAAGTATGATCCTGCTAATTTTATTCCTATGCGTAATCTTTCGGGTGGTATTGGTGAAGCATTTGCGGAAATGCTGGCAGATGTAACCGATGGATTAAGGATAAATCCTCATCCTGATGGATATCCCGATGTTCTCCCTAATACTAAAGAAGCAAAAAACTGGATTGATACACCTACCTTAGAGAATTTCAAACAAGGTGGATTTGATATCAAGGCCAAGTATATTGGTGAGGGTAGTAAAATTGATGTGAATGCCTCGGCACATCACACACAAACAACTTCCGTTTTAAATGTTATATGGAAGTGGAAAAACAGTGTTCCTTTCATTATTGGTATTGCTTATACCGATAAATTGACTGAACAAGACTGGCCAAATCCTTCAAAAGGTAAAGCAGGTTCTAAAACCACACCATCATGTTCTATCAACAAAACAGGTAAAATAAAGTTAAGAAAAAACTGGTTGTTTATAGACGAGGAATCCGTTAATATACATGGTCTAAATAATCCTAAGGATTGGAATATATGAGATTTAGAGAACGAGCTGAAAGAGATTTCTATAGAACACCTGTTCCTGCCGTTAAACTGGCGCAGGACTTAATGGACCTAAATTTGCGTTGGTGGGAGCCTTGTGCGGGTGATGGTGCCATTAGTAACAATCTATCAGGTATTACTTATGCTTCTGACATATATCCTATGATAAATGATATTGATACTCTTGATATGTTAACCTGTGATAAGCCTTCCAATATTGATGCTGTTGTTACAAATCCACCTTTCTTTGCTCAATATGAGTTGTTGAATCGGTGCTTAAATGAGTGGAAAATACCAGCATTATTATTGATTAGAATTGAACCACTATCCACCCAGAAACGAAACGCATATACCAAACATCTACAAAAACTTCATATTGTTAGTAGTCTAATCAAATTTGAAACTGAAGATGGTAGAATTGTTAATGGCAATGGCACAATAAGATGTGGTTGGTGTCTCTTTACACCAGAAAAAGTTCAATATACGGAAACTAGATGGGTGACATTTCAAAAGAATGTAAACACCCTGCCAATGTAAACAACTGATCTTGGGTGCGACATCCTGTCACACCCTTTCGCTGCCAGTTTACATTGACAATGCCGTTTCTTTATGCTATTCTTAGGCATAATTAGAAAGGTATGTAAACATGAACTTGCTTATTCTCAAAGATGAAAATAAAATTGTAAAAATCCTTGCCGCTTCTACTGATATTAATGATATCCACGAAGCCTTCCATTATGCACAAAACACCATCCTTGCCGATAACATGGATTATATAACAGCAATTGATCTCCTTAAATGCTATAAATCTAATGTAAACAACTGATCCTTGGTGCGACAATCTGTCGCATCTGTTGACAAACGATTTCTCTTGCCTCTACCGTTTCCTTGTGTTAGGATTACCGTATGATAAAAACTCAAAAACGGAAATCTCGCTCTGATCGTAAACATCTTATATACTCTTTGTCTGTAAACGGTCAAGAATATATCGGCATAACCTATGTTGAAAGGTCGGCCGTTAATAAGTCCTTAACAAGAAGGTGGCAGAAACATGTCCGACGGGCCCTCAAAGAAAACAAAGACTGGAACCTATGCGTTGCTATACGCAAATATGGTCCTGACGCCTTTGACATTAGCGTATTGGATGTGGTTCGCGGAAAGTCCGCTGCTCACATTATTGAACGGGAATTAATTCGTAATCGTAAACCTAAACTTAATACGGATGTAAGATAATGAACCATCGTTTTGCTAAGAAGAACCTTGAACTCCGCATTGACACGGTTGATGCCTTGCTTTCATACTTTGAAAATGGCGGTGCTATCACCGTTTGCAAGGCAGGTCGCCGTAGCAAGGCGAATACCTCGTTTCCTAAAGTGGTAGGTAGCGTTGCTCATAAGGGTGCTAAATCAAATAGTCTTAAAAATGCTGGTTTTGCGAAAGGACGTGGATAATGGTTGAACTAATCGTTTTTATTGTATCACTCGCCGTTCCTATCTCTCTGGCGATTATCGCAATAACATCAAGTGAGGATTAATATGTTTGCTTTAGTTTATTCAGAAGGATTTGGTGGTGATAATATTGTTATGGAAACAAGTCGCTCTTGGAATAAATTATATAAAGAACTTGAACGACTTATAAACAAGGAAGATTATCCTTGTTGGGCCATGCAGATTGTCAATTTAGATGAAATGGAAATCGACTATGATAATTATTCTTGGAAAGGACTGAAATTCTAATGTATAAAGATGATGAACAGATGGTACAATGCTTTGCGTTGTTTATGACCTTTGTTGGTCTGGCATTTGGTGTAGGTCTAATCGCTTATTTTGGAGGTTAATATGGAAAAAGCAGAATATCACATTAAGAAGGCTCGCAATATACTGGATGTATATCTAGTTCTTTCTGGCGTCCTCTTAGGTCTTACTTTGTATCCTTTTATTCGAGGTTAATATGGTTGTCTTTTATTCAGAAACGTCAATTTATGGTGAACGTCGAATTGATGCTATTACCTGGTTATACAATACTATTCTACCAGTTGATATCTCATATTGGGCTGTTCCTGGAACTCTGGAGGATTAATATGAAGCAAGTAATCGTATCGGGTTCTTTCCGTTATGTCGCAAAACGTATTGAGGAACTTGATGCTCAAGGTTATAAAATTGTCCGATATAAACAATGGTCCGATGGTAAGTGGACTTATGTGATGGAGAAATAAAATGGCTAAGGTGAAAATTTTTAATCTGTCAATTTGGTTCAAGACCCATGATATTACATTCCGTGGTATTTCACGAACTGCGGCCTGTAGGTATATTGACCTTTATTCTAAGAAAGAAAATTATATGTCTTGGAGTATGGAGGAAAGATGAAACGAAAGGTAAATCCTATTGCTAAGGCACTCCGCAATCCTATTTGTAAACAGCAGATTGTCAACAGCAAGAAAGTTTACAAACGGAAACTGCGACATCCTGTCGCACTTGTTGACATACGATTATGATTGCCTTTACCTTTGTGTTGTGTTATCCTTAGACATAATCAGAAAGGATAGTAAACAGATGAAACTTGTACCTCTTGCTTCAAACCAAACCGAGTTGGAATTGAATGATGGCACCGTTGTCTTTTTCTCATACAAGACTCCAGTTGCCGCATTTATTCCCGGTCTTGGTTATTACCGCACCGAGCACAAATGGTCAGTAACGACCTCGAAACATATTAACAAATGGATTCGCGGTCAAAATTGTAATACCATCAGCCAAGATTATCTTAATAACCTCGTAGGAGTAGCATAATGTCCAGAATGTCCGATCTTGCTCTTGAAGTAGATGAGTTGGTGGTTCAGGCTATCGAGTCTGGCGCCCAGACGGAACGCCAAGTCCAAACGTATGTAAACGACCGTCTGGCGTTGACAATTGATATAGGTCAAATCAATCGCATCATAGGAGATTTCTATAGAGACGATTATTATAGTCAACACCATAACCAGTAGGTGCGACAACGTGTCGCATCTGTTTACAAACGATTTCGCTTGCCTTATCCGTCCTTTGTGTTATAATATCCGTATTAAATGATGAAAAAGGAGTTAAATATGCCTAGAGTGTCCGCTTCCAATGGTGTCCGTCCTGAGATCCGCGCCCTTGCGGTTCTTGTAATGGGTAAGACTGTTACGCCTGCCGAAATTAATGCCCATGTCGGTACTGGTGACTATGCTGCCAAGTATGTCTCGTTCCTTAATACTCGGTATGGTTTCACTATTACTGCCAACAAAGATGGCCGCAAGGTTGTCTCCTATACTATGATTGCTGAGCCTGCTAATGCTGCCGACCTTCGTGGTGCTACTCCTAAGGCACCTAAGGCCAAGGCTGTTAAGGCGCCTAAGGTTAAGACAAACATTGCTCAACCTACTTTTGTTCCTAAGGTTGCTGCCTCAACGGCAGAGATTGCCGATATCAAGGCAAAGAACCTTGAGACAATGAAAAAGGTTGCTGCTAAGTTTAAACCTACTAAGGCAACTAAGAAGGTTAGTAAGAAAAAGACCCGTGAGTTTGATGATGTTACTGAACAGTTCGGTACATCTGGTGAGGTTGGTACCTCATTCTCGGTTGAACGTGACTGGGATTCCATCGATGGTCTGGATCTTCAGAAATTGCTCTAATATCAGGAGTGCTAACATGGCCTATATGAAGTTCCGTTATAAGACTACACGTAATCCCAGTAACTCTGGTGTTTATCCGTGTCCGTCAGAGGCAGAATATATTGGCCATGTTTTACGTTTTTCATGGTTGTCCGAGAATGAATTTGGTTTAACTACAGGTGATATAGATGCTCCAGTCCGCATACTTGATAAACGAAACATTATTAAAGCATGGATCGACCGGTCAAATCGTGGCGATAATGTTAAAATCGTTGATAAAAAATATGTTGTAACTGCTGGTCAATTCAATCGTTATTCGTGTACCTGTACCGCATATAAATGGCGTAAGAAATGTTCTCATACTGATGAGGTGAAACATGCCTGAGTTTCTGTCTAAAGATCCTGCGAAGGCATTAGTTGAGGTTAAAGAAAAGTTGTATGAACGGATTGATATACTCCGTTCTTGTATTAGTCCTGATGGTCCTATTGATCGTCTAGACCACCACTTTAATAATGAGGTAGAGTTTCTTACCGATATATTGGACTTAATCGAGAGGTCATAATGGGTCCCAATCAGGCAGCAAGATTACTTATTATGTCGGCCTATTTGTATTATCGATGTGATACAAATGTTATTGATGATGGTGAATATGATAAACTATCTTTATATGTTGCTAAGAACTGGGATAAACTGGATAGCCAATTACAATGGCAGTTGGTGGACGCCGATGCTATTCGTGCTACTGGTAGTGGTATACTTATTACACAGATGGGCGTAGGTGCTGCCCTTGCCTGGTATAAAAAGAAGAAGAACAAAAACCTTAAAGGGTATAAAATGGATTGGATAGGTCCTCATCCTGAATTTAACTGTTTATATGCGGTGATATAATATGAATATGTTTTATCTTTCTACTCGTCCTCATGAATGTGCGGAATGGTCCGTCAATTCTCATTGTGTTAAGATGATCCTTGAGAGTGCCCAACTACTATCAACCGCACATCGGTTGCTCGACGGTGTAGAGTATACCGACAAGACAAAGACAGGTCGCAATATAAAGCGTTGGCGCCTGGAAGACTGGCGTGAGAATAAACTTTATTCTGCTACGCATATTAATCATCCTTGTGCTGTGTGGTGCCGTGAGAACTCTGCTAACTATCGCTGGTTACATGACCTTACAATAGAGTATTGCCGCGAATATACCTATCGTTATGGCAAAACGCATAAGATTGAAGAGACAGGTCTATTATCGGACCTATCGATGTCGCCACATAATATAAAAAGATCCACTTTAACAACACCTCCAAGTGCCATGGATCCTAAATATATCATATCAAAAGATCCGATAATCAACTATCGGAACTATTACAAGGTCGGTAAGACGCACCTACATAAGTGGAAGAACCGTCAGCCGCCAGCATGGATTATGGAGTGATAAATGCCAACATATTCGTTTCGTGATAAGAATACAGGTAATGAGTTTGATGCTTTCGTTTCTATTGCTGAAATAGAAAGATTTTTAGAGGACAATCCTCACCTTGAAAAATTAATTTCAGCACCATGCTTTCTAGGTGCTAATATGAATGGCGGTATTGGTAATAATAAACCATATGACCCAAAAGGTAAATCGTGATGGCTAATTATACATTTAAAGATAAGAATACCAGTGAAGAGACAACCGTTTGGTTGTCTTTCTCCGAACATGACACATACCTTAATGACAAACCACATCTAGAACAAGTTATTAAATCTGCTACCGTTGTCGATCCCGTTAATATCGGTGTCACACAACCACCAACTGATTTCCAAAAGCACGTATTGGGCCGTATTAAGTCGGCAGTACCACAGGCAGATGCCGTTGGTAGTAAGCGATGGCATATTCCTAAGGAGATTTAAACGCTGTCTACCGACACACCTAGAAAAAAGTTTAGAGGTCGCTCCCGTAAAAAGGAGTCGACCTCTTTTTGTTATGACGATGCGAATAACAATAAAAATAAAGGTAAGTATATGTCAAGAAAGAGTAGAAGAAATAATAACCAATCGCATGAGAACCAAAATCACGCTGAAAAAAATCATTTTGAATTGCGTCATATTAAACCACTTACAGTAAACCAAGAGAGAGTGTTTGACGCTTATTATGCTGGCCAAAATCTCATGCTACATGGTTATGCCGGTACCGGTAAAACTTTTCTATCATCATATCTAGCAATAAAGGACGTTTTAACACAGGACATATATAAGAAGGTCGTTATCATCCGCTCCGTAGTTCCATCCAGAGACATGGGTTTTCTACCAGGAACCGAGAAACAAAAAGCGGAAGTATATGAACAACCTTACCAGGAAATTTGTGATGATTTATTTGGTCGTGGTGATGGATATAAAATATTGAAGTTAAAGGGCCTCGTTGAGTTTACTACCACTTCCTTCTTGCGTGGTACTACATTTAACGATAGTATTATCATTGTTGACGAGTGCAATAATATGTCATTCCAAGAGATTGATACAGTTATGACCAGAATTGGCACTAACTCCCGTATCATCTTTTGTGGTGATTATCGCCAGTCTGATTTGGTTAAACCACATGATAAGACAGGTATTAGAGAGTTGATGGCCGTTACTCGCCGTATGCCATCATTTGACCATGTTGAATTTAATATTGAGGACATCGTTAGAAGCGGTGTTGTGAAAGAATACATTATTCAAAAAACCGAAATGGGACTATAACAGTTTACATGTTTCATAAATAGAATATAAACCCATCGGAGGTCCAATGTCAGTAGATTACATAGTCAACGAACACCAAATTTTACCGGAGGGTAATGTTAGGGGTTCAGCAGTATTCGATGTTACAATGGTGGCCACCTCCGATGGGCAACTCGTTACAAATACTAATCCTCTACCCGTTACCCTCGGCAACTCAGCTATTCAAATTACCTCTAATAATGTCAATGTTACTGTTCCAAATACTATTACGGTAAACTCATCAACTAATGATCCAATTCACGTTCATATTACTGAAGTCGGGGCAAGCGGTAATCTACAGTTTTCTTACATGCCTATTGGTGGTAACGTCAGTATCTTCCAAAGCACAGGTGCTGCTATCAATACAGCAAATCCTCTACCGGTCACCGCTGCTATTACAGGCACAGTAACCTCCACTCCAGTAGCAGGCGCATCTGATGCTTTTGGTAGGTTGAGAACCTCAGATGGATTTACTCTTGGTGACTATAAACACACATATGGTATTGATCCAAACTTCATTGATGAATTTGGTCCTGGTGCTAATGTCATTCACATATCTAATCAAGCAGCAGCCAGATTATCAACAAACAATAGCCCAAGCAGTTATGCTATTCACCAGACGAAACAATATCACAACTATATGCCTGGTAAAAGTCAGCTAATCAAATCAACAATCAATTTCTATAATGCTACTGCTAACGTAACAAAGAGAACCGGTTACTTTGATGCTAACAATGGTATCTACTTTGAGCAAGCAGGCAATAGCACATTAAGTCTGGTTATTAGATCGGATACAAGTGGCACAATCACAGAACGCAGAGTACCACAAGCACAATGGAATATGGATACTTGTAATACATCCATCACTGGTACTGTAACAGGTAACGTTGGTAGTTTTAATCTTGATATCAGCAATACACAAATCTTCTGGACCGATTTTCAATGGCTCGGTGTTGGTCGTGTAAGAACAGGTTTCGTACATAATGGTAATCTAATTGTAGCACATGAGTTCTATAACAGCAATTTCTTACCAACCGTTTATATGAGTAATCCTAATCTACCAGTTCGTTGTGAGATTAGAAACACTGGTGCCACCACTGGTGCTTACTTTGACCAAATTTGTGCCACTGTTATTTCAGAAGGTGGATATGTTGAGAGTGGTATTGACTGGGCTATTACAACAGGTAGTGCGGCACAATCAGTAACAACAGCAAGCGGTAACTATCCTCTTATAGCAATTCGTCTAAAGAATAACTTTAGAACATATCCAAACAGAGTTACCGTTCGTATGGGCAATATAAATGTGTATGCTGAAAACTATCCAGCATATTGGAAACTTATTAAGTTAGCCAATACTGCCGGTATAACGCTTGCTAACACAACATGGATTAGTGCTGATACCGACTCAGCAGTTGAGTATAATCTAACAGGAACTGCTATGGTGGGTGGTGATGAGATGGATAATGGTATTGTTGGCACAAGCAGTCCTGGTGGTTCCGCTAAAGGTACAGGAACATCACCTGTCAATAATCCAAGTAGTGCCAAGAAAAACTTTATTGCTCAAAACATCGCATCATCCAACTCTGAAATATATGTAGTTGCTATTCAAGCGATTGGCGGAACATCCGATGTATGGGCAGGCATTCAATGGAGAGAGATTTACTAAGGTTGACAACTATATATTTGGAGTATATAATGGACGAAACAGTTGAGGAAGACTTTGATGTTGGATGTTAATGAAAACTTTTAATCATGTAAACACCCAAAAATCTTTATGTGAACTGAATAGAGAAGAATATAATGGAAAACGATACTATGTCTCTCCAAACGGCATCAAATTACCATCCGTCACAACTTTTTTATCGCATTTCAAAGGCGACTCCATCCTCAAATGGAGGAAAAAAGTGGGGGAAGAAGAAGCGAATAAAATATCAGCAAGAGCAAGTAGAAGAGGTACAAAATTTCATTCGCTTATGGAATCTTATATCTCTAATCAGGAAAGGGATAGTTTTCTGAATGAAAACGTGATGCCTGATATGGTTCAGGCCTTTAATCAGTTTATTCCTATTCTTGACAGGGTTGATAATGTTCACTATTTGGAAACTATGCTCTATTCTGAAACACTCGGTCTTGCTGGCCAAGTGGACTGTATTGCCGAGTTTGATGGTATTCCTTCTATCATTGACTTTAAAACTTCTCTAAAACCTAAGAAAGAGGAATGGATTCTCAATTACTTTGAGCAATGTACCTGTTATTCTTTGATGTATGAAGAAATGACTGGTGTGCAGGCCAAACAGATTGTGGTTCTTATATCAGTAGACCATGAAGAACCGCAGGTGTTTGTTAAGAGTCGTAGAGAATACATTCCTGAACTGGCCAATAAGGTCAAACAGTTTAAATCGGAGCATAATTTATGAAATACTTCCTACTAATAATGGTGTTTCTTTGTCTTGGCTTGTCTGGTTGCCATGAAGCCCTCGTCATCGGTGATTGCGCTATACGGGGTTCAACTAAAAATCCATGCAAATAATGGTTCAACAGACCATCGTGGTGTTGCTGCACCACAAATGGAAGAGTTTGAGAACCAAGTAGAATAAACTTGCCAAAAATTTCAATATATGTTATAAATATATCTGCTTAGGTCGTTGAGAGACGTAGAATAAGCGGAAGAGACCTCGGGGCGGTACCGAGCGGGTCCACCATAAGCACATTAAGGTATGTTTAATTGGGCCCGAAATAGGATTGATCTACGTGGTAAAGGCGTAAGGAGACCGAAAGCAAACGTTAGGTGCCAACGATAACATTGCACCATTTGATATTGCTCTAGCAGCATAATCATTGGGCTGGTGACTTGCCTAGAAACAGAAAAGTCACACCTTTTCCATCACTGTGTTTTACCGCACATGCAAAATTGACTCTTCCATACTAAATAATTTTGTAAGAAACAGGAGAGAGTTATGATTACCTTACTAAAAACCACCTTGACAGTTCTAGTAGTTTCTGCTATAATCTTTCCTGTAATGACACTTGCCGCACACGCACAAGTCATTTTCTGCTAATACATAGGACTATATTATGACAACTGATGAAATCAATAACTTTTCCATGGCCATAGAGGAACTTGTCTATATGAAGGACGTTCCTTATATTGATGCAATTGTTATGTATTGTGAAGAAACAGGATTTGAAGTTGAAATGGCCGCCAAACTGGTCTCTGGTGTTCTAAAATCCAAAATTAGAATTGAAGCGGAAGACCTTCACTATATCGCAAAGTCAAACACCTCAAAACTACCAATCTAAACTATGAAACATTTCACCGGATATGGTGCTTATCTATTGTTCTTGGCATTAAGAACCCATTTCACTAATGCCAAGTATGATTTCTTTCAAATGCATGGTAAACTCCGTGCAACAAAGGAGTCTTATATAAAACGCAATGATAAGTCCTTCTTTGACAAACTGGCCAGAGATTATTCCTGTGAGAATTTGAGAGACTTTTATGTTGCCAACTTTCTTGAAGATAAACACTATGTAACGGAGTTATTAGATGATACCGCCGAACGAAACTACCGAGAATATCAGAGAAGAAGGCAGTCCCTCACATATATCTTTACCAGCGAATTGGAGGAGTTATTTGATAGTGGTATTACAAGGCCTTTTAAATTTAACGATGGCGAGTATCCTGATATTGTCAATCTGTATCTTAGGCATGTCCTCTCTCCCGAAACTCTGGTAATCATAAACGATTTTATACCCTTTGAGGATAAGTTTAATAAATACCTTAGTGATGATATATTATGGTCTAAGGTATCGTTGAAACTTAGAAAATATAAACCATTCGTTCATTATGATAGGAATAAGGTGAAATCTATCCTCAAGGAGAAATTACATGATACTAGAGGGAGAAGCATCTGATATTTTACATGATTGGGTTAAAAAGCGATATAATATTTTTTATAAGTATGACGGTCAAAAGGTATTCATGATTGAAATATATGAACCAGCGACAAAACGAACTTACCTACCAAATGAAGAAACAAAATATTTTCTAGAGATTATTTTTTCATACTAAATAACACTTGACAGGGGCCCTGGCCCCTGTTATAATATATCATATTGTTATGGAAACGTGGACAATATAAAACATACAACATATACAACGTTTATACAAGGAGCATACTATGAATTTTGCTAATCTCAAAAAGCAGTCCAAAGACTTTGGTAACCTACTAAAAGAAGTGGACAAACTCGCTAATCCCACCTACGAAAAGGACGAAACTGCCGACCTTTATTGGAAGCCAACACCAGATAAGACTGGTAATGCCTTGGCGGTTATTCGTTTCCTACCTGGTGCTGCCGTTGATGGTGATGATGCCCTTCCTTGGTGTCAGTATTGGGATCATGGATTCCAGAACAAGACAACAGGTAAGTGGTATATTGAGAAGTCACTAACGACCCTCAACCAGAAAGATCCAGTTTCGGAACTAAACTCACAACTCTGGAACTCCTCGCAGGATGATAATGGTCCTGAGCGCAAGCAGGCCCGTGACCAGAAGCGTCGTCTACATTATGTGGCCAATGTTCTTGTTATCAACGACCCGCAGAACAAGGGTGCCGAGGGTAAGGTGTTTCTCTATAAGTTTGGTAAGAAAATCTTTGACAAGATTACCAAGATGATGAACCCAGACCTAGAGTCCGAACAGGCAGTAAATCCATTTGACCTTTGGAAAGGTGCCAATTTTAAGTTAAAGGTTACCCGTCAGAATGTCAATATGGGTGGTCGTAATGTATCATTCCCTAACTATGATGAATCGGTGTTCCTAACACCAGGTCCATTAAGTGAAGATGATGCCGAACTAGAGCAAATCTGGAAGGCAGAACATTCTCTAAAAGAGATTGTTGATCCTAAGCAATTCAAGACCTATGAGGAATTGAAGAGGCGCCTTGAAGATGTTATGGGTTATGGTGCAACTTCTGCACCAGCACCAAAGGCCGCTCCAGTTGAAGAGGAAGCACCTTGGGTAGAAACACCTAAGCCAGTTGCTACCAAGCAGAAGGCACCTGCGCCTGTTGTTGAGGAAGAAGAGGACGAGGATCTCGCTATGTTTCGTAAGTTGGCTGAGGACTGAGACCTTACAGGATAACTATTGAAGGAGAGGAGCAGAAATGCTCCTCTTTTTTTATAACCCGTTTGTTCCCTGTCCATAATGTCCGTGTAATTCATCTGTTTCGGATTGTGCTGTCGCTCGTTTCATGGCACGATACATAGATGGATTCTGGAAGGTTTGTGTATTCTGTTGTAATAAACTGTTAATAAAATTAGGCGAAACTTCTCTATCTTGTGAAACAGTTCTTTGCTGTGATGCCTCTGCTGGTTTTCCGATATTAGCAAAAGCAGAACCAATCTCTTGTCTCAATTCATTTAATGCACCAGTAAAGTTAGGTGCTTGTTGAGGTGCACCAATTTCACCACCAATCTTATTAGTTGGAATAACAGTTGCCCTATTATTTTCACCATTAGGTGCCACAATTTCGGTTTGAGGATTAAATGTAAATAAAGGTTTCTCTGTCTTGGTATCAACAGCAATAGTGTTATCATGTCCCATATCATTGATAGGATATGCAGCAATTTCACCAGGGGCCTTTACATCTCCACCTAATGCTCTTGCCGGTATAGGTTCAACTTTACCAATGCCTTGTGATTTTAGAAAGTTTTGTTGTGAAGATTCATCTGGTTTTCCTTGCTCTCGCGCCTGTGTTACTGGTGAGATTTCTATTGGCCTCTGTGGAGGTGTTGGTGGTTCTGCTGCCTTAGGAGTCTTTGGAAACTCCGGTTGAGGTTTAGGTGCCTCATGTGTTGGAGTGCTAGGTTTTGTTTCTGCCGATGCGGTACCATAACCTAATGCGCTTTTTGCCTTCTCAATATAAGATGGTTCAGGTGCTGTGGTAGGTGTTGGGGTTGGTGTAGGTGTTGGTATAGGCGGTGCAGATGGTGTAGCGGCAGCAACTTGTGTTTGTTGTCTTTCTACCATCATTTTATCATATTCGGGACCATGTTTATTGATAATGTTCTGGACATATTGATCGCCAGTCATACCTTTATTAGCAGCCATGGCCTTTGCTGACATTTTACCTGCCGCATTGCCGGTAAAATGAACCTTTAATACAGTACCAAGATCACCATGTTTCTTATAAAGATCGGTAAGATAGTTTGTCATTACCGCATCTTGTACCTGTCTAGGTGCGTCTCTTGCTGTTTTATATTCGGTACCAATACCATATTTGTTAGTAACACCTCTCCATGTTTTATCAAGGAACTGATAAGCACCCGATGCACTACTAGTTTTTGATTTGGCATTATACTTACCTTCAAAAGTATAACTTTCCTGGCGGCGAATGATTGCCATTGTTCTTTCAAGGTCAAAGTTGCCTGTTTTCTGGCGTTCAATTGCCGAACGAATTTCTGGAGTCATTTCACCAGCATGTGCAGTACCTACTCCAAACTCTCTTTGTAGTTTTTCACCAACGGATGCGGTTTGTTGCTTGGTTTCTGCTTCTGCTCTTTTTCCGGTCGAAGGTGTAAGAATATTACTTGTATCCATATCACCAAAAGACTTTAATAACATATCAGGATTTTTAGAAGTTATTTTTCCCGTTGTAGGATCATAAGTAGTTCCGGTATCTTTCATTATCTTTTTGGTACGGGCATCAGCAAAGAAACCATTTAAAATGGTATCATCAGGTACAGCACTGGCAAAAATACCAGCTTGACTTTTAAAGTCATCGGTTTGTCTAATAGAACCGATTAACGCCGAACGATTAAGGTCAAACGATTGTGGACCTTCAGATTTCTTTTCAGGTTTTTCTACGGCAGCTGTTTCACCAGTAGATTCTTTTTTAGTTGGTGCAACGGTTTCCGGTTTATCACTTGCATTTTTTTCACGGTTTGTCACTATTTCATCATATGATAAAGGACTTTTTTCTCCTTGATTAAATTCTGTTTGTAATTTTTGAGAAACCGGATTATCAAATTTTGGTTTTTCATTATTAACAATAGATTCTTTCTGCTTCTCTACAGCGGCATCTGCGGTCAAAATACCGTCTTTACCTTCAAAAGAAGGTTTACTTGTAATAGATATATGTCCGTCCGGAAATACATTAATATATGCACTTCCATTTTTTTGTCTAAACTGTTCTAGTCTATTCTGAAATTCAGGAAATTCGTCAGGTGGTATAGCAAGACAACCGTGACTGTATAATTTTTGAGGATCATTAGTTCTACCCATATGAATAACCATACCATCCCTTTGTCTATTAACTTTAGGGTCATATCCCTGTAAAGATGGTAAATCATATCCAACGCCGCCAGGAACATTATGTGGGTGTAATGATGTTACTTCAGAACTGCCAAAAGGCATAGAAGGATAATTAGGATCAGAAGGTGATCCTGATCCATAATGAAAAGATGCTGATTCATCACCCTCGAAGGTTATTCTTCCTTGTCTAACCTGTGTTCTTTTTTGTTGTTCTTCTTGTGTAAATCCACTAACTGTTGCTGTAGAATCTTCAGAAGATTTACTTTTAACAAAATCACTATAGGAAGTAGCAGTCTCGGCTCGTTCAAATGCTTTTGTATCCGTTTGAGCGGGTTTTTCAAATTGTCTGGTAAATCCCATACTTGCCGCTTTTTCATCACCAAATTTGGTCGACATATATTGTTTCATTTCACCTTCGGTCATAGCAAAATCAATTTGCTTTTTCCAGTTGGTTTGCCAATCTTCACCAACAAAAGATTTCATGGCAGAAAAACGACTAGCATGATGTTGGAAAAGTCCGCCCGATGTTCCTCCATCTCCTAAAACACCTGAATTAAAATTTGATTCGTGTCTTATGTTGTTAATAATACCTATGGCATGAGCATGATCCATTCCCGGTTTACTCATAAGATAACTATACATTTCTTTAACCATGACCGGATTACTTACTTTTTCACCCATCTTCTCAAGCCAACCACCTTTACGGCGACCGGTTTCTCTATCAATACCTAACTGATCCGCAACTGCTTGTGATAGTCTCTCTTGCTGTTGTTGAGTTGACCTAGAAACTGCTGCCCGAAAACCACCAACATCTGGTAATGCTTTTTGATAATATTTCGGAAACATCAAAGCAAAATCTGTAGGCGTTAATAAAGAAAGCATTGCCTCACCAGCAGGACTGTTAGCAACCTTTAGGCGATTATTTATTGATAGTTTTTTTAATGCATTAAAAGATGTTTTATCAGCCATTATAGCCTTCTTCTGTTTGCGGTACCCATTTGTGCTTTCATTTCTGCTTCACGGTCTTTCATTTGCTGTTCTTGCTCTCTTAAGTAATCTTGTAATAGGTCTATGTAAATATATCTTTCCCATGGCATCATATTTTCCATTTCACTTAAACTCCACTTATGATGTTGCATTAAACCAAAGTTAGTCTTAAAGTGATTAGCAAGATTATCGTGGCCCATTATTAGAAAAAAAAATCATAAAAGTCTGTATACCTCACTCTATGGTGAAATCCACACTTATTACAGTCTTTCTCTAATACTACGGCAAATGTTGGCATATTATCAACAAACTCTTCCAACTTCCTGAAATTGGCCTCGGTTAGTCCTTCAACAAACTCTTTCAATTCATCTTTATTGTAATCTTTAGATGAGTAAACTCCATTCTTATCATAGATGTAATCAATAGAGTTAATAATGGTGTTAATTTTGGCATCAATCTCGTTACCAAACTCTATGCGTTTCATAGTGGCATAGTTTGGATATTTCATCTTTACGCCGTTTACACCACCTAATTTAATATCATCAACAATCTTTTCATCTTTAATAAGGTCAACCTTACCGATATCCATTTCGGCTGGAAAGATATTACCACATTTTTCACCATTTACTTCATTATTACATGTTAAATTTACCTCTACGGTTTCTCCAACAGATTTGGCCCTTAAAAAGATAAAAATGTAATCCATATCAAAGAAAGATATTTTATTAATATCCACTTCTCCATCAATAATACAATTGTTAATTACTTGCTTTACTGTTGCAATAATATCATCCGCATTTTTGGATTCCAATGCAATCATCAAAAGTTTTTCTTCTTTGACGGTAAAGGGTCTGACTTTTAATATTCTTTCGTCGGAAGGAACTTTTAATTCGTAAGTAGGCAAATCAATTTTCGGTAAACTCATTATCTAAACTCCATATTATTATTTAAAATCTTCTCTGTCCCAATACTTATATGTGAATGTTACTTGTAATCTTAAAATGTCGTTATCGGCCCAAGTGACTTGTTGTGGCACGACAAGAATAGGATAGGCCTTTCTTAAAGTCCAACCGTAAATAACATCACCTGAAGTTACTGCACCTTGTGTCTGTGAATTTTTAGAACTATAATTAGCCAACTGATAAATTTTTACAGTGCTATAATAGTTAGCAGCATATTCAAAATTAAAACTTGTTGGTGGATTAATAATATCCATCCAATCATCAAAGAATTTTCTTTCTACACTCCGTTGACGACAGATAAAAGAAAAGTTTGCCTGTTGATACATTGAGTTATTAGGAAATACCTGCGAAGGACCGTAGTATCTAACCTCTGTTACATCAAATCCTCTACCAGGAAACTCTACAGAATCACAAACATAAATTAAATCATTTGCTGGTAAGTTTCTACTAACCGGACTAAACTGAACGGCAAAACGACAACTCTGAGCCACATTCCCTAGTTCATTTAACCTGGAAATAAAATGGTTTAAATTTAAATTACTGGGTGAATTAATCTGTTTAATAGCCATTTATTAGTATCCGTTTCGAACAATATTTTCTTTGCCAATAATTCTCATTTCTTTAAGAATAAATGTTAGCATGGCAGAAACAGGATGTCCGTTAGAGAAGGTACTGAATTGTCCTTGTGGTGCATAATTTACATCAATAGATTCTATAACACCTCTAGCAATCTTAGGTATTGCGTCATTTATTCTTGCTTGACCGTTAGTAATGTTGTAAAAATCTATTTTAAATTCCGAAGGTGATTTCAGAAAGTTTCCGGTTGTTAAATAATTTATCTGATTTCCGATACCTATGTAACTTTGATTTGGATCATTTGAACCGATAATTTCTGGCTCGGCATGATACCTTAATAGTTTAATAATCTGCTGCATATCTAATGATTCTTCATATGAAGAAGGAGCAAACAAAAATGTAAATTGAAATGTTCTCAATTGAACGTTTCTGAAAAGTATTTCAACTTTTGGATTAATAGAACGACCAGCCATTTGCATACCGGTGTTAATAGCAGATGTAATACCTCCGATGCCAAGAGTGCCTGCAATTGCTTTAGTCATTAAAACTTCAGCATAATCATACTTTTGTTCCCATACAAGAGGACTATTTTGGCCGCCGCCAGGAATGAATAATGTTATAACACTACTAACAGATGTGTCGCCGGATTCATAACATTTGATATTCATCCAATGGCCTTGACCTTGTGATTCATCTTGTAAATCACTTGGAAAAACTAATCTCGTCAAACCTTCTTGAAATGTGGATAAATTACCCGGTAATGCCATTTATTCCTCCGGCGATGCTACATACTATTTAGTGAGGTTTTATAAATGGCGAATTATAAACAAGGTTTCTTTAAACCAAAAAATCCTAAAAAATATATTGGTGATCCTACAAACATTGTTTACCGTTCAGGATGGGAAAAGAGAGTTATGGACTCCTTGGACGATAACATTAATGTTGTCCGTTGGGCATCGGAAGAGATTGCTATTCCTTATGTTTCGCCCATTGACAATAGAGTCCACCGATACTTTGTAGACTTCTATGTGGAGGCGGTTGGGAGAGACGGAGAGACGAAGGTAATGCTTTTAGAGGTCAAACCAGCAGCACAGACACAACCGCCTAAATCCGCTAAAAGGAAGACCAAAAGATTTATAACGGAAGTTATGACATACGGAGTTAATCAGGCGAAATGGGATGCTGCCAGTAAATTCTGTAACCATAAAGGATGGGAATTTAAACTGATAACGGAACAAGAACTGTTCGGAAAGAAATCTAAATAACTATATGGCAGAAAAATATACCTCGGACGAATTGGCACAATGGTTGATAGAAAAGGCTCAAAATGCGTCGTCAGCAGGTGCCAGAAAGTTAATAGCAGCAAACGATCAAAGAGGTCGTGATACTGCTATGGTAGGTCGGTTATACTTTTTTAAGTATGATCCAAAGTGGAAAACAAAACTGGTAAAGTATGATAAATTTCCTATGGTGTTTCCTATTGAAAGATATGGAAATGGTTTTCTGGGATTAAATCTACATTACCTAGGTGCCAGTGAACGGCAGGTCCTTGTTAATAGATTATTGGAGTATAGTAACAACAAATATATGGATGAAAGAACAATGTTGCGATTGAGTTATGATCTGATTGAATCAACCAAGAAGCTTTATTCTTTGTCTAGACCGTGTATTCATAGATATTTGTTTAACAATTGTAGATCACAGTTTATTGAGATATACCCAAATGAGTATGATAAGGCAATTCAACTACCCGTAGAAGATTGGGTATTTAAAAGGTAAAAAAATGGCTATCATAAATTCAGTATTTTTTGATCAGTTTCCTAAACTAAAATATGATATCAATCACGGTCAGTATCCTACTTATGATACCGTGACAGATATATTTTTCCGTATTGGTATGATCAAGACCGCATTAAATAATATTAGTTCTTATTATGTTTATGAAGTTCAAGATGGAGAAACTCCTGATATTCTTGCTGCTAAAATTTATGAGGACTCTAGTGCCGGTTGGATGATTATCTATGCTAACGAGATTTTTGATCCACAATGGGATTGGCCATTAGATTATAAAAGTTTTAATAAGTATATCACAAAAAAATATGGATCAATTGAGGCTTCTAAAACCGGTATTCATCATTATGATAAGGTGATTACAAGAACCGTAGGTGATTATACAACTACAACCAGGTTTGAAATTGACAAAGAGAAAAAAACTTTAAACTCAATGGATGTTCCTTATAATTATTTTATACCGTATGCTGAATCATTAGGTAGTGAAGTTGATTCTACTACTATTACCATTGATACAACTTTATATACTGTTGATATTGATTTTGATTATAGTTATAGATCAGGATCTATTCCCATTACACAAGATGTCAGGACTTATAATATTGACGGAACTACAGTAACAGAGGTTATTAAAGGTGAACCTATATCTTTTTATGATTATGAAAATGATTTAAATGAAAAGAAAAGACTAATCAAAGTGATTAAGAAAGATTACTATATTGCTGTTATGAGAGACTTTTTCACATTCACATATGATGCTGCATCAAGCCAACTCGATCCAGGATCATTTTTAACAGCAACAAATTATCTTCGTAGGTTAAATTAATGGCTAATAGTCCTATAGATTCCTCTAAACTAAGTAATAAAGATGACAAACTAGTAATTGCTGATGTCAGTATTGGTAATTTTCAGTTTAGAGATATGACGGTTAAAGAAATTAATCTTGGCGAAAGTTTATTAACTCCTGCATTACAGACTCTAGTTCGTCTGCAATCTTATGTTTACAGTAATCCAACCAAAATCTTTGAACAATTTAAAAATCAAAGAATCAATATTAACATGAGAACAAAAGATGGTGCAAAAAATGTCACGATAGGTCAGACGGTTTATAGATTAGATAATAGAGAAATGATGCCTTTGAATATCGGTCAAACCGAAGAGTTTTCCGTTCATGCTTGTGATCAAACATTGCTGGAAGATGCCAAGCATTTAATGAGCCGTTCTTTTAAATGTAAAACTCCTAAACAGGTTGTCAGTGAAGCATTGCAATGTTGTATGTCATCTAATAATGATAATTCAGAAGATACGGGGCCGGCCAGAGATTATATTGCCGAGAATATTCATCCATTTCAGGTAATAACGCAACAAGCAAATGCTGCTGTTAATGGAAATGATCCTTCATTTACTCATTTTATGAATTATAATTTTGGTGGTGGACCGGGTCAGCATAAGTTCAGATCGTTAAAAAGTCTGTCTAGTGCTAGTCCAAAAGCAACCTTTAGACATTATGAAACTGGTGTTATGTCCACCGGTAAAGATTATAATAGTGCCAATGAAAATGCGGCAATTGCTTTTAGTTTTCCTTGCGACTTTGATCTATTGACTGATCTACTGAATGGATTAGATGAAAATGGTAAAGACCTAAACACAGGTGGATTTTTTAATCCTTCTAGCGGCGACTTTTCTAAATTCGGCCAGGATGCTGGTGGTTGTGGCCTTGGTGGTACCAACTATAAAGTCTCTATGTCTAATAAAGGCACCGCACAACAGCATAATGCTTGTGAGTCTAATGTCGAGCAATACTTACTTAAAAGACAAGGTAGAATGTCTCTACTAGATAAGGATAAGGTTGCTTTAAGACTGTTAACAAAGTGGCGTCCTGATATCCATGCAGGAGATGTTATTAGATTTGAATGGTGGAATAAAAAGACAAATGACCTACTATATGGTTCAGGTGATTATCTTGTTTCATCATTAATTCATAATATTCAATTAGGTGGTTTTTCCACAACAACATTTGATTGCGTATCAACCACAGTTGGAAGAGGTGTAGTATAAAATGGCAGGCGGTTATAATAATTTAGGACCTGGTTCAGGTGGCATTAAAGTTGGTGTAGTTGGTGGTGGCCACGATGGTGACCCAGCAGAAGATCAATCCAGTAATCAAAAGATTTTAAACCCTCTATTACATGGTTCTGGTGTTAATAAAGACCATTTAATGATGTCTGGTCTTAGTTTAAGTCCAAGTCAATTCGGTCAGCAATCGTTCCCAGGTGCTCTGGATCCAGGCACGGTAATTTATTATCTTGCCCAAGAAGGTATGAATGGTGGTATCATTCTTGGTATGGCCAACATGCTCAAAGACGGCGGGCAAGGTGGTGGTATTGGCGGATCAGCATTAGGCGGCCAAAACCTACAACAACTTCGTCAAACCAAACTTAATATTAATACACCACCAAAAGTCCAAGAAACAACGGAACGCGGTGCCAAGGTAAAGAAGGCACAAGAAACAGGCGAACAGCATAGTATTAGTTTATTAGATGGACTACCTATTCACGGTGCATTGTTTCAGATGGCAGGATTTAGACTGCCTGAAATGCCAAACATTCCGACTGCTAAACAAAAAGGCAGTCAGATGATGAATAAAGATATCTTGGAGAAGATGGGCGGCCAATTACAGTCTATGGGTGGAATGTTTCAAGGCCTTATGGGTAAAGGCGGTGGTAGTGCCAAGTCAAGTAACTTTGGTAACTTTGCTGGTAATAACGGTATAGGTGCTAATAATAAAACCTCAGGTTATATCGATGCCGGTGGTAATACAGTATTCTTCAATGCTGATGGTAAATCTCTTAATGTAAAAATGAGTAAAGCAAATACCAGTAATGGTCCTGGCACAGTTGGTTGGGGTAATACTGGCAATAATAGAATGGAAGCAATTTATAAGAAAGTTCCTCCTCATATTAAAAAGGCATTAAGAAGTTTAACCATACTCACACAGGGCGCGGTCGGCACCGGCCCGCTAGAGTTTATTCCAGGTAACATCGTTCATCCAAATACTTATATGAGAAATGCTGAAACTCTATTATCTCAGGTGGAGAACCTTGATGATCTTATGTCTACTTTACAGAGATTGGAATATGATACATCTTTATTCGGTCAAGATAAATTAACACCAGTAGAAGTTACAATTGATACAGCATGGGGTGCTGCCAAAAGACAATACTACTCAAATGGATTAGTAACGGTCACCTATTCTAAGACAGCACAGAATAACATTAATGCTTTTTCTAATTTAATGTCAAATACCGCATCTGCACCCGGATTTACAAGTCTGCCTGCTGGTACAGTTGTAACTAATAGAACAATAACACTTCTAAAAATGGAAGAAACTGGTAATAATGTTAATACAGCAAACCTAAAAATAGCAGTTTTTGATAGTCAAAATGCTAATGCCTTTTCTCGTTCAACTATTTCTTTTTATCAGTTGCCAACTATTTCAAGTTATTTCCAGGAAGTAATTATTCATAAGACAAATGGAAATCCTGATACATTCGTTCCTACAATGGATGAAACGATTACCGCTAATGGTAAGGTTGATAAGTTCGGAACCAAAATCAATTACATTGTTGGTTCGGAAAAAATAACTGTTGGTACAACTGTCTTAGACAAAACAAAATACACCGCGATAGACGGTAAGACTTTCACTCTCAAAGAATTGCCAAAGAGAAATACTAAGATAAACTTTAAGGCAACTAAGAATGATTCGGTAACATATACTCTTAAGAATCCTTATGAACTATTCTCACTTGAAGTTTATTCTGGTAAAGGTGACATACCGAATTATACCAGATACTCGTTAGGACCAACACCTAAGGGTGCTGGTGACGATATTGTGTTAAATCTAGGTGTTGATTACATTGCCCCAGATCAAAACACTATTACAATCATTTCCGCTAATACATTCTATAAAAATACCGTATTTACAATCGTTGGCCAAAAGAAGAATGTTATATCAACCAGTGCCGGCACCGGTACAGGTGGTGGTTCTGGTGGTGGTTCTGGTGGTGGTTCTGGTGGTGGTTCTGGTGGCGGTGGTGGAATGGGTCAGAACATTATGGGCCAAATGTTCGGCAAGAGTTCTGGTGTTATGAAAGAACTAATGCAAAGATTACCACAACAAGGTGAGAAAGAAAGTCAAAAGATGACACAAAAATTAAATCAAGGTATGGACGCACAGAAACTTATGGAAGTTGCAAAGAAAACGATTAATGGCGGCGATCCATTATCAAAAAACCTATTCTCTTAAGGATGTAAGTTATGGCAATAAAGAATAAAAATCCAGGTAAACAAACACCAGATAAACATACGGTTGGAAAAGATTGGAGAGGTGAAGAAGGATCCGGAAAGTATCCTAACCAAATGGTTTATAAGTCACGATCTGGTCATTCAATGACCTTTGATGACTCACAGGGACATGAAACAGTAACAATTCAGCATCGTACCGGTTCGGCAATTCAGATGCGACCGGATGGATCGGTTCATTTAACAGCACACAACTCCATGTATACCGTAGTGTTTGGTGAAAATCGTATGGTTGTTTCTGGTGCCCATGATATTACTGTTAAAGGTGATGCATCATTAAGAGTATATGGTGATCTAAACGAAACAGTGCATGGTAATTATAATCTAACAGTTATGGGTGATTATAATATGACTGCTAAGAACCATAATAGACATATTCGTGGAAACATTGACACACAGGCCAAGAATGAAACCAAGAAACTAGAAGGATCATCAGCAAAACTTTGTCAGGGAGGTGTAGCTTGTGTTGCTAAAGGTCCTGTTTCTATGATATCTCAAAAAGGTGCAGCGAGTTTTGGTGGTGCTGAAGGTCTGAATCTGGCCGTTACAAAAAAAGGTAAATTGACTCTTAGAAATGAAAGTGGTGAAATTACTGCATCTGCTAAACAAGGCGGTATACAAGTCCGTGGAGATGAATCTGTCATAGTTAGTTCATTAAATGGTAGTATTAATGCTAATGCTAAACAAAATATAGGTCTTAAAGCACAACAATCAGCTAAGTTAGAAGGACAAACTGCCGGACTTGTAGGTCAATCTGCTGCACATGTTACAGCTGCTACAGTTCATGTTAAAGGCCAGGCTGCTACAAATGTTGATGGATCAAAAGTTAACCTTGCTGGCGGCTTGGCAATGCCTATGCCTGCTTTGGAAATAGCACAGGCTATCTTTGAGAGAATTGCTGGTGCCAAGGCAGATATGCCTCAGGAAGAACCTGATTTGACTAATGAAATTACGAAATATGCCTAGACTAAATAAAGGAAGTAATTTACAGGATCTAAAATGGCAGACCCATACGTTAATCGTCAACCAGATTATAAAGACCTTGATCTAGATTTCTTCAAGCATCCAACAACTAAAGATGTTGTTAAGAAAGTTGGCGCCGATGCCATCAAAAGGTCGGTTCGTAATCTTGTTATGACTAACTTTTATGAAAGACCTTTTAATCCTATGTTGGGTTCTAATGTCCGAGGTTTATTATTTGAATTAACAACACCACTAACATCAGTCTATATTAAAGATTCTATTATTGATTTATTGGTGAACCACGAACCAAGAATTAGATTACAAGATGTCAAAGTAAGAGATGATTCGGAAAATAATGGGTATAATATAACTTTAGAATATATTATTCTGAATAGAGAATTGCCAGTTGTTACAACACTATTTTTAGAGAGGATTAGATAATAGATGGCCTCCTCAAATACGGCTCTACAAGTTACAGGAATTGACTTTACCACAATTAAAAACAACCTAAAAACCTTTCTAAAATCACAGTCTGAATTTACTGATTATGATTTTGATGGTTCAGGTATGTCTGTATTGCTAGACCTATTAGCATATAACACATACTACAATGGTTTCTATCTCAATATGGCAGCTAATGAGTCATTCCTTGATACTGCACAGGTCAGAAAGAATATTCTTTCCCTTGCAAAGACAATTAATTATGTTCCGATGAGCGCCCAGGGATCTCTCTCAAAAGTTAATATTGTTGTAACACCAGGTGTATTAGACTCAAATACAACCGCAATCACCGTTAATAAATATAGCACTCTGCTCGGTCGTGATAAAGATGGAATTAATTATCCTTTTGTTACAATAAATGCCAACACCGCATATCTTGCCAATGGTACATTCGTTCTACCTAATGTTTTTATTAAACAAGGTGAGGTCATTACACGCCAGTATATTATGACACCAGAAAATACCTCAAGGCGTTTTGAGATTCCGTCAGCAAATGTTGATGTGACTACTCTTGTTGTCACTGTTCAGGAATCCGCATCTAATACAAAAACGACTGAATATTTTCTTGCAGAAGATTTAACAGAGGTAAAAGCCAACTCTAAAGTCTACTTCTTAGAAGAAAATGATAGACTCAATTATACAATTCAGTTTGGTGACAATGTTCTAGGTCAAAAACCTTCTAATGATAGTATTGTTATTGCAACCTACCTTGATACGGTTGGTTCTATTGCTAATAATATTTCTCAATTTAATTTTACAGATAGTATTAGAGGAATTTCATCAGGTACTATTATTGTCAATACAGTTCAGACATCTTATGGTGGTACTGATAAAGAAACCTTGGAACAGATTAGATTCCGTGCGCCATATGCTTATACTGCACAGAATCGCGCCGTAACCAAAAACGATTATGAATCACTGGTGGTTAGAGATTATAACAATATTGAGGCCGTTTCTGTTTGGGGTGGTGAAGAAAATGATCCTGTAGTTTATGGCAAAGTCTTTATGTCAATTAAGACAAAGGGATATTATGCTTTAACACAAATTGAACAGGATCAGATTAAAAATGATCTTATCAAGTCAAGAAATGTTATTACTGTTATTCCTGAAATCGTAGAACCGGATTATGTTTATGTTCTACTCAGAGGCCGAATAACCTATAATGTCAATATCTCTACAAAAACAGAAGATCAACTGTTACAGATCATTAGACAAGCTATTATTAGTTACTCTGAAAATGAATTAAACACCTTTAAGTCAACATTCAGAATGTCACGATTACAGTATTATATTGATAGTGCCGATCCTTCCATTACAGGATCCGACATTACTGCATTCCTACAAAAGCAAGTTGATATCTTTCCTAACGAAACTCTAAATTATGATATTAAATTTAATGCGCCGCTAACAAAAGGTGGATTAAGGGACAAACTATATTCATTCCCTGAAATGACTGTTCTCGATAGTAATGAAATTCAGCGCAAAGTTCTTATAGAAGAAACTCCACAGTCATTTAGTGGTATTGCTGCAATTGAAATAACCAATGCCGGTTCTGATTATACAGCAACACCAATAGTAACAATTACAGGCGATGGCCAAGGCGCCACAGCAGTTGCCAAAGTTGTTAATGGTAGAGTTATCGGTGCTGAAATAACCAATAGAGGTTATGAATATACTCAAGCTACAGTTGCTATTACTGGCGGCGGTGGTTCTGGTGCTTCTGCCACAGCAACCGTTGATACAAGTTTTGGTAATTTAAGAACTTATTATTATAAAGATTCAGGCGAGAAAGTCATCGTTAATGGTAACATCGGAATGATTGACTATATAAATGGTAAGATTTACCTTGAGTCATTCTCAGCAATTAATGTTATTCCTAATACAACTTATGCTAACAATGTCGTAACAATTAATGCTGTTCCAGAGGATGAAATTATTACACCATTAAGAAACCGTATTCTTACTATCGATCCTAACGACGCCAAGAGCATCATCATAGAACTAGTTAAAGAAACATAATGATTTCAAATAATAGAACCTCATTACTTGTATCTTCGCAACTTCCAGAGTTTGTAAGAAACGATCATCCTCAATTTGTTACATTTCTGGAAAAATATTATGAGTTTATGGAGCAAGAAACAGGCGCTACAAATCAGGCGAAGATTTTTAATGATAATCTTAACATTGATTTAGCCAATGCTCAGTTTGAGAAAAAGTTATACGACAACTATCTAAAACTAATTCCTAAAGACATTATTGCCGATAAAAAGATTATTCTTAAGGCAGTAAAAGACTTTTATCGTTCTAGAGGGTCCGAAAAGTCTTTACGTTTTCTTCTTAATATTATTACACCTAAGATTTTCATTCCAACCTCTCAGAATACTAATATTATCAGAGTTAAAGGTGTTTATTATAATAATGTTGCTAATAGTTTGGCATTATCAACTTATGTTGGTAAGACTATTAGGGGTATTGATTCAGAAGCATCTGCTAACGTTCAATCTGTAAAATCTTACTTTGATAATGGTGTAAAGGTCAATGAGTTAATTGTTGTATCAGTTAATGGACGATTTGATCCTGGTGAGAATGTTGTTGCTTTCTATAGAGAAAATGGGTCTTATCAAAGAATTGAGTCAACATTATTTACCGGTGAAGTTGAGTCCATTGTTGTTAATGAAAGATTTCGTGGATCAGGTTATAGAGTTAATACCTTTGTAAATATACAGAGTCCTTCTGGATCAAATGCTAATGCCTACATCAGTAAAGTCACGGTAGGTAATGTCAATAACATTGTTGTAACATTCTCTGGTGCTGGTTTTAAGACTGGTGATTTTCTATCATTTACAAGTGGTAGTGGATTGGGTGCTAATGCGTATGTTTTTATGGTTAGTGCTGATAATAAGTATCATCCAAATTCTTATATGATGATTTCTTCGCGTATTAATGAAGAAGCAAATACCAGAATATCCAATACTAAGTATTCCAATCTTTCATCAACAATTACCGATCCGGCCAATACAGCATTAATTAATGTTGCTAAGACATTTGCTTACTCTAATGTCGGCCCGGTGGAAATCGTTTATGTTGCTAATGGTGGTTCCCAATATGTTGAGTTACCAACCGTAGATATTTCATCTAATACGATTGCTAGAGCATTAGGTATTGCTGCCAGAATGGAAATCATTGATGGTGGTCTTAACTATGCGGTTGGCGATATCGTTCGCTTTATCAATGTTCTAGGTGGTTATGGATTTACTGCTAATGCCAATGTAACCTCGACTGCTGCTAATGGTATGATCACAGAGGTTAAGTTTGTTCCTGTTGCTGGTGAGCATACGGGTGGTGCTGGTTGGGCCACAGGTTATTATCCAACATTGTCAGTTGATTCTTCAACAGGTAATGGTGCCAACATTATTCTAAGAACAACTCTCGCCGATGGTGAAGTTCTACAAATTTCCAATACTCTAATTGGTGCTATTGAGCAATTTACTATTGTTAATCCTGGTGAAAATTATCTAACAGTACCAACAATTGATCTAACAAATCAGGGTGATGGAACAGCCGAAGCAATTGCTACAGTTAGAAGTGGTGTTATTCAATGGCCAAGTCGTTTCGTTGCTAATGCCGGATTCTTTACTGCTGAAAGAGACGCCGAGGTTTATTATCCTAAGAATGATGTTCTTCGTGCCTCTGATGGTAAATGGTATGTTGAGAAAACTCTTAGAATTAAAAATACACAAATTAGTAATTCCTCAAACTCTCTTTATGAGGCTTTAGAAAAGTTTAAGAACACACTTGTTCGTGGTAGAACATCAAATGCCACTGCGGTCATTGAAAAAGTAAATCGTTTCTATGAAAGCACCACACTAGTTGATGAATTGGTTATTTCGTCTAAGAAAGGTGACTTTAGAAATGGCGAACAGATTTTCACATTCTTTACTGAAGAAGGTCAATCAAAATACATTTCTGCCGAATTATTTAATGGTGCCCTTAATACGGTAAGAATTACTAATTCAGGTTCTCGTTATAACATTGGCGACATTGTTACTGTTACTAGTAATACCGGTGCCAATGCCAATGTTGTTATTAGTAAAGTTTCTGCTGGTAACATCAAATCAGTTGTTGTTATCTATAGTGGTGCTGGTTTCCAAGTAAATGATTACATTACATTTGCTTCATCTACAGGATCAAATGCTAATGCTAAAGTTATTGCTGTTCTATCAAATGGAACAGTTCATCCTAATACTTATAATGTAGTCGGTACCACAATTGACTTTGAGGCCAATACAGTAATTGGTAACTCTAGATATGCCAACCTTTCTTCAAGCATTGGTGATCCTGCTAATGTGGCGATTAAGAACCTTATGTCGTTCTTTGCTTACTCTAATACAGGACCAGCACTCAGCATTTATGTTGTAGAACCTGGTCGTGATTATCTACCGCCAATTTCACCAAACATCAAAGCAAACACCAGAATTAATAACCTAGGAACTATTGGTAGAATAGAAGTTATTGATGGTGGTGAACTTTATCAAGCAAATGATAAGATTGTCTTTAAGAATGTTCCTGGTGGATATGGATATGGCGGCCGGGCCAATGTAACTAATGTTGATATAACAGGTGCTATTACACAAGTAAGATTTGAGTATTACGGTTCTTCCGAGAAACCAGGTGGTGAAGGTTGGGAGATGGATTATCTCCCAGTAGCAGATATTAATACCACTTATGGATTTGGTGCTAATGTAGTTATTAAGTGTATTCTAGGTGACGGTGAAGAATTACTTGTTTCTAATTCATCTATTGGTGCTATTGAGGAACTATCAATTCTTAATAGAGGTGATGGTTATGTTACAGCACCTACACTAGACCTATCAAACATTGGTGATGGAACAGCACAGGCATCCGCCACAATTATTGAAGGTGCTTATTCTTATCCTGGTAGATACCTTAATGATGATGGACAGGTCAGTTCATCTAATTATCTACAAAATAAAGACTACTATCAAAACTTCTCTTATGTTGTTAAATCAAAAGAATCAATTGATAATTACATCAAGCAGGTTAATGATACGGTTCATCCTTCTGGTACTAAAATATTTGGTGAATACCTTTATGAAGATAGTGGAGAGATTGAGAGTTCCGATACAACTGTTTATGATGCTTCTATTATTACTTATTCACAGGCCGTTGGTGTTCTTGATAACATCTATGTAACAACTGCTGGTGCCTTATATAAGATTGGTGATCCTGCTGTTATCGTGAGTAATACTGGTGCTAATGGCATTGCCATAGTCTCACAGGTTATTTCTGGAAATGTTAATAACATTACTGTAACATTCTCCGGTGCTGGATTCCAGGTTAATGATTATATTACATTTGCTAATACAGATGCTATTGCCAGAGTATCACAGGTTAATAGAACGGGATCTTACCATCCTAATTCTTATCCAATGTATTTCACAACAATTAATGTTGAGGCAAATACGCCAATTAATAATACAACTTATGCTAATGCCAATTCAGCAGTATCCGATCCAGCTAATACGGCATTCCGGAATGTTATACCAACAACAACTTATTCTAATACTGGCCCGGCAACCGTTATCGCCGTTCTATCGGCAGGCAATACAACAAATCTAATTCCTTCACTAGACATCAATTCTAATACATATGTTAGATCACTTGGTATCTTTGGTAGATTAGAAATTGATGCCGCCGGTCGCGGTTATGCTAATGGTGATGTTATTACACTAACAAATAAAGTTGGTAGTTATGGTTATGGCACCAATGCTTATATTTCTAGTGTTAATGCCAATGGTGCTATTATTGCCGTTTATTTTGGAAATACTGCTGGAGAACATAGAGGTGGTGCTGGTTGGGATCAGAACAATCTACCAACAGCAACTATTACCTCAGCAAATGGTACAGGTGCTATAATTACTCCTCGTGCTACACTTGGCGACGGTGAAATCTTGGCAATCTCCAATTCTAGTATCGGCGGTATTCAGAAAATTACTATCCTTAATAGAGGTGATGGTTACATTACAGCACCATCAATTGATTTAACTGGCAGCGGTAATGGCCTCGCCAATGCTTATGCTACAATTATTACGAATATTGAAGAAATAGAAGATGTTGTATAAAATTGTTATAAATACCATAAATTATTATAAAGGGTAAAAATGTATTCTACTAGCACCATTGATCTGAAAATCCTTTCAGCAGAACAATTTAGAGAGTCCGTTTCTGAACCGGCACCAAATACTAAGATTTACTTTGCTTTTGGTAAGAATGATGCTTGGCGAAATGAACCAACACCAGATGTTGCTAATGGTTCTGTTTCCACAATTTATTCTTTTTGGAAAGGAATGATTGGTGCTAAGAAATTAACCGATCTCGACATAAGACATGTTATTGAGAGACATAACTGGTCCGCTAATACAGTCTATACCCAATATGATCAGGTAGATCAAAATCTGTATAATCTTGGTATTAAGTATTATATTATTAATTCTGAGTATAATGTCTATAAGTGTATCAGTAATAACAATGGTGCTAATTCGGTTTTTGAGCCTCTAACAGTCTCAACTAATAATACTATTCAGACCGCAGACGGATACATTTGGAAATATATGTATACCGTAAGCGAGTTTGAGAAGCAGAGATTTACAACATCATCTTTTATTCCTGTTAAAACTCTAACCGAGGATAATGGATCAAGACAATGGGATGTCCAACGGGCTGCCGTAGACGGTGCTATTCATAAGATTGTTGTTACCAATGGCGGCGCCGGATATAAGAATGTATCTAATCTAGTTGTAACCGTTACAGGTGATGGTGTAGGTGCTGCTGCTATTGCTACGATCAATACACAGTCAAATACCGTAAATTCAATTGTTATGACGAGTATTGGTTCTGGTTATAGAGAAGCAACAGTAACAATTACAGGCGGCGCCGGATCAAATGCTACCGCAAGATCAATTATTTCACCAAAGGGCGGACATGGTTCTAATCCACTATATGAACTAGGCGGCCATTATCTTTTACTAAATCCTAGATTTCAGAACATTGAGAGTGGTTTTTTCCCTGTTGGTAATGAGTTTAGACAGGTTGCTTTAATTTCTGATCCATATGTTTATAATAGTAATACAAATGTTTCCGCTAACCTGATTATTACACAGACGACAGACCTAACACTTGTAGGCACCAGTGGCGAGTTTGTTAAAGATGAATGGATTTATCAAGGTAGAAGTCTGGCAGAAGCAACTTTTAAAGGAAAAGTTGTTGAGTGGAATAAAAATACTGGCATAATTAAACTAAACAATACATTTGGTAGTCCAGCAATTGAAGGTATTGTTGGTGCTAATAGTATTGCTACTCGTTTCGTTTCTTCCATTAATTATCCGGATTTAGAACCTTATTCAGGTAGATTACTATATATCAATAACATCACTCCAATCATAAGAAGTCGGGCACAAACTGAGGACTTCAAAATCATTATTAAGTTTTAAAGGAAAAATTAATGGCAAGTGCTAATGTCGTAAACACACTAATCGTACCAGCAGCATCTAAAGTTGCTCCATATTATGATGATTTCGACGAATCCAAAAACTTTTATCGTGTTTTATTTCGTCCAGGTTATGCGGTACAGGCCCGTGAATTAACTCAGTTACAGACTATTTTACAAAACCAGATTGAAAGATTTGGTCGTCATGTGTTTGTTAATGGATCATCTGTTATTGGTGGAAAACTTGATATTTCTGACATCACTACATTAAATGTTGATATTCAATATGCCAATTCTGATGTTGATATTGCATCCTTTAAAGATAAAACAATTACCTATTCTTCAGGAAATACAGATATTCAAGCTAGAGTCATTCAGACCTCACCATCCGTTAATGGTTCACCAGCTTGCCTTCATGTTAAGTATATTACAGGTTCAGAGTTTAGTAACGGCGCCACTATTATAACAACAACCGGCGGCCATTATGCTAATCTATCATCCAATGCCAATATGTCGTCAAATGGTTCCATTGCGTTCATTTACGATTCCATTTATTTTATGCAAGGATTTTTTATTAAAGTTCCTAAACAATCTGTTGTTGTTTCTAAACACAATCGTTTAGCTAATTCTAAAGTAGGTCTTGAAGTTGTTGATGACATTCTAACAGAATATAATGATGCATCACTACTTGATCCTGCACAGGAATCATCCAACTATCAGGCACCAGGTGCCACTCGTTACCAGGTTAGTCTAAATCTTGCTAATAGAAGTTTAGACAGTGTTGATGATGAAAAGTGGATTGAGGTTGCACGCCTTAATAACGGTATCATCACTAAACTACAATCAACTCCAATGTATTCAGAGATTGAGGAAGTTCTTGCTCGTAGAACTTATGATGAATCTGGCAACTATATTGTTCGTCCATTTAAAACTCGTATTGACTCAGGAATTACCGATCCTGCAAACAATTTTACACTTGTTGTTTCACCTGGTAAAGCATATGTTTATGGTTTTGAATGTGAAAACCAGGCAGCAACTTTACTTAATCTACCAAGAGCAAGAAGCACCAGAAGTAGGTCGGATTATAATATCCGTGTAAATTACGGTAATTATGTTATTGTGGATCATCTACAAGGGACCTTTGATACTGCCGGCCAAGGTATTGTTGATCTACATTGTGTTGATACTGCTAATGTTGTTACATCATCAAACGCAGGATATTATTCAACTAAAATTGGTACCGCTAGACTCAGAGACCTTAATTTCTATGGTGGATCATCCAACACGACCACTAGACAATATGAACTTTATTTCTATGATAATAAGTTTAATGTTATTACAGATAATGCCGCATCAACAGCAAATAGTACCTCTGAGATTGTTCTAGGTACCGCTAATTCATCACTAGCTAATGACGCATACACAGGAGCTTATATTAAGGTTACTGCCGGTCCTGCGTCTGGTGATCTAAGACTTATTACCGATTATGACGGAGCAAACAAGAGAGCAAATGTTGCTCTACCATTCTCTGCTACAACAACATCGGCATCCCGTTATGAATTAAGATTTGATATTACAGATGTTGATGGTTTCGTTCAATGGACTACATTTACCGGTGGAGCATCTTCTAATGCTGCTGCCACTATTGATATGCTTAATAAGGATGATGGTACATTAAACGGTAACACATTCATTTCAGAAGCCACATTTGGTGATAGTTTCTATCAGTTACCATCATCATATATTGCGGGTGTTTCAAATACATCATACATTTATCGTAGAGTTTATAATTCTGTTACATTCTCTTCTGGTAATGCTACTATCACATCCGCCAGTAACGAACAGTTTGAAGGTGAAACAACCACCTCAAATACATCATCAACAATTATGGATAATTTCCTTGTTATTGTTACCAACCCAACAGGATCAGCAAGAACAGTCGGCGACCAGGTTAAAATTACTGCTACTGTTAATACAACCACACCAGAAACATCCGTTCTTCGTACCGGCAATACATCTGAATCATTTACTGCCACAGTTTATTCAAAGATGTATATTAATAATCCATCACCTAGAACAAAGACACTTGTTTCTTCTAATACTTTTGTATTTTCTTCTTCGTCACCTTCAGCACAAATTAATGGTCCTACAGGGTCAAATACAAAAGTATATCTTGCATCTGCTCAGGTTGTTATTAAGAATCCTTCTAAAAGTAATGAAAGTTTATATATTTCCGATGTGCAGGCGGTTAAGAAGGTTTATTATTCTCCATCTGAACCTTCTGTCGGTCAAACCCTGACCGGCCTTGAAGATGTTACAAATAAATTTACTGTTGATAGAGGACACCGTGCTGAATGGTACGATCACGCCTCTGTTAAAGTTAAAGCAGGATTCAATCTTCCTCAAGGTCATTATATTGTCTGCTGCCGTTATTATTCACATTCTGCCGATTCAGGATTCTTTGCGGTAAATTCTTATCAAAACTTGAATACAATTATCTTAGAAGATAACATTCCAATTGATACAGGATATGCAAACATTCCTGTTGTTAATGGCACTAGAATGTCGGATATAATTGATTTTAGACCGTCAAGACCAAGTGCCTCAGGTACATCTAATTGGAACTTCTCTTTTGCTAGAGTTCCAATTGCAACCACAAACTTTAACTGCGATTTCTCTTATTATCGTGAAAGAAGAGATATTGTTGTTATGACTGTTAATGATGAACTTAAACTTATTCAAGGTGATTCAACGGGTAATTTTTTCCCAGAAACGCCAGCTAGAAGTTTATTGCTTCATAAGATTAGAGTATTACCATATACAATTTCCAGGAACGATGTTTTTGTTGAATCTCTGGATCATCGTCGTTATACGATGGCAGATATCGGTGCTATTGATCGCCGTCTAAAGTCCATGGAGTATAATGTTGCTCTAAACTTCCTAGAAAAGAACGCACAAGGATTGGTTATTAAAGATGTTAATGGCCTTGATAGATCAAAGTATGGTATTCTTGCCGAGGACTTTTCTAGCCATCTACTAGGGGATACCAACAATCCTGATTATTCGTGTGCTGTTGATGTTAATGGAACATATTCACCAACTGGTGGTATTATGATGCCGCGAGTTATCAGCAATCTTGTTAAGCTAGATGCTAATAACGAATCAGCAGTTGGATTGAGCGTATCAGATGATAAAGTAATGCTTGCTTATAAAACAACACCTGCTATCGTCCAAGATAAGGCAACAAAATCTGTCCCTGTTGCTGATTATCTATTTGGTGATTTCAGAGGCCAGATCATTACAACTCCAGAACAAGATATCTGGAAAGATATTACAACCCTACCACCAGAGGTTGCTTCTATTCCAAAACCTGTAATGCAGTTTGATATCACTATGACTGAAATTACAAATATCACTAATAATCAGACTAACACAACAAATATTAAAAAAGAGATCACTAATGTTCATCCATCAAATACAATAACTATTATTGAAAGATCAGATCCGCCACCTCCACCACCAACAACAACAACTTATGATAAGTTACTATTAACATTTACCAATGGATTTGCTAAACTAGGTCAGTTGAAGTGGAGGTATTTTGGTAAGGATCTACATCAAACATTTGGAGATCCTACAAGAGATTACTTTATTACAACTGTTTTAACACCACATCAAATTTGGGAGACAGGTGAATTTTATGGTGATTATGGTGCTTCCGATGTAGATGGTTCCGGTCGTGTTAATACTACTGCATTAAATACTTTACAACTTTATGCTTTGACTAGAAAAGGAATTGATGCAGTCGGATTTCCTATCGGTTCAGGTGCTCTATCCGTTTCGGACCAGAGAATTGAATTTATTTTTGATGTTTATAGTGCCATTCTTAACAGACCTCCGGATTTCCCTGGCCTCTGTTTCTGGTGCATAAAAAGCGCACATTTTAAATGGTCGGAACAGCAAACAAGAGAAGCAATGAATACAGCGGCTATTCAGAATAATGAGTTAGGTTCCGGTATGGATCCTAATTTAACAGCTGTATTAACGCCTATTTATATTATAGGTGATGATTTAAATGCGGCTCTTGTAGGTAGTCAATCTGTAAGAGGAACTGGCGATGTTCTAAATTATGAGACAATGAAAACACCAGATGGTAGAACAGCGGTTGCAGCGAGAACACCGGAAAGTATGATTAGGTCTTTCTATGAAACATATCTGGGAAGAGACGCGGAAGAAGGCGGATTGGGATTCTGGATGGGACAGTATAATGATTGGGTTAAGCAATATGGTGATACTGCTGATGGAAGAGCAAAGGCTGCCCAATTACTTGAAGCAGGATTCAAAAATTCACCAGAAAGACAAACTATTGGCGGAGATAATTTTAAAAGTGAATACTACTACTAATAAATTAGAGGAACAATTTTAATGATAGGAATAAAACGACCAAGCACGGATTTAGATTCAATTACAGCGACTAGCATTGCTGTGGATCCAAATAAAACAGTTGTTACACACCCCACACAGGAAGTAACAGAGCAAGAAGCAGTCAGCACATTTTCAACTTCTTCCGAGACTTCTGCTGTTGTAAATCATTATATTCACCAGACCACATCTGTTCCTCAAACTACCTCGGTTAGTTATGTTGGTGATGTTAATACATATGCATTTGTTAGAAAGCAAAAAATTGATTTTGTTTCCTATAATATGCGTCCGAATAGAAGAGTATATCCATTTTTTGATAGTAAGGATGTTACAAGACTAATTCAAGCACCAAATATTATTGAATTGGATAACAGTTCCGCATTTTATGGTATTGCTCCTTTTGCTATTAAAAACCATAATGAGATTACTGCTAATTCAACTGTTCCTGCAATCGTTTCACAAATTGATACCTCTAGAGATATAGTTTATTTTGATGCTTCTGGTGATACATTTGCTTATGTTTATCACAATGAAAAAACAGCAACAGGTAATACAAGACTATATGTTTCCGAAATTATTAGAAATAACACAAATGTTGCGATTACAGCAGGAACTCGCGTTTATAAATGGGCGACCGGTGGTCCTGGTTCTAATCCTAGTGGTCCTGGAATAGGATTATATTACTTTTATCAACTGGCAGCAAATGTCGTAACATACCAGCATCAAAGTGGTATTATGGCTTTTGATACCACTGTTCCTAATTATACATCAACTTCAAATGTGTATTATACAGCAACGGCCAATACATATACAACCGCTAATACTATGTTTAATATGAAGGTTGTAACACTTGCTTATGATGCATCCGATGAAGATGAATACTACACTGGTAATACCATTACACTCATTAATGCATATGTCCCAGGAGAAATCTGTGAAATTGTTTCATATAATGGTGATTCAAAAATTGCTGTTGTAGAACCAGGATTCCTTGGTGGTATAGGTGTTGATGAAGAATTAATTTATACCATTGGTGATTCTCGTTCGGCAGAAGAAGAAGTTGCCAAAGATAGATATGCAAATAATGCATTATACACCACATCAAAAGGTTTCTTTTCAGGATCCCTTTATATACCATCACCGTGGAAACCAGGCGGATTCAATTTTAGAGTTGGTGAGAAACTATTTAAGATTACAGATTCACCAAATAACAATTCTTCTGATGCAACCACAATTTCTGAATATATCTATAACACCTTTGGTATTAGTATTTCAAAGGGTCAGTTAAACATTAATTATTTTAGCAATGAAACTGTAACAACAGGTGGTGATTTACCTTCATATGGTTCGCTTTCAAGACTATCGCCTATTCAGAATCCAACCACCTCTGGTGATATTATTGAGGTTGATGATACAACAGAATTTTTAGGTCAGTCACCTATTCGTTCTGTTAAGACAAATCCTATGGCTCAGTCTTTCTATGTTTCAGAGATTGATTATCCAAGAGGATTTTATATTCCTTATATTGACCTATTCTTTGCTAATAAAGGTACACTTGGTATTGAATTACAGATTAGACCTATTGTTAATGGATATCCAGATGCCAAGAATATTCTTCCAAACGCCGTAGCATTTATGCAGGCCGAAGATGTTAATGAAACTCCTTTGCCAAATGTAAATGATCCGGAATCATATACAAGATTTACTTTTAAGTCTCCTGTATATGTTATGCCTGGTCAAGAGTATTGCTTCGTCCTTTCTACAAACGATTTTGAATATGATGTTTATGTATCAGAATTAGGCGAAAGAACAATTGGAACAAATAGACTTGTTTCCGAACAACCATATCTTGGTTCTCTATTCAAGTCACAAAATTCATCCACTTATGATGCTATTCAATCTGAAGATTTGATGTTTGTTATTCATAAGTGCCAGTTTGTTAATTCTGGATTTATAGAGTTTCACGAAGAAAAATCTAATTCTCCTGCTAAAGAATTGTTTAACTATTACTATAATGGTAATACTACTATGGATACCTTTGAGGTACAGTCTAATATTATCAAACTACCAGGAACAGATGTTGGATTTAGTTATAAAGCAACATCAATTGCTGATAATACACTAGATGCTGAGTTTTCAACAATCAAACCAGACTCTAGAGTTATTCTTATGAATAGAAAGAAGATTATATCATCTACTTTCCCAACCGAATCATTTAAAACGAGAATTGATCTATCAACGACGAATAGAGATATCTCACCGATTATCTTTAAGAGCCAAATTCAACTATACACCGGTGCTGTTCTAATTAATGATCTAGAACTTAGAGCTCCACTTGTTTCTGTTGCTAATAGTGGATCCGGATATACTTATAGCAATACATCAATTGCTATTACATCCAATGGTAGTGGTTCTGGTGCAAATGCCACAATCATTGTTCCATTTGAAGATTACTCAACTGGTAGAATAGACAGTCTGTTATTTGATTATAGCGGACAGAGTTACTATGATGATATTAAAGTGACTGTTACTGGTACCGGATCAGGAGCAAATGTTTCCATTAAATCCGAAACAGATCCATCAGGTGGCCCTGGTCTTGCCAAGTATATCTCTAAAACTGTTACACTAGCACCAGAATTTGATGCAGGTGATCTTAGAGTATTCGTAACTGCTGCTAAACCACAGGGTTCGGAAATTCTTGTTTATTATAAGGTTAATAACCCTTATGATGAAGATGATATTGCTAACAAAAATTGGGTAAGAATGGAAAGAGTAACAGGTAAAATTGAATATTCTTCTGTGTTAGAACCAATTGAATATGAGTATCGTCCTTCGTTATCATCAAACAATATTGTTTATTCAACATCTACAGCAACTTTTGATTCATTCAATCAGTTTAAGATTAAGATCGTCTTAGCATCTGTTTCAACATCACTGGCTGAAATTCCATATGTTTATGATATGAGAGCAGTTGCCTTACCTGCGGATAGTTACTAATGTTTATTAAAGTTAAAGATCATCCAGGATTGGTTAAGGATTCATATAGCGGCGCCATTTTAAATGTGGATAAAAGGGCCGCCGAAGAATATCATAGACAAAAAAATATGCTAAATACCAATAATAAAAATAAAGAAGAAATTGCCGAGATTAAAGAAAAACTCGGTGAGATTGATTCTCTCAAAAATGATATGAATGAGATTAAATCTCTTCTCAACAAACTTGTAGATAAAGGACAATAGATAAAATGCCAATCACAACCGTTTCTCTAACAAATACGTTTGACGAGTGGAGAATCAAAACTAACCAGACTATCGTTGCTTTAGATGACGACTCTACTGGTATTTTGAGAGGTAATACCACTCTTACCGGATCAATTATTCTTACCAACCCCAATAAGTATGGTAGTAATGTAACTCTTAACGTTTCTAGCGGTATGATTAAGGGCGACGGTGGATTACTGACAAATCTCACTTTCCAAGGTGTTAATACTATTCAGAATGTTGTTACAGTAATTTACAACACCTCAAATACAGTTTATAATTTAACAAATACCGCCTATAATACAGCAAACGCCGCATTTGATGTTGCCAATGCTGCTGCCACATCTACAAATGCGGCCTCTGGATTTTCGGTTGCTAATGCGGCATTTAATAAAGCCAATGCTGCTCTTGCTAACACTACAACCACTTATGTCGGTGATCTAACTGTTGTAGGTAAGGTAATTCATACCGGCCGTTATAGTCAGACAGTAACAGCAGTATCAGCGTCAGCAATTGACTGTTCGCAGGGTAATTACTTTACTAAAACTGCTTCTAGCGGACTAACCTGGACATTTACAAATGTTCCAGCAAGTGGTGCTTATGTTGCCGTTTTAGAACTAACAAATGGTGGCACCGGAACACAGACATGGCCAGCAGCAGTTAAGTGGCCAAGTGGTGTAGCACCTGTTCTAACAACTTCTGGTGTTGATTTGCTAGTGTTCATCACCGATGATGGTGGGACAAACTGGCGTGGGTTACAGTCAATGAGGGATAGTAAGTAATGATTAATAATTGGTTATTAACAGGTGCTGATGTTGTTCCTGATCAATTTACTCTTACAGATATAACGAATGCATCGCTTAATACAACTTATATCACTACATTAACACCTGTAGGATATGATGGTTTTGCAGCATGGAGTATTGATTCAGGTCTTGCCAATACTACGGGTAATACAACATTAGGAACATCTGGACTGATAGGATCTGGACAATCACTTTTTATTCGTAAAACATCTAGTTCTAATTATAATACAACCGTTGATACTGTTTTATCTATTAATGGTATTTCTGATACCTGGTCAATAACCACAAGAGCAGCGGATACGGTACCGAATCCATTTACTTTTACAAATGTAACATCTGCCGAAAGATCAAATACTTATTCTTCTTCTGTTATTTTAACAGATTATGATTTTGCTTCTTGGAATGTTACCGCAGTTGGTGGAGAAGCACAAGGCAGTAATACTGGAACAACTTGGTCTACATCTGGTACAATCTTCTCTGGAGAAACTTTTTATATAAGAGCAAATTCAGGATCTGCTTTCGGTAATACAGTTATTGCTACTGCTAATGTTGGTGGAATTTCAAACACTTTTACTGTTACCTGTAGAGACGCAGATATATCTCCTGTTTCTAATAGTGATATCTTTATTGGTGCTGCTATTTTTACAGAATATACCAGTAATACATTAACTATCACAGGATTAGAAGCAAATTTTCCCGTTAATGTTAGTGTTAGCGGATCAACAACAGCGTCGAGTCCGTCTTTTTCTGTTGGAACAAGTTCGATTAGCGGAACTTATTTATCTTCTAATACCACAGTAACAACAAGCGGAAGCGGAACATTTGTTATTTCCGTGAAGGGAACAACAGGTTCTTCTTTAAATACAAATTATTATACTTATTTAAATGTAGGATCAACCAATAATGCTGTAACTTTTAATATACTAACAAGACAAGCAGATGAAACTCCTAGTCAGTTTAACTTTACTGACATTAATGATGCTGTTTTATCCACACAATATACAACTTCTACGGTTGTGGTGTCTGGACTAGAACCTAATTATCCAATAACAATTTCAGCATCCGGTGGAACAATTGATGCCGGGACATCATCATTAAGTGGCACCTTTGCATCGTCTAAGACGGTTAATACTTCTGCTTCCGGAACATTAGTAATGGCAGCAAGAGTGACATCTAGTTCATTTTATCTAACAACAGTAAATTGTACCGTTACAATAGGCGGTGTTTCTGATATATATTCTGTTACAACTGGCGCTGTTGGAGAAGATGTTTATACTGCTCCGGGCACTTATTCTTGGACTGCGCCAGCTAACGTCACTTCCGTATGTGTGGTATGTGTGGGAGGCGGAGGCGGCGGTGGCCGCAACCACCCCAGCGGCGGCATGTATCGTGGCGGCGGAGGCGGCGGGTTAGGTTATGTTAACAATGTTTCTGTAACTCCAGGATTGAGTTATACTGTAGTAGTTGGAAGTGGTGGTACTGGTTTGAGTTCCGGGGTTAATGGATCATCTGGTGGAGAGTCCAGATTTGCTACAACATGTTATGGATACGGCGGCGGAGGCGGCACCGGTTGTGTAGGAACGGGATGCACCGCATCTGCTTCTTCGGGTGGTAGTTATAGTGGCAGCGGCGGAGGTACCGGAGGTAACTCTCCGCAGCCTGCGGGTTCAACGACGACCTGGCCCAGGACCGGTGGAGGCGGCGCCGGCGGTTATAGTGGTAACGGCGGTGGCGGCGGAGATTCTGGTTCGGAACGACCTGGAACAGCAGGCAGCGGCGGCGCAGGTGGTGGTGCCGGGGGCGGTGGAAATGTTACCGGCGGCGGCGGCGGCGTAGGATTATACGGACAAGGAGCAAATGGTGCCGGAGGGATTGACAACGCAGGCGGAGGCGGAGGATCAGGAGGCAGCAGCGGAGGTACCGGAGGTAACCTTGGATCTACGCCTGGTGGATCATATGGAGGCGGCGGCGGCGCAACAACTAATGGCGACGGTTTACAAGTTGGATCAAGTGGCGCCGGCGGCGCCGTTCGTATTATTTGGGGTCCAGGTCGTTCATTCCCCAATAATGCAACTTAAGGTAATAAAATGAAGTATGATCTAGAATTTATTAATCCACTTGGTAATCCTGGTACTCATTATGCTTTTGAGGCAGAAACCATTGAAGAAGCTGAGACACTATCTCCGCATTGGTTATCTGCTTCAAGTCAATGGAGACCAGAACAATTTAAAATAGTTTCTGTTAAAAAATCAATTTATGAAGAAAATAAGGAATAAAAATGGCTTATGTCAATACTAAAACAAAAAAGGCACTAACACCTTTTGAAGTTAGAGCAGAAAATCCGAACATTAGTTTTCCTAATGGACCGTGGGACGATAAACTTTTATCTTCATTAGGATATGCAGAATTGCGTTTTCCTGATGAACACCCTCATCCAGGTCTTTATCAGAAGTTGGTTGAAGGTGAACCAAAACTAATTGGCAATGAATGGTTTAGAACACTTGCCGTTATTGATCTAACAGACGATGAAAAAAAATTATTATTAATTAATAAATGGTTAGAAGTTCGCCAGAATAGAAATGATCTACTTTCTGCTTGTGATTGGACTCAACTCGCAGATGCGCCAATTACTAATAAAGAAGCATGGGTAGAGTATCGCCAGTTACTAAGAGACGTTACCAAAGTTGATGATCCACATAATGTAGTTTGGCCACAACCACCAGTATAAGAAAGATAACAAATGGCAAGTTTAGATTTTCCCAGCAGCCCGACAAACGGTCAGCAATATACACTTAATGGTATAACATATTATTACGATTCTACTGTCGGTGCGTGGCTAACATCTGTAGTGGCTACAACATTTGATATACCAACACTATTTTCTGTATCTAATGCCTCTTATGGTACCGCCAATGCCGCTTTTGAATTTGCTAATGGTGTATCAACCAATACCACGGCAGCATTTGCCTTTGCTAACGGTGTTGCTGTAAACGCGGCCGCTGCCTTTGCCGCCGGTAATGCCGAGTTCGCTTTTAGTAATACGATCTATGCGGCCGTTAATAGTGCCTTTGGTGTCATTAATGCTGCCTACACAAGTTCTAATGCTGACTATGTGCTTACTAATGCTGCTTTTACAGTTACTAATGCGGCATTCGGTGTAGCAAATAATGCCTATACCGCAACTAATGGTGCTGCGGCATTTGCCTTTGCTAACGGTGTTGCGACTAATACAACTGCGGCATTTGCTAAGGCCAATGCAGCATTAGCAAATACTACCACAACACTAAACGGAACATTAACAACTACCGGTGGTATTACAGTTGAATCTGATCTATCTATTAAAAAGGTTTCAGAAACTACTGTAGCATTAGGTAATAGTGGAACCGCTATAACAATCAACATTGGAACAGGAACAGTATTCACCTGCACCTTAACAGGAAGTTGTACCTTTACTCTTTCAAATGTTACATCATCAAAAGCAGCATCTTTTAGTCTAATATTAACTAACGACGCAACAGCAGGAAGATCAGTTGCTTGGTCTGGTGGAACTTTTCGTTATCCCGGAGGTTCTGTTTCCAGAACAACAGGCGCAAATGCGATTGATATCTGGACTGGATTTACTCCAGACGGTGGAACAACTTGGTATCTAAATATACCTATGAAAAACATTTCTTAATTTAAGGAGAAAATTTAATGGCACTTACAACAGATCAATTAGACCAATTGGAATACAGAAAAGCTGAACAAGTAATATCATTAAAATCCGAAATGGTTCGAGTAGCAAAAGATATTCTGATAGAAAATAGTCGTAATAGTCCTGTTTCTGAAAGAGAGATAACCTCAAATAATGTTATTCAATTTGCAAGCGATCTGATTAACTTTATAATAGAATAAAAGGATTTTTTTATAATGGAATATATGTTGACACCATATAGTGATAAAATTGAATCTTTTGTTTACTGGGAAAATGCTTTTAACAAAGAGGAGTTAAACTATCTTCAAAATATTGCTGTGAAATCTCAACAAAATTCTTATGTCTCTGGAGGTGAAAACGGTATAATTAATGAAGATATTAGAAGATCAAAAGTTACTTGGTTACATAACAATAAAGACTCTGAATGGTTATATCAAAGAATTGCTAATATTGTGTCTGAGTTGAACTCAAGGTTTTTTAGATTCAATCTGACTGGATTTGGTGAACCTTTTCAATTAACAAACTATGATAGTAGTTATCAAGGTACATATAATTGGCATCAAGATTTTGGTAGTAAAATAAGTAGGAAATTGTCTTGTGTTATGCAGTTAACAGATCCAAGTGAATATGAAGGAGGTAATCTAGAAATAATGACCTCTTCTACTTCTACAAAAATTAATAAATGTAGAGGTCTGATAACAATTTTTCCCTCTTGGACTTTACATAGAGTTTCTCCAGTTACGCAAGGTAGTAGACAATCTTTAGTTTCTTGGATATCGGGCCCGGAGTTTAAATAATGAGAACTGAATTTAAAGAATTTTTTGGTATTTTTGATGATGTTTATCCTGAAAACTTTTGCGAACATTTGATAAATGAGTTTGAAAGAGTTCGGCAAGTTGGAGCAGGAAGCAACAGAATTAATTCAGAGGGCACTCTTCGCCATTATAAAGATGATTATCAGATATTTGATTTCAAATCGAGAGATTTGATAGATTTTGAACAGCAGAGACCTGTGGATGTCTTTTTCAACGGACTTCAAAGTTGTTTTGAACGATATACCGAAAATTTTTCTACACTAAAGGACGTCAACATATATTGTGACACACTAAAAGCGCAAAAAACCGATCCCGGACAAGGGTATCATATTTGGCACGCCGAAAAGTCCTATAAAGAAATACAGAGAGTATTAGTTTATTGTTTATATTTGAATAATCTTGAATCAGATGCCGGAGGCGAGACCGAGTTTTTATATCAAAGAATAAGATTCAAACCTATAAAAAACAGAATGTTAATTTGGCCAGCAGATTTTACTCATGTTCATAGAGGAAATGTTGTTCTAGGAAATGATTCAAAATATGTTATAACAGGATGGTTCCATTATGATAAATGAATATTTTAATTTTTTTAAACAAAAAGGATATGTATTCATTCCGAATTTAATTGATGATCATTCTATAAAGATGGTATCTAAATATTTTGAGAACTGTTTAAAACAAAATCTATGGAAATTAAAAAGCAACGATAATGATAAGGATTTGATAAGTTCATACAGTAGATATGCTGATCCTTTAGTAGAGATTATTTTGGAAAATTGTGTAGAAGATGTAAAGACTGTAACAGGTAAATCAGTAGTTCCAACATACTCATATTCAAGAATATATCTTAAAGGGGATGAATTAAAGAGACACACTGATAGACCTTCTTGCGAATATTCAGTAACAGTTAATGTTGCTTCGGTAGGAGAAAAGTTGTCCCCTGTTTGGGTTAAGGCATTTAATGGTGAATCTAGAAAATATAATTTACAACCAGGTGATGCAATAATATATAAAGGTTGTGAGATAGAGCATTGGAGAGATCCTCTTACGGACACCGATATAAATGTTCAATTCATGTTACATTATGTTGATTTAAATGGACCTTATGCTGAATACAAGTGGGATAAAAGAGAATCCTTAGCTTTACCTAGTTCAGAAAGGAAATAATATGTCTTTGATTTTTTCAAGGATTGGTAGACTTGGTGCAGGGTTAACGCCAGGTGGAACACAAACATTCAATTCAACAGGGACATTTACAATTCCTTCTGGAGTTACTAAAGTAAATGTTACTGGTTTAGGTGGAACAGGTAATCCTGGAAATCCAGGTAATCCAGGAACTCCCGGAGGAGGTGCTGGTGGGGGTGGAGGCGGCGGCGCAGGAGGCGCAGGTTCACCATGGACGCCAGGCGGTACAGGTGGAGCCGGATACGGATCACCACAGCTGGCAGCGCCGCCCAGTTGGCCGGTAAATAATAGACAATGGAATGGACGCAGTGGAAGCTATTACTCTGCGCCCGCGGGTACTACCGGTACATCGGCCGATTGTGGACCTTCAGCTTGTAAGTACGGATCACCATTGGGATTATCCGGAAATCCCGGCAGTGCTGGAATAGCGGGAAATCCATCTACAGCTTTTGGTTATAATTTTGCTGGAGGAAACTCAGGACCAGGGGGAACAGGCGGTTCGGGCGGAACTACTGGACCTGGCGGGTATGGAGGAGGTGTAGGTCCATTAAATGTTGCTACTGCTGGTAATCCAGGTGGAGGTCCAGGGGCAGGAAATGGTGGCGCAGCTGGTGGGCCCCCTTCAACGCCAGGACAAAGTTTTGTTGGAAAAAACGGCAATCCGGGCACTTTATTTCAAAACTCAGGTGGAGGAGGAGGAGGCGGCGGCTTCAAGGCGGTAGGCTCACCGTTCACTCCCGACAATGGATCAGGTGGTGGAGGAGGAGGCGGCGGCCAATCTGGTAATCCAGGTAATTCAGGTGGGCCAGCTGGTCCTGTATCTCCATCTCAATTCAACTGTATTCCTGTCACCCCAGGTAGTCCTTATCCAATAGTAGTCGGATCTTCAGGTGGTCAAGTTACGATTTCGTGGAATCCACAATAATTTGAGGTTATAAAATGAAACTAGAAAATATGTCTAATTTAGAACTTAATGAAGAACTAGATAAACATGAGAAGTATATGTCTCTTTGTTCTTCAAAAGAAAGAATAAACAGAGCAAGGTCGTTTTGTGTTGGTACTGCTTTTGGAAACACGACCGAGATCATTATGAGAGCAGATGATAAATATATATGGGCAACTTTCAATCAACAAGAGATAGTTGAAATTATACATCAACTTGCTTCTAATATTGGATGTAACATATCTTTACAGCCAAGAGACGATTTTGCTTCTAGCGAGAGATGGAAAAATAGTAAAGAGAATACACCCTTAAATACTATATTTAATTCCTACTCTACTGTTTTTCATGGTTTACCAGGTTCTCCAGGATATAGTTTATACAACGAAGCGGGAACAAATAATCCTAGAGAAGTGCCGGGTGGATTAGGCGGCGGCCAAAGATTACCGGAAGAAGAATAAAATAGGAGAATAAAATGTCCATTCTATGGCAACTAAAAAAGATTTCTACAGGGGAACCATTAAATGAACCTCAGGTTCTTCCCGAAAACTGGGGACCTATCTTCGGTATGGAGGGTTTTAAAGATAAATTAAGTGATTTATCTTGGGTTGGTATTGAAGATCAAGGCTGGTTTATTGTTGGTGAAGGTGAAGGTTCTTCTCCTCAGACAACTCCAAAGAAAGTTTTGGAATGGGAAAGAGCAAAACAACTATTAAGAGATTCAGATTGGTCTATGATGTCTGATGTTCAAATGACCAATGCTGAAAAACAAGCATGGGAATTATATAGAAAGAATTTAAGAGAAATTACATTACAAAGTGGATTTCCTGATAATATCAAATGGCCTACTATTCCTGAGACACCTAAATTTAATATGATGTAAAAATTAAAGGTTTTTTATTATGTATAATGATGTTATAAGATTTGACTATTTTCCATCTTCAATTTTTCGTGTTGAAAAGTATGAATATTTGAACAATGTAAAAAATGTTTCTTATGAATATTTGAAAAAATCTAATCAAACAACAAAATTTAATGAAATATATCCTGTAACGATGACAGAAAATTTTAATAATGATGTAAGGCTATTAGATTTTACAGGATATATTTCTCAACTTGGGTGGGACATATTATCTTCACAAGGATATAGTGTAGAAGATAAACAAACATATATTACTGAAATGTGGTTACAAGATCATCAAAAATATTCTTCTATGGACTATCATGTGCATGGAGGAGATACTAAATTGATAGGATTTTATTTTTTAGAATGTTACGACAATGGATCAAAACTATCATTTCATGATCCAAGACCGAGTAAAATACAATCTGGTATACCAGAAAATAATATTGAAGAACTAACATATGCTAGTAATTCAGCTATGTTTACTCCCAAACCAGGAACATTAATAATTGCTAATTCTTGGTTGCCTCATTCTTTTACCAGAAATCCTTTAGATAAACCTATAAGACTTATTCATTTTTGTCTAAGTATAGGTTCATTCCGAAATAATAATTCAGCAATAATAGTATGAAAAAATATTATATAAGATTCAACAAGACAAGAGGACAACCATACAGAGGTTCTATAGATCATGTTTGGAGGGTTTTTGAAGAAGATCAAGAATATATTTGTAAGAATGTTGAAATAAATGTTCCTTCACACGGCGAAAAAACAGGAGAAGATTGGAGTATTTGTTGTAATGGTGTTCTGACTATAGATAATGTTACTTCTACTGCTATTATAAATAAAGGGTAGTATAGAATACTAAATAATAGTAGAACATAAAGGACAAACATGGCCGAGTATGTAGAACTCTATATTGATAAAGGTACCAACTTTAGCACCACTATCAATATCAATAATGATGATACAAATTTGCCACAGAACCTTGCTGGATTTATTGTTACCAGTCAGTTAAGAAAGTCATTACTATCCGTTAATGCTTCTGCTAACTTAACTTGTTCTGTTTCAGATGCTCCTAATGGCGAGATTACACTAGCACTATCTTCTGCTAATTCTAGTAATCTATCAGCAGGTAGATATTTCTTTGATGTCAAAACTGTTGATACTCGGGCCGCGAACGCGGTTTCTAGGTTGATTGAAGGAATTATTATTGTTTCTCCATCAATAACTGGATAACAAATGTCAAAAATCACAGTAACCACAACACCTAAAAATCGGATTTCTATAAATACTCAACAGAAAGGTGTAGTCAGGGTTGGCAGCACAGGACTAACCGGAGCAGGTTTAGGTTCAACAAATAGATTGGCCAATATGCTTGATGTTGATGCCTCTGACGCTGATACTAACGAAACATTAGTTTATGATGAAGGAACTGGAAAGTTTGTTGTGAAAGAATTACCTGTCCTCAATGGAGGGACATTTTAAGAATTAAATAACCAGGGAAAATTTAAATGGCTAACACAACAATCCAGATTAAACGCTCTGGCGTTACATCACAACCGGCGTCACTAGCGGCCGCCGAACCAGCGTATTCCTATCTTTCTGATAAACTCTTTATAGGTAATGCCACAGGTTCAGGTGTTATCGCCATTGGCGGTAAGTATTTTATCGACCAGTTAAATGTTGCCTTTGCTGTTGCCAATGCCGCTTATGGTGTTGCTAATAGTTCAACGGTTGCTAATGCCGCATACGATGTTGCCAATGCGGCATTCGGTAAAGCCAATGCGGCCAATGTTCTTGCTTATAATACCGGTATCGGTGCTAATGCCTATGCTACTTTGGTTGGTACATCAGGTAATGCCTATGCTACTTTGGTTGGTACATCAGGTAATGCCTATGCTGATGTAGTAGGTGCGGCATCTAATGCTTGGGCCAATACAGTTGGTACATCAGGTAATGCTTACGCATCCGTAGTTGGTACAAATGCCAATAACTATTCTAATGCTACATTCGTTAAATTAGTGGCAGGTTCACAAACAATCACCGGTGATTTTAGTATTACTGGTAATCTGTTTATTGGTGGCAATACCACTTCTGTTTCAGCCAATAACTTGGTTGTTAACGATCCATTAATTTACTTGGCAAACGGTAATCCTTCGGACATTGTTGATATCGGATTCGTTGGTAGTTATGTTAATGGCACATCAGCACACGTCCATACCGGTCTTTTCAGAGATCATTCTAGTAAGCAATATTACTTGTTTCAAGGATTTGATGCTGATCCAGAGTTGAATAATGATCTTACACCATATGCCAATAATATGGTTAATGCTACCTTGATTGCCGACTTTGTTACAAGCAATCTAACTCTTGGTGGTGCTAATGCTATTGTTTGGATTAAGTCTGCTTACGATAATGCGAATGGTGGTTTTGGTGTTACAAATGCGGCATTCGGACACTCAAATACCACATATGCAGCAGTTAATTCCGCTTTTGGTGTTATTAATGCTTCCTTTGGTGTTGCTAATGCTTCTTACGGACAAGTTAATACACTTGCCACATCAGCAAATGCTTATGCTACTGCCGTCGGAGCAGCCGGTAATGCTTACACAGTTTCAGTTGGAACATCTGGTAATGCTTATGCTTCTGCTGTTGGTACTTCTGCCAATGTATATGCCGCGGCAGTTGGTACATCTGCCAATGCTTATGCTGACATTGTTGGTGGTGCTGCTAATACAAATGCTGCTAATGCTTCTTACCTATCAACAGGAACAGTAATCGTCGCAAGAGGCGGTACTGGATTAAACTCAATTACTGCAAATGGTGTTATCTATGGTAACGGAACAGGTGCTGTTGGAGTAACCTCGGCCGGATCCGAAGGCAATGTTCTACAGGTAAATGCTTCTGGTATACCAGCATTTGGTATGCTCGATGGAGGTACTTTCTAATTATTAACAAAGTGGAGATTTGATTATGGATCAACAAAAATATATTAATACATATGTTGATAAGTCAGTGGGAATGTTACACGAATATGTCAGTATTATTCTCCAGTTACGAACACAACTACACATAGCAAATGACCTGATTAAAGAAAAAGATCAGGTCATTTCCGACCTACAAGAAAAAGCACAACAATTTAATAATGATGCTCAGGAATTGGATACGGCCAAGAATAATGCTCGTTCATGGGAAGATCAATATAATGCTATGAAGAATAAACTATCTCATATGGATACATTGATCAATCAGATCAATGAAATGAAACAGGCATTAATATCAAAGAATACAGAAGCAGATGAACTAAGAAAAAATTTTGATAATGTTAATAACGAATTGATTAATAAAAATAATGAAATCAATAATCTTCGTAAACTAGTTCCCAAAGAAACCACTCCTAAAAAGGCCATAAATACAAAGAGTAAAATTAAACCTTTTGTTATTGAAAATGAAAAACCGGTAGAAGAGACTGACGACTTTTAATGGCCAACACAGTAATCCAATTAAAGAAATCTGCGGTACCAACAGCACAACCGAATGCGGGGTCGTTAGCTAATGGTGAACTTGCTATTAACTATGCTGACGGTAAACTCTTCTATAAAGATTCCTCAGGCCTTATACAACAAATTTCTAGTGGTGGTAATACATTTTCTACCATCAATGCTGCTGGTACATTGCTTGTTTCAGACTTACCTGGTGATATTCTAACAATTGACCAAGGTGATAATATCATCATTGTTCCTGAACCACTTAATGATAAACTAACTATTTCGGCCAATCTATCGCCTGCCAACAATTACGCCGGGGCTATGGCCAACTCGGTCAATGCCTACACATCAACAACATATTCTACACTAACACAATTTGGTTCTGTATTTGGTGTTGCTAATGCAGCGTTTGATAAGGCTAATACAGGATCAACAAATGTAAATACGTTTTCGTCTATTGCTGTTGCTGGTCAAGGTACCATATTAGCCTCATTGGAAGATACTCTAAACTTATCAGATGGTAATGGTATAAATATACAGACAGATCCGGTTACAAAAACAGTTTCATTTGGTATAGTGCCAGGTACATATTCGGGAGATTACGGATTAATAACAGAACCGGTTAATATGATACACGACTACGGGGGTCTAGGATAATGTCCGTTCAGGTACAAATAAGAAGAGGTAATACAGCTCAAACTTCGGCATTTACCGGTGCTGTTGCTGAAATTACCGTCGATACAGATAAACAAACATTAGTTGTTCATAACGGATCAAAGTCTGGTGGATTTCCTCTTGCTCCTAATACCGCTTTTGATGTCGCCAATGCTGCTTTCAACTCCGCAAACAATGTAGCACCTCAGGTTGCCCCCTCTTTTAATACTGCTAATGCTGCCTTTGATAAGGCCAATTCGGCCAATGTCCTTGCCTATAATACAGGTATTGGTGCAAATGCTTATACTGTATCCGTAGGTTCATCCGGTAATAATTATGCTGGTGCTATGGCCAACAGCATTAACGCATACACTACTGCCACTTATGCTACTCAAACAGATTTAAGTACCGGTCTCTCTGCTGGTAATACTTATACAGTTTCCGTTGGAACGAGTGCTAATAATTATGCAGGCGCAATGGCGAATGCCGCCAATGCATATGCAACGGCAACTTACGAAACTCAAATTGTAGTATCAACCGGTCTTGCTTCTGGTAATGCTTATGCTAATTTTGTTGGAACGTCAGCAAACTCTTATGCCAATACTTCTACGGAAGCGGCAAATAACTATGCCGGATTTATGGCAAACGCATCCAATGCCTATGCTGCTTCATTAACACCAGATTTATCTCCGGCATTTAACAAGGCAAACGATGCCTATACACAGGCAAATGCTGCCTATTCCCATGCCAATGATGTGGCAACAGGTGCCAATGCCTATTCCGTTTCTGTTGGCGCCGCTGGTAATGCTTATGTTAATCTATCTACTGGTGCTGCAAATTCTTATACCGTAACAGTCGGTACATCTGCCAATAATTATGCCGGTGTTATGGCAAACTCAGCAAACGGAATTGCTGATGCTACTTACATCAAAAAAACTGCAACTACACAGATAATAACCGGTGATATACAGATTACTGGTAATTTGATACTATCTGGTAATGCTACCCAGATTTCTGCTAACAATCTGTCTATCCAGGATCCTCTTATATTCCTTGCCACAAACAATATCAGCGACATTGTTGATATTGGATTTATAGGTCATTATAACAATGGTTCCGCAAACGTTCATACAGGTGTCTATAGAGACCACGCATCTAAAGAATATTATATATTCAATGGTCTATTCGGTGAACCAGAACTAGTCAATGATATTGTTCCATATGCTAACAATATGGTTAACGCCGTTCTTAATGCTGATTTAAGAACCAGTAATCTAAATCTTGGTGGTGCTAATGCTATTGTTTGGATTAGATCAGCATATGATAACTCTAATGCTGCGTATAACAATGCTAATTCAATTGCCACTTCTGCCAATAATTATGCAGGAGCAATGGCTAATGCGGCTAATGCTTATGCATCGTCTTTAACGCCAGATTTAACTCCAGCATTTAATAAGGCAAACGATGCCTATACTATTGCTAACGGAGCATTTGATAAGGCCAATTCTGCCAATGTTCTTGCTTATAATACAGGAATTGGTAGTAATGCTTATACTAATGTAGTAGGAACATCCGCAAATAACTATGCTGGTGCTATGGCTAATTCTGCCAATGCATATGCTCTTTCATTAACACCAGATTTATCTCCTGCTTTTAATGTTGCTAATGGAGCCTTTAACAAGGCAAACTCTGCTAATGTATTGGCCAAGGCAGCATATGATTATGCTAATACAATTACAGGCGGTGCTGTTGTTTCAGCAACAGCACCTTCATCACCTTCTGCGGGTTCATTTTGGTGGAATACTACTTATGGTAGACTATTTGTTTATTACAATGATGGTAATACATCTCAATGGGTTGATGCTACTGCTACTGCTACTGCTGCAAGAGTAGTAACTACTGATACCGTACCAAACGGTGCGGTGGACGGACAACTTTGGTGGAACTCAGAATACGGTAGATTGTTTGTCTATTATAATGACGGTGATACTAGTCAATGGGTTGACACCAATCCTGCTACGGATATTGGTGGTATAACGGACATTGCAAATGCTGCTTTTGATAAGGCTAATACAGGTGCCACCTTTGCTTATGTAAATACTTCTGCGGCCGCAGCAAATGCTTATACCAATGTTTCAACAGGTGCTGCTAATGCTTATACCAATGTTTCAACAGGTGCTGCTAATGCTTATACCAATGTTTCTACGGCCGCGGCAAATAATTGGGCAAACACAAAATTAGCAAACACAAATGTCGTCCTTGCTGGCAATTTAACATCTACACAAGGTGTTGCTGATAGGATAGGTGATGTAAGAAACTTACCAATTGTAAATCAAACATCATCATATACACTAACACTTGCTGATAATGGTGAGGTTATTTCTTTAACAACTGGTAACGTTTTTGTTACTGCTGGCATATTTTTTCCAGGTAATACTGTTTCTGTGTTTAACAATTCATCGGCAAATATAACCATCACACAGAATACCAGTGTTACATTGTATTCCGCTGGTACTTCTAATACTGGTAATAGAATCTTGCAGCAAAGAGGTATTGCTACAATCGTTTGCGTTGCTGCAAATACATTTGTTGTTACAGGTGCGGGTATGGTTCCATGACGATGATGAGTATATTGGCAGGAAATGCTTTCACTCCATCTGCATCATCGAGTGCTTTTGCATCAGCAACAGGTGGCACTCTGACTACTGCCACTATTAATGGATTTTCTTACAATATTCATACATTTACTACAGTTGGCTCCAATAGCATAACTTTTACGAATGGCGGACCGATAGAAGTTTTTATGGTAGGTGGAGGCGGCGGTGGTGGATCTTTAGGCGGTGGTGGTGCTGGCGGCGCCGTGATGAATGTATCAAACACAATAGCATCAGGAACTTATTCTCTTACTGTTGGAGATGGTGGTGTTGGTGCTCAAGCTTGGTCCGTGTGTTGCCAAAATGGTTTAAATACAACAGGATTTGGTATAACTTGTTTTGCTGGTGGATCAGGATGTGTATATTCGGCAGGTTGTCTAAACACTTATAACACAGCATCACAGGGAAACTTTGGTGGTAGATGTTTTGCGGTAAAATCCTATTCTAGTTCACCTACATCACCATCAATACCCGCCGGTTGGTCAGGAATAGTTTATGCGGGTAATCTTGGCGGAACAATGACCGGTTCTTGTTGTCCTTGTAATGGTGCCGGCGGCGCCGGTGCTGGAGGTGCTGGTTCTAATCACAATGGTCCTCCAAATGGAGGCCCTGGTGTAACTGTTAATTTTACAGGTACATCTTATGTGTGGGCCGGCGGCGGAGGAGGTTCAGGTTATTGTTCTCAAGAAGCAGGTAATGGTGGATCTGGCGGAGGAGGTGGAGGAGGAACAACAACCGCAGGCGCCGTAGGAACCGGTGGTACCGGTGGATTAAATAATGGAAATCCTGGAGTCGGAACAACCGATCCTTCCGTTGGCGGCGCAGGTGGAAATAACACAGGTGCTGGTGGCGGCGCAGGTTCAACCGGTTCAGGTACTGCCGGTGCCAACGGCGGCAAAGGTGGTTCAGGTATTATTATTGTTAGATATAGGACTTCATAATGAAAGATTTGAAAGTCACATTAGATTTAAATACAGAACAATGGTGGATTGAAAATATACAGGACTTCAATCCAATCACAGAAGTTTTGTTCAATGTTAAACAAATAAACAAAGAAACTGTTTTCAACAATCTGAAGTTCGGTTTTACTTTAAAACTCAATGATATCATCATACAATCAATTAGCGAACCATCTGAAGGAATAACATATATCTCTTCTGATCAAGATTACTTAAAATCAATACCTATTAATGTTATCTACAACAGAGAATACGTCATTGACTTGTGGGTAGAAAACGATGGTAAGAGATATGAAAAATCTCATTATATTACAACTCCTAAACCGGAACAACCATTCAATTCTTGGACATGGAATGAACAGTATGAATACTGGGAAGCACCGATAGCAAAACCAGAAAATCAACCAACTTATGTTTGGAGTGAAGATTCTAAAATGTGGGTACCACCTTTGAATTTAGATATGAAAACACCTGAAAATGCTATATGGAATCCTTCAACCAATCAATGGGAGATATTGCCTGATTATGATCTCACATGATGCAAACACTACTTTTTTCTTAACCAAAGAAGAAGCACAAGAGAGATATAACATTTGTAAGCAATGTGATAGTTTTATACCTTTAACATCACAGTGTAAAGAATGTGGTTGTCTCATGAAAATAAAAGCAAAGATTAGAAATTCCGACTGTCCATTATCAAAATGGAAAAACTAAATACTACAAACAAGTAGAGATTAAATGGCAAAAATTAATTTTCCAAGTTCGCCAACTAATGGCCAAACATTCAATCAAAACGGAGTGTATTATACATACGACTCTACTTTTGGTGCTTGGGTAACTGCTCTCGTTCCTAAACCTTTGGATAATAGCAGAAACACACAAATTATCTTTAATGATGCCACTTATGCCAATGGTTCTAACGGTATGACTTTTAGTAAGTCTGCCAATACGGCATACCTTGCCAATGTAGCAGTTACACAGAATGTTTATGCCAACTATTTTATAGGTAATGGTGCCGCACTAACAGGTATTGTTACAGACTTTTCGCCAGCTTATAATACCGCTAATGGTGCCTATAATGTTGCCAATGGTGCCTATACGACCGCTAACGGTGGATATAATGTTGCCAATGCGGCCTTTGGCAGGGCCAACACCGCATTACAGAACACCTCAGGTACCGTATTTACTGGAAATTTCTTTGTTGCCAATAGCGTTGGTGTTGGTAGATCAACCACTGGTTATGCTCTTGATGTTGTTGGTACAGTTAATGCTTCGGCACTACTTATTAACGGAGCAGCCTTATCAGGTGGTGCCACTGTTTCCGATCAAACAACTTCCGCATCAACATTCTATCCTGTAATTACAACCACAACTAGTGGTACAATGTCTGTTGCGAATGTTTCAACTACCAAACTCTACTTCGTTCCATCTACCGGTACATTATCAGCAACGGTGTTCAACTCATTATCCGATATCACATTAAAGACTGATATTGAAGAGATTAACGGAATAGAACTAATAAATAAGATAAACCCAATAGGTTTCAGATGGAAAGAGAATGGCACAAAGTCTTATGGTGTTATTGCTCAGGAACTGGAACAAGTATTGCCGGAGTTGGTTCAGACCAATGAAGGCCTTAAATCGGTTTCTTATACTCCTATGATTGCTATGTTGATTGATACTGTTAAGAAACAAGAAAAACGAATAGAAAAACTTGAACAATTATTAAGTAATCAAAAGTAACGGAATAAGATATGCCAAATTTTAATAGTCCAGAAGGCGAACTAACTGATCTGTTTATGACGGATGTAAGTATCCTGGATAGTTTTGTTGGTAATGAGTTGTGGGGATGGGGACGTAATGGTTATGGACAACTTGGTGACAACACAAGAACCAAAAGATCCTCACCAGTCCAGACCGTATCTGGTGGAACCAACTGGAAGTTCGTTGCTTGTGGTTTTAATTACACCACTACCATTAAAACAGATGGAACGTTGTGGTCGTGGGGAGGAAATAGTTATGGTCAACTAGGTGATAACTCCAGAACCCATAGATCCTCTCCAGTCCAAACTGTATCTGGTGGTACCAATTGGAAACTAGTTGCTTGTGGTAGTTATCACACCACTGCCATTAAAACAGATGGTACCCTTTGGACCTGGGGTCAGAGTATTTATGGTCAACTAGGTGATAACTCAACAAACAATAGATCCTCACCAGTCCAGACCGTATCTGCTGGTACAAATTGGAAACAAGTTGCTGGTGGTTTCAATCACACCACTGCCATTAAAACAGATGGTACATTATGGACATGGGGAGGTAATGGTTATGGTCAACTAGGTGATAACTCAACAACCAGTAGATCCTCACCAGTTCAGACCGTATCTGCTGGTACCAATTGGAAACAGGTTGCTTGTGGTCAACACACTGCCGCCATCAAAACAGATGGTACATTATGGTTGTGGGGACGTAATGAATACGGTGCACTAGGTGATAATACAACAACCAATAGATCCTCACCAGTCCAAACCGTATCTGGTGGAACCAACTGGAAACAAGTTGCTGGTGGTATTTACCACACCGCTGCCATTAAGACTGATGGAACCCTTTGGACCTGGGGATATAATACTGACGGTCAACTAGGTGACAATACAACAACCGATAGATCCTCACCAGTCCAAACCGTATCTGGTGGTACCAACTGGAAACAGGTTGCTGGTGGTCGGTTTAACACTGCTGCCATTAAAACTGATGGTACATTGTGGGGATGGGGACGTAATACTGACGGTCAACTAGGTGATAACTCCATAACCCATAGATCCTCACCGGTCCAGACTGTATCTAGTGGAACCAACTGGAAACTGGTTGCTGGTGGTAGTTATCACACTGCTGCCGTAACCTATACAGAATCATAATAAGAGGAAACAAAAAGATGTTTGTAATCGTTCAAGACAATTTTGTAATAGATGGACCAAGGGATTGGAACAAGAAGAAGTTTGAAGAAGTTCTTTTAGAAGATTGTGAAGTAGATTTCACACTTGAAACCAGAAACGAATCCAACCTTCCAATCGTTGTTTCCGACACTGTTAAGATTCTTCCGGTAACCAAACTTCCTGATCCAGTATTTAATTCCAAGACACAGATTCTTCAAGGGCCATTCTGGAACCTATCAGACACATTGGCCGAAGAATATTACACCGCGCAAGATATGCCAGTGGATGCTGTTAAGAACTTTCTTACCTCTATTGTTGCTAATGCTCGGTATATTAAAGAAACTGCTGGTATTAAAATGACTATTCAAGGAACTCAGGTTTCTGTTGATACTGCTCGTGGTTCAAGAGATATATTCTTTCAGGCATTTTTATCTATTGGTGAAACTGAAACAATGAACTGGAAGTTTCCTGAGACCTGGTTAGAACTCACAAAGAGTGATCTGGGTTTGATTGTTTCTGCGGGTCGTAACCATATTCAGACATCTTTTGATTGGGAGAATGGTTGGGTCAATAGAGTTAGTGCTGCTGTTACATTGAATGATCTTAATACACTTTATAATGAACTGGAAGCGGAATTAAAACCACAGACAAATCCAACAGTATAAGGTCGTATAATGGCATATGGTTCAAATACAAATTATACTATTAGTGGTGTTGATGTAGGTAGACAACTTGTAACTAAAAGTTACTTGATTGATGTTTATCCATCTTTGGTTGGTACGTTTAAACAGGCAGGGTTATGGACCTGGGGGCGTAATGGTGCCGGTCAACTAGGTGACAATACAACAACCGGTAGATCATCTCCAGTTCAAACTGTATCTGGTGGTACAAATTGGAAACTGGTTGCTGGTGGTGGTTATCACACTGCTGCCATTAAGACTGATGGAACCCTATGGACCTGGGGAGGTAATTCTTACGGTGCACTAGGCGACAATTCAACAAACTTTAGATCCTCACCAGTCCAGACTGTATCTGCTGGTACAAATTGGAAACAGGTTGCTTGTGGTTTTTTTCACACTGCTGCTATTAAGACTGATGGAACGTTATGGTTATGGGGAGATAATAGAAACGGTCAACTAGGTGACAATACAACAGCCCATAGATCCTCTCCAGTCCAAACTGTATCTAGTGGAACTAACTGGAAACTGGTTGCTAGTGGTCGTTATCACACCGCTGCCATTAAAACCGACGGAACCCTTTGGACCTGGGGAGCTAATTATTCCGGTCAACTAGGTGACAATTCAACAAACCGTAAATCCTCACCAGTCCAGACCGTATCTGGAGGAACCAACTGGAAACTGGTTGCTTGTGGTGGTTTTCACAATGCTGCCATTAAAACTGATGGAACCCTTTGGACCTGGGGAGCTAATTATGCCGGTAATCTAGGTGATAACTCAATAACCAGTAAATCCTCACCAGTCCAAACCGTATCTACTGGTACAAATTGGAAACTGGTTGCTGGTGGTAGTAGTCACACCTCTGCCATTAAGACTGATGGAACCCTATGGACCTGGGGACATAATGGTTACGGTACACTAGGTGATAACTCCAGAACCCATAGATCCTCACCAGTCCAGACCGTATCTGGAGGAACCAACTGGAAACTGGTTGCTTGTGGTGGTTTTCACAATGCTGCCATTAAGACTGATGGAACCCTTTGGACCTGGGGATTTAATGCTTACGGTGCACTAGGTGATAACTCCGAAACCCGTAGATCCTCACCAGTCCAAACCGTATCTGGTGGAACCAACTGGAAACAAGTTGCTGTTGGTGGTTATTACACTGCCTGTATCCGTGACGATTCAGCAGACATTTTCGGAAACACTATATGATCCATCCTCTTGTGAAGATTATAACCATTGATGGTTTTTTTAGTCAAGAAGAGGCCACCAGATTAGGTGAAATAACCAGAAACCTTCAATACACTCAAAACCAATTAGGTCAAGAGATAGAACATTTCAATATGGTTCCAGAAAACGCCAATGAAATGTTCTCTTTCATTCTAAATACAAAGATAGAGGTGGATGAAGATCGTTCAGGTATATTCAGAAAGCCAGAGTTATTCATACACTTTGAGGAATTTGATACTCTTGATGAATGGGTTTTTGTTTGTGTTCTGGAACATACTATGTTTAATATATATCAGCACGAAAGCGGTGCCAAGAGTGCTTTGGATGGGTATCAGTTTAATTACAGGAACCTTATGGAATGGGGTTCTAATACAAAAGTTTCCTATGAACTATTGCCTGGAGAAGGCGTTCTGTTTAGACCGTGGTTGTTTCATTCGTTTAGTGGTGGTTTAATTCAGATATTCAGATTAAAAGAGAGAGAATAGATGCCAACTTTTTATCAGGTTAACGGTGTATCGTTTGATGATCTGTTTGTAAGAAATGATTCATTCACAGAAGGTGGGTTGTGGACCTGGGGAAATAATGGTCTGGGTGAATTAGGTGATAACTCCAGAACCCATAGATCATCTCCAGTCCAAACCGTATCTGCTGGTACAAATTGGAAACAGGTTGCTGGTGGTGGTAATCACACCGCTGCCATTAAAACTGATGGAACATTATGGTTATGGGGTAGTAATTTTTTTGGCCGATTAGGTGACAATACACAAACCGATAGATCCTCACCAGTTCAAACTGTATCTGCTGGTACAAATTGGAAACAGGTTGCTTGTGGTGGTACTCATACCGCTGCCATTAAGACTGACGGAACCCTATGGACATGGGGACGTAATTATAATGGCCGATTAGGTGACAATACAACAACCGATACAACCTCACCAGTCCAAACCGTATCTGCTGGTACAAATTGGAAACAGGTTGCTTGTGGTGGTAATCACACCGCTGCCATTAAGACTGATGGAACCCTTTGGACCTGGGGACGTAATACTAACGGTCAACTAGGTGATAACTCTTTAACCCATAGATCCTCACCAGTTCAAACTGTATCTGGAGGAACCAATTGGAAACAAGTTGCTGGTGGCGATAGTCATACTGCTGCCGTTAAAACTGATGGAACATTATGGATGTGGGGAGGCAATAGTTATGGTCAACTAGGTGATAACTCTTTAACCCATAGATCCTCACCAGTTCAAACTGTATCTGCTGGTACAAATTGGAAGTTTGTTGCCAGTGGATATTATGCACATACTGCTGCCATTAAGACTGATGGAACCCTATGGACATGGGGACGTAATAATTTCGGTCAACTAGGTGATAACTCTTTAACCCATAGATCCTCACCAGTTCAAACTGTATCTGGTGGTGCCAATTGGAAACAAGTTTCTTGTGGTCGTTTTTACACAACTACCATTAAAACTGATGGAACCCTGTGGACATGGGGACGTAATAGTTATGGTCAACTAGGTGATAATACAACAACCGGTAGATCATCACCAGTCCAAACCGTATCTGCTGGTACAAATTGGAAACTAGTTGCTTGTGGCACTTATTTTACCGTCTCCATCCGAGATCAGTGGTAATTTACAAGACTAAATACCAAAGTTAGACAATTATTTTATGAGGGTTGTTATGATAAAGTTGAACCTTGGTTCTGGTTACAAACATATTGATGGTTATCTAAATATTGATTCGGATCCAAAGTGTAATCCAGATCACTTACTAAACCTTGAAACCGACAGACTTCCCTTTGATGATAACACGGTAGACGAAGTTCTCTGCCACCATATTCTAGAACACATTGGTGATGGTTTCATTCATTTAATGAAAGAAATCTACCGAGTTTGTAAAAACGGTGCTATACTAGACATAGCAGTTCCACATCCCAGGCACGATGTTTTCCTCATAGACCCCACTCATAAACGGCCAATCTACTCTGATACTATTGATATGTTCTCTAAAAAAAGGAACCAAAAAACTATTGAAAATAAAGGTATGGAAACAACTCTTGGTATAATGAATGACATTGACATAGAAGTATTTGCCACTGACTATGTTCTTGATGAATACTATCAAAAACTCTTTCAAACATTACCAAACGAACAATGTGATATAATTGCTCGGTCTTATAATAATGTTATTATTGAAATCCTAATCAAGGCAATGGTGAATAAGTGACAGTAGAATATCCAAACTGTGATCCTCTCGGAACTGCCAAGTTTTTTATCAATTTAAAACAACCTGAAAAGGCCAAAGTTTCCCTTGATCAAGTAAAACCATATTGTCAGACAGTTCAACAGTTAGATGCTATTGGCAAACTCTATGCTGATTGTAGAGAATGGAATGATTCTCTTGAAATTGCCAAGAAGATTCATTCCCTACTTCCAAACAATCAATCCAAATATGATATTAGAACAAATATTGTTCGTTCTTTACTCAATTTAAACAATCCAGAAGAAGCACTAATTTATATCAATATGAATGAAAAGGTGAATCCAAACGATCATCCTAATCGTATGGATAAAGCAATGGCTTTATTTCTACTAAACAAAAAAATAGAAGCCGAAGCAATACTGCGACAAATATTAGAAGAACCACATAATGATGATATTGACACAAGAGTAAAATTTAATCTAGGAACCTATGACATTAGAAATGGTAATTTTAAAGATGGTATCAAAAATTTTCTTCTTCACGGTAGAAAGTTAAATATATGGGAGTCATATACTCTTCCGAAAAATAATTATTGGAAAGGCGATATACAACCTGGTAAAACTATTCTGATGTGTCACGATGGTGGTATTGGTGATGAAATAATCAATATAAGGTTTCAGAAACACATTAAAAAACTTGGTATGAATCCTATTTGGTTTACAGCAAGAAAAGACCTGGCTAAAGTCTTTGAAAGAAATGGATTTACTGTAACAACAAATCCTAATGATTATAAATCTGATTGGTTGTGGTATTATTCAATGACTTCGCCAGTATTGCTTGATGTTGATGAGAATGACTTGTGGGATGGTCCTTATATAGAACCAATCAGAAAAGCAGAGAAACTTTCTGGTAAATTAAAGATCGGCCTAAAATGTGTTGGTAATCCAAAATATGATCAGGATCTAAACAGAACAGTTCCCTATAAAGAAGTTCTTGATATTTTACCAAAAGATGCGACGGTCTATTCATTTCATATTGACGAAGATATTGATGATCCTAGATTGATATCTCTTAAAGATAAGATCAAAACTTGGGACGATACGCTTGACTTTATAGATCAAATGGACTATATGATATCTAGTTGTACCTCAACAGCACACGCGGCATCTGCTATGGGTAAAAAGACTTTTGTTATGGTTCCTATCCTTAATTATTACCTTTGGGCAAAACCAGAAAACCACTCAAAGTGGTATTCGGAAAATACCAGAATAATCAGACAAACAACATATAAAAATTGGTATGATCCGATCAAAGAGTTGAAAGAACTCCTCAATGGTCAATAGAATTGTCAATTCGGTCAATATTAATTTAACTTCCATATCAACGAATGAACCGATTTCGGATGTTCCTTGTGGTTCGTGTAATATGTGTTGTAAGTTGTTATCACCTTTTCTCACAACCGAAGAGATTGCTTCTGGTAAATATCCATTAAGTATAATTAACCCTTCTAATACAAACGAAGGGCCAACGGTGGTTTTGTTTAGAAATATAGAGGGTGGTTGTGGTATGTTAATAGATAATAAGTGTTCTATCTATGATGATAGACCTATTGCTTGTCGGCAATTTGATTGTCGCAGAGGTCATCATCCAAAAACAAATATTGTGGCTAAAGAAAAGTTTGGAATTGATATACAATGAAACACGGAAAAACAGCTGTCTATACAATCCTCAAAAACGAAAAAAAATATATTGAAAAATGGTTATACTATGCCAATCCTTTTGACTATAAGGTTCTTCTTGACACGGGATCAACCGATGGTTCTTGGGAACTATTACAAGAATATGCCTCAAAAGATCCTAAACTAATCATTGAACAAAAAACCTTCGATCCATGGCGGTTTGATACAGCAAGAAACTATAATCTCAACATGGTACCAGAAGAAGTCGTCTGGTGCCTCTCTCCTGACTTGGACGAGTATTATTCCATCAATACACACGATGAAATGGAAGTTATTATATCTGCTGTTCCTGATATTACTTGTATTGCTTCCGATAGATTAGATATTTATTCCCGTGTTGTTCGTGTCGGGCCTCCAAATCTACAAGCAACTAACAAGATTCACAGAAGGCACGATTATATCTGGAAAGAAAGAATCTACGAACACATCTCCTGGAAACATGGTGGGTATGAGAAAGAATTATATTCTGATGATATCTTTCTGGTTCATGATCAAGACTTTAAAAAGAAAGAGAGATCAGAACTCTATATCAGACTAATGGAAGAGGAATGGGCCGAGAATCCTAAAAACTCATGGAATAATTGGTTTCTTCTTTATCATTACTTTAAGTCACAACAACTGGAAAAGTATATTCCTGTTGCTTGTAATTACTTGCTATTTCACACAAAAAAACAAGATAAGAACTATGAGGATGTTACTAATACTCTAAAAGGAATTTTAGCGAGAGAGAAGATATCCGATCAACATAAACATTTAATTGTTGAAGCATTGAAGGTTGCTAGATGAAAACATTTCACTTTCTATCAGGATTACCTAGAACAGGGTCAACGGTTCTTGAATCATTACTCAATCAAAATCCGCAAGTATATGTTACACCAACATCACCTCTACTACATCTATTAAATAAAAATCAAGAAGAGTTTCATCAATGTCCCGAGGTTATTGCTAATCCCGTCTCAGATATGCTTACTAATGTTTCTCGTGGTATGATAGAAGGTTGCTGGGAACACAGACCAGAACCTATCATCATTGACAAGCATCGCGGTTGGGGTAAGAATATGCCGGCGACTACGATTGTTTTTGATAAAGAAATTAAAATGGTTGCTACTATCCGAGACATACCTTCTATAATGGCCAGTTGGTTAACTCTTATTAGAAATCAACCAAACAACTTTATCAAAAGAACTGTTATTGAAAAAGGTTTTGAAGCAACAGAAGAAAATATGATGGCAGAAATGTGGTTTGGTCATGTTCTAGATTGTGTTGAGTCGGTTGCTATGGCAAGAAAGACAGCATCTAATAGAATGTTAGAAATACGGTATGATGACTTTATTAAAGATTCAAAACAACAGATTTCTAAAATTGAATCTTTTCTTGAACTACCTTCTTTTGAATATGATTTTGAAAACATACAAAATAACAACATAAACAATGATCACGAAGCATTTGGATTCATTGATATGCATAAGGTCAGACCAAAGGTGGAAAAGATTGCTAAACATCCAAAAGATGTATTAGGTGATAGTCTTTACAATAGGTTTGTTGATCTTGAAAGGCAGTATTTGAGATGAAAAAGATTTTAATTATGGGACTACCCGGTTCAGGCAAGACGACATTTGCCGAAGAGTTGAGAAAACAACTATTAGCAAAGAGTAGAACTGCGGCCTGGTTTAATGCCGATGTTATTCGTAAAATGCATAACGATTGGGACTTTTCACCAGAAGGTCGTATAAGACAGGCTAATAGAATGAGAATATTGGCCGATGGTATGATGACTGATTATGTTATCTGCGATTTTGTGGCACCAACAGAAGAAATCAGAACACAATTTAAGGCAGACTTTACAATTTGGATGGACACCGAAACAAAATCAGATTATGAAGATACTGATAAATTGTTTGAGCGTCCAACCAAATGGGATTATATTGTTAAGATGAAAGATGTTCCTAATACAGTTAGTCCATGCGTTGAACAAATTCTGAAACTTGGGTAAACTTATGGTCAAATACTTTTCTCGCACAACTGTATGTCTGATACTTGCCTTTAATAATCTCAGGCATATCAATGAACTTAACCGGAACATTATACTTATCAGCAACAATCACTGCCACATCTAAGAATGAAATAGGATGGGAACAACCTAAATCAAAGATACCTTCTTTGGCATTTGTTGTAATAATCTTAATGATATCACCAACCCAAACAAAGTCACGATAGGTATTTTCCGACCCTTTGAAAATCTTAATCACTCCATCATTCTTAGCCTGCTCCGAGAAACGATAGACTGGTGAGGTACAAAAGTCCGATTTCTTTTCATCGGCACCATATACATTGAAATAACGATAACCTGTAATCGGTGCGGTAAAAGATGACCTATTTTCCATAACCCACAAATCAACGGTATACTTAGAAACAGCATAGTAGTTTAGTGGATTATAATCATATGTTTTATTAACCGCCATAGACTGGCCATATACAGAACCAGAAGATGCATAGTGAACAGGAATCTTATGCTTAATGGCCTTCTCAAAAATCTCAACCGATGACTGGACATTCCATCGCATTACCTTCAATACATCTAGTTCGGTTGTATTAGAGATAGCACCTTGGTGATAAATCATTGTAATCTTATCCCACGGTACCTGTTTTGCCAATTCAATTGGGTCACCATCTACGGCATCAAAACCATATACCTTATTACCTTGTTGTTCTAAATGCTTTACAAGGTTTCTACCAATAAATCCTTTATGTCCTGTAACTAAAATCATTGTCCGTCTCCTGGTATAACTCTATAACTATCACTATCATAATGTGTGGTTGATACTTCTATAAGAACCGAATTGTCCTCTAGAGCCTCAATCTGATGTGGTCGACCTGGTTCATTTACCCAAGTATCACCTTCTTTAAGTATAATATTATGTTTAGAGGCATCTTTTGTTTCTATCCAGTGGATTTTAAACATACCGCTTTGAACATAGAATGTTTCATGTTTCTTCATATGGAAATGCATTGACCCTTTTGAACCGGCCTTGTCGTGTATAAGGAGTTTGCCACAATACATTTCATTATTGGCAAAAATGACCTCTCTACCCCATTTCTTTTCAACAGTGTCCATTCAAATGCTCCAATATATTCGTGGTAGAAAATCCTTCAACATACGGTATAATAGTTGTAACAACTGGCCGTCCATTAACATCATATGTTTTAGAAACATAGTCACCACCTTTTGTAATGATATCTGGATTAACTTTCTTGATCAACTCGTATGGTGAATCCTCTTCAAATATAATTACCTCGTCCACACAAGAAAGGGACTCCAATATTAATTTTCGGTCCTCTTGTTTGTTAAACGGTCTATCGTTACCTTTGCGCCTTCTCACAGAATCATCCGAGTTCAAACCAACAATAAGATAATCACCAAGTTCTTTTGACTTTTGTAGATATTCAATATGTCCTTTGTGAATAACATCAAAGCAACCGTTGGTGAATACAATTTTCTTTTCTACGGTTCTTATATCATCCTCAGTTAGTGTATAGGTTCCAAAGTGACTAACCGATAATGCTGCTAGTTTATTCGCCTTGACACAGGCCTTATGTATATCTTCTCCTTTGGCCAGATAATATGTCATAGCGGCAATAAACACATCACCAGCACCCGTAACATCGGCAACCTCTTTATCAATACCTTCTAATTTGATTATCCGACCTTCCTCTACAATAATAGGTCCTTTGCTACCACGAGTAATAACAAAAGTTCCAACATTGTAGAACTTTCTGGTATCTTGATAACTATCACCTACCATAGCAAACTTATGGTATTCTTCCTCATTCATCTTGATAATATCGGCACCTTCATAGTTGACCAGAGATTTCTTTGGATCAACTATTACAATCTTACCCTGTTGTTTTAGTTTATGAATTAGTTGCTGACTTTTAGATAAGACACCTTTATTATAATCGGAAAGAATGACATATTTGGTTTCTTCAGGAAATTCTATTTGAGAGATATCAGCGGTGCTAATCTTATCTTCATCCACACGGAACATAATGTGACCGTTACATACATATCTTTTCTTGACCGAATAATCAAGGGCATCAGAATAGTAATCTACACATACACCAAGGTTTATTAGATTGTTATTAACATTAGAGGCGCCGCCGGCACGACTTTCTTCTTTAATGATATCAAAGATAGGAATGGGAGATTCTGGAGAGAACCGGTTCATTTTTCCATAAATATAGATATCCGATATATGATCACCAATCAATCCGATTTTCATTATATACTCCGAGTTGTCGGACACTGTAACATAAATATATATAGTAGTCAACCATAGGCCAGTGGAATGTCACAATCTAAACCAGCAAATAAAGAAGAACTTAAAGATTTCTGCCTACGTCAGTTAGGATTTCCGGTCATACAAATTAATGTGGATGATGTCCAGGTTGATGATGCTGTTGAACTGGCATTTGAGTATTGGAATGAGTTTCACTTTGACGGAACAGAACGGACATATGTTAAGCACCAAGTAACACAGACGAATAAAGACAATGGATATGTCCAGTTGTCTGATGCTATTATCGGTGCTGTAAGAATTTTCCCTGTTGGTGGCACCAATCAGTCCATGGGTATGTTTGATTTGAGATATCAACTCCGTCTAAACGATTTATGGGATTTGTCATCAACATCTTATACCAACTATTCACTCACCATGCAGCATTTAAGAACACTAGATATGTTGTTTTCTGGTGAAACACCAGTCCGTTTCAATAAGATTAACAACCGTCTTTATATAGATCAGGCCTGGGCCACCGATGTTGATGTTGGTGAATGGATTATTGTAGAGGCTATGGTTATTACCGACCCTAGTGCATATACAAAAGTATGGAATGATCGTATGTTAAAGAAACTATGCACCGCCTATGTTAAGAAACAATGGGGTGTTAATATGAAAAAGTTCGGCGGTATGCAGTTACCAGGTGGTGTCACTATGAACGGTCAGCAAATCTTTGATGAGGCGGTTAAAGAGATTACCGAGGCAGAAACCGAGATTAGAAATACATACGAGCAACCACCAATTTTTCTTGTAGGATAATATGGCAGTCAACGGATACTTCAACAATTTTCCAGGACAAGCAAGAATTAATAATGAACATATGCTCATGGAGGATGTTATTGTTGAAAGCATCCAGGTTATGGGCCATAATGTTTATTATATTCCAAGAGAATCACTTGACAATGTAGATATGATCTTTGGTGAATCCACCAAGGTCAAGTTTAAACACGCTTATCTTATAGAAGCATACCTTGCGAATGTTGAAGGTTTTGAGGGTGATAACGATTTCTTCTCCAAGTTTGGTTTAGAGATTAGAGATACTTCCAACTTTGTTCTATCACGCCGGTCATTTGCCAAATATGTTCCTTCTTCTTTAAGACAGAGGCCACAGGAAGGCGATCTTGTTTATGTTCCAGTATTACATCGTATGTTTGAGATTAAGTTTATTGAAGAAGAATTAATGTTCTTCTCATTAGGCAAGAGAAATCCTTTTGTCTATGAAATGCGTTGCGAACAGTTCCGTTATAGTCAAGAAGAGTTTGATACTGGCGTTGGTGAGGTTGATGAGGTTGAAGAAGAAAACGCATACACCATTAAGATTACACTAAACACAACTGGCACAGGTTCATTTATTGATGGTGAAACAATCTATCAATCACCAGACAGGACATGGGCCAATAACTCGGCATCAGGTAGAATTAAAGAATGGTATGCTGCTAATGGTATGATGTTACTTTATGATGTTGAAGGATCATTTAGTGCTAATTCTAATGTTTATTCTAATACCACAAATGCAGTCTATAAAACAATTATTAGTGCAACTGGTATTGATATTATGACCGATTATAATGACTATGATATGTCCGATAATGAAGATTTTAATGAAGGTGCTACACTTATTCTTGATCTATCCGAACTTAACCCATTTGGCGTCCCATAATGTTACAAAACGCACATTTTTATCACCAACTTACACGCAAGGCAGTCATTCTATTCGGTAGATTGTTTGATGATGTTTTTGTTATCAGAAAGAATAATACCACCGGTAAAGAGGTAGACCGTTTCTTAGTTCCTATCATCTATTCTCCTAAGGAGAAGATGGTTACTCGTTTGTTTTCGGATCCGGATCTCCAGAAGCAACTTCAAGTTGTTTTACCAAGAATGTCTTTTGAGATTACTGGTATTTCCTATGACGCAACCAGAAAACAAAATTCTCTATTAAGATCTGCTAAGTCTAATACATCTACCCGTGTTTCATCTTCATATATGGGTGTTCCTTATGATATTACATTTTCTCTAAACATCTATGCAAGAAACATTGATGATGGCACTCATATTGTAGAACAGATTTTACCGTTCTTTAATCCAGATTTCACAGTAACAACTAATATGATTCCTGATCTAGGATTCTTAAAAGATATTCCTGTAATTCTGAATAGTGTAACAAACAATATTGAATATGAAGGTAACTTTGACTCTGTAAGATATGTGAATTGGACTTTAACATTCACTATGAAGATGCATTACTATGGCCCAATTAGTTATCCAAAGATTATTCGTACCGTTTATGCAAACATCTATAATGATCCTAAATTGCAATCAGGTTATATAACAAGATTGAATGTTGTAAATGCTAATGGTACATTTAAACAAGAAGATATGGTTTATCAAGGTAGCAATTATAGAACCGCAAATGCATACGGTATCGTTGTTAGTTATAGTGCAAATAATTCTAAATTGATATTAGGTGCTACACAAGGTCAATTTGTGGTTAATAATACGATTCGTGCAGTATCAACAAACGGTGTATGCAAAATTCAATCTTTTGAGGCAACACCATTAAAATTGACGGAAATTAAAATCCAACCGGATCCTATTACAGCGGAACCGGGCGATGATTATGGATATGATATTGAGATAACAGAGTGGCCTGACACAGAAACATAAATAGGTTAAACCTTTAACAATTTAATAGGCAGAATTATGCAAGAAGAAATTAATGTAGGTACAGTTGCTAATGATGGTACAGGTGACACGCTCCGAGTAGCATTTATCCGAACCAATAACAACTTTTCCGAGTTGTATTATCACCACGCCAATACAACCGCCAACATTGCCAATCTTACAAATATTGTAAGTTCTTTTGACCTTTCCATTTATACTACACTAAATTCAGCATTTAATGTTGCCAACTCTGCCTATGTGTTTGCAAACGGTGTTTCTGTTAATACGACATCTGGTTATGCTGTTATCAATAGTTCTTTTGGTTTTGCTAATTCAGTTTCTATTGTAGCAAACGCAGGATTTTCGGTATCAAACTCTGCATACGGTATTGCTAACATAGCATTTGGATTTGCCAATGGTGTTGCTACTAATACAACGGCAGCATTTGGATTTGCCAATGGTGTATCAACCAATACAACGGCAGGATATGCTGTTGCCAATTCGGCGTATAATTTTGCTAACGGTGTTTCAACAAACACCACGGCAGCATTTGGATTTGCTAACGGTGTTTCTACCAATACAACGGCCGCATTTGGATTTGCCAATACAGTTAATACATTTGCCTACGGTGTTAATGCTAATTTAACATCTGGATATGCTGTTGCCAACTCCGCGTATAATTTTGCCAATGGTGTATCAACCAATACTTCTGCTGCATTTGGATTTGCTAACGGTGTTTCCACCAACACAACTTCCGCATTTGATTTAGTTAATGTCGTTTTTGGTTATGCAAATACAATCTCGGTCGCAGGTAATGTTAATGCAACGGTAGAACTTATTACAGGTGTTTTTGGTGTTGCTAACATAGCATTTAATACTGCCAATGCCGCTTTTGGAAATGCTAATGCCGTCTTAGTATTGGCATCAGCAGCATTTGACCGTGCCAATCTTTCCAATGATGTTCTTTATGTGGCATCTGCTTTTAATACCGCGAATGCCGCTTTTGGAAACTCAAACGCAATTTTGGTTTTAGCATCAGCAGCATTTGACCGTGCCAATCTTTCCAATGATGTTCTTTATGTGGCATCTGCTTTTGATAAAGCTAACGCAGCAAATGTTCTAGCATATGATACAGGTATTGCCGCCAATAATTATGCTGGTTCTATGGCAAATGCCGCTAATGCTTATGCGGCGTCATTAACACCAAACTTATCTCCTGTTTTCATCGTTGCCAATGCGGCCTTTAATGCTGCGAATAATGCGGTAACAGATTTTAGTCCTGCGTTTAATAAGGCTAATGATGCCTATACTTTGGCAAATAATGCCTATATTTCATCAAATGGTGTTTTACTTGTGGCATCGGCCGCTTTCGCTCGGGCCAATGCTGCCAATGATGTTTTATTTGTAGCGGCCGCCTATGATACTACTAATGCCGCATTTGGTAAAGCAAATGCTGCTTTTTCTAAGGCAAACATAGGTGCCGTATCAGTATCAAATACCGCACCTACTTCACCATCAGCAAATTCCCTTTGGTGGAATCCCGATTATGGTAGGATGTTCATATATTATAACGATGGTGACACCTCACAATGGGTTGATACTAATCGTGCTTCTGACTATTCTAATATGTTTTCTGTTGCTAACGCAGCATTTAACTATGCCAATTCTACTAATACCTTTATCATTGCCAATTATGCTACTCAAACGTCACTATCTACGGCATTTGGATTAGCCAATACTTATGCTGGATCTATGGCCAATTCAGCAAATGTTTATGCTGGATCTATGGCCAATTCAGCAAATGTTTATGCTGGATCTATGGCAAATAGTGTTAATACATTCACCAGTGCTACATATGCCACTATAACAAATGCGGCCGCATCCTTTACAGTTGCTAATGCGGCATTTAATAAAGCAAATACCGGTGGACTTTCCGTCAATACAGAAACATCATCATCTTCAACATATTATCCATTATTTACATCAAATACAACCGGAACTATCGCATATGCTAATATTTCTAATAGTGGTTTATATTTTGTTCCATCAACCGGAACACTGTCAGCAACGGTGTTTAACTCATTATCTGATATAACAGTTAAAGAAAACATTTCACCAATCAATAACGCACTAGACATTGTTGATAAAATGCAAGGTGTAGGATTTACATGGAAGAAAACCGGTCGTCCATCATTCGGTGTTATTGCTCAGGAACTAGAAAAGGTCGCGCCAGAATTGGTAGATCAGGTAGATGGACTAAAAACAGTTAACTATGATGCGATCATTGCGTTCCTTATTGAAGCAATTAAAGAATTAAAAAATAAAGAATGATAAAGGTGTTATACTATGGGCGTTGAAAAAAATCTATCAGATGCTTTGGGCATAGACCACGAAACACCTCCTGCTGAACCACGGCAGGAGGTTATTCCATATGAAGAACCTGAAACTCCTATTAATACAATGCAGGATCAAGAGGATGATTATCGTCTAGCAAGAAGGGTTCTTAGAAATCTTATCACCAAAGGTAATGATGCGATTGAAGAAATTAGCCAGATTGCTAGACAGAATGAAAGTGCTAGAGGTTATGAGGTTGTTTCTACATTAATTAAAACGGTGGCAGATACGACTAAGGACCTATATAATGTTCAGAAGATGACAAAGGACTTAAAAGGTCCTGATCCTGACAGTGATCCACGTAAGAAAAGTGCGGACGCTGGCAATATCAACGTAGAACAAGCCGTATTCGTCGGTTCTGCGGCTGAATTGTTGGATGCTATTAAAAAGAAAAAAGAGCAAGATGGCCCGGACTCCTTACACATATCAGAATAATCCTAACCTCCCTAACGAACAGTATAGGCACGCCTTTACTCAACATGAACTTGATGAATATATCAAGTGTGAGTCCGACCCAGTTTACTTTTCCACAAAGTATATCAAGATTGTTAACGTTGACCACGGTCTAATGCCTTTCAAGATGTGGGACTTTCAAAAAGATATGCTTTCAAAGTTTCATGAGAATAGATTTAGTATTTGCAAACTACCACGACAGGTCGGTAAGTCTACCACATCGGTAGCATATATTTTACATCAAGTTCTATTCAATAAAGATATGATGATTGCCATCCTTGCTAACCGTGCGCCTACGGCCCGTGAGTTATTACAGAAACTAAAACTAGCATTTGAATACTTACCTATGTTTCTTAAACAAGGTATCAAAGAGTGGAACAAGGGTTCTATCTTTCTTGCTAATGGTTCTAGAGTTCTAGCAGATTCCACCTCAGGCAGTTCCGTCCGTGGTTTCTCATTTAACATTATCTTTCTTGACGAGTTTGCGTTCGTACCTAATAACATTGCCGAAGAGTTCTTTAACTCAACCTATCCTACCATTTCATCTGGTAAAACTTCCAAGGTCATTATCGTTTCTACACCAAACGGTATGAACCTATTCTACCGAATGTGGACAAAGGCCGTTGAAAAGTTAAGTGACTATGTGCCTATTGAAATCCACTGGTCTATGGTACCCGGCAGAGACGCAGCATGGGCAGAAGAAACTATCCGTAACACTAGTCAAAGACAATTTGACCAAGAGTTTGGTTGTGAGTTCCTAGGTTCATCTAATACACTTATTGCTGGTTCTAAACTGGCATCATTGGCCATTAAGAATCCTATACAAAGTCAAGATTGCCTAGACATATACGATTTACCACAACCTAAACACACCTATGTAATGTGTGTAGATGTGGCCGAGGGACAAGGACTAGATTACTCTACATTCTCCATCTTTGACGTTACAGAAATACCATATAGGCAGGTTGCTAAATACCGTAACAACGAAATTAGTCCAATGCTTTTTCCGGCAGTCATATACTCGGCTGCTATGAGATATAACGAAGCATTTGTCCTTGTGGAAATTAACTCTATCGGATTACAGGTAGCAGACATTCTACACTTTGAGTTGAACTATGAGAACCTTCTAAAGTTCCAGATAAAAGGTAAACAAGGTATTCAGGCTTCTGGCGGTTTTGCTGCCGGTAAAAACAGACTTGCATTTGGTTTGAAGATTAGTCCTCAGACTAAAATGATTGGGTGTTCTAACCTAAAAACATTGATTGAGTCCGATAAACTTATTGTCAATGATGAACATACAATTTCGGAACTATATTCTTTCTCGGCTGATAAGAAATCTTTTAGGGCCGAAGAAGGTAGTAACGACGACCTTGCAATGACATTGGTTCATTTTGGTTGGCTTACTGCACAAAAACTATTTAAAGAAACCGTATCTAATGACATTAGGTTCGTTTTGCAATCCGAGCAAGCATATTTGCAAGATGTGGAAAATGTACCTTTTGGTTTTATTGATGACGGGTTAAATGAAACAGTGGAAAAAGATGCCAATGGTGACTTATGGAGTCGTGATAGAGAACAATTATATCCATTTGACGATTTCAACTATAGTTGGAACAGTCGCCTATAATTCTGAAAATCAACAAAACAATAAATAAAGGTATTGGAATACTTTACACCATTCCAACCTATAAAAGGAGTAAAAGATGGCATATCAACTTTCACCAGGTGTGACATGGTCCGAAATAGATTTGACGACCGTTGTTCCCGCCGTTGCTACTACTGAAGGAGGTTTTGCCGGAGATTTTGATTGGGGTCCTGTTAATGAGATTAAGACCGTTGCCAATGAAGTAGAACTTGTTCGTTATTTTGGTAAACCAAGTGCTAATACCTTCAAATCATTTTTCACCGCTGCAAACTTTCTAAATTATGGACAGAACTTACGCCTAATTCGTTCTGCCAATACAACCGTTGCTAAAAACGCTACAAACGGTACAGCACTACTTATTAGGAATAAAGATCAGTATGAAGTAGAGTATATGGATCTTTCTGCCGCAAATACAGCAGGTATGTTTGCAGCACGTTATGCAGGCGATCTAGGAAATAGCATTAGAGTTTCGCTTTGGGCTTCTTCTAATTCCATAGCATTTAATAGCTGGACATATGCAGAAGAATTTCCAGGTGCTACAGCAACATCAAACTTTACTGGTACAAGAGGTGGTGCTAATGACGAAATGCATATCATCGTAGTTGACGTTGATGGTAGAATTTCTGGTTACGCTAACACCGTTCTAGAAAAATTTGCCTATGTATCTAAAGCATTTGATGCAAAGAACGATGATGGTTCTTCTAATTACTGGGTAAATATTATTTCTGATAAGTCAGAATACATTTATGCCATGAATCCTGCACAGAACACCACTACACAGGTTGTAGAAACTACAACTTGGGGTTCAACTGCCGCAAATACTACATTTGCTCAGACATCAAATGAATATACAGCAAGACTAGCAGGAGGTTCAGTTGCAGCACCAACCGATGCTGATCTATCTAGATCCTATGATCTATTTGTTAATTCTGAAGATGTTGATGTTTCCTTAATTATGACCGGTGCTGCTTCTCAGACAGTTTCCGAATATATTATCAATAACATCGCAGAAGTTCGTAAAGATTGTGTTGTATTCATTTCACCACTTTACGCCGATGCTGTTAATAACGATGGCGGTGAGGTTACCGATATTGTTGCTTATCGTAACGATTTCCCATCTTCATCTTATGCTGTTCTAGATTCAGCATGGAAGAAACAGTTTGATAAATATAACAATGTTTATCGTTGGATTCCTTTCAATGGCGACATTGCCGGTCTTTGTGCCCGCACAGACTTTGATCGTGATCCATGGTGGTCACCAGCTGGTCTAAATCGTGGTATTATCAAGAATGTTACAAAACTTTCTTGGAATCCATCAAAAGCTGAAAGAGACGATCTTTATAAGAATGGTATTAACCCGATTGTTCAGTTTGCTGGCGAAGGCACAGTCCTTTACGGTGATAAGACAATGCTTGCTAAACCGTCTGCGTTTGATCGTATTAATGTCCGTCGTCTTTTTATTGTCCTTGAAAAGGCAATTTCAAGAGCGGCAAAATACTCACTCTTTGAGTTCAACGATGAATTTACAAGAGCGCAGTTTATAGCCCTAGTTGAACCTTTCCTGCGTGATGTCAAGGGCCGTCGTGGTATCTATGACTTCAAGGTTGTTTGTGACGAAACAAACAACACACCAGAGGTCATCGACAGAAACGAATTTGTCGGAGACATTTACATTAAGCCAGCCCGTGCCATTAACTTTATTCAGCTTAATTTCGTGGCTGTTAGAACTGGTGTTGCCTTCTCCGAAGTTGTTGGCAAATTTTAATAAATAGAAACAAAGGAGAAATCACAAATGGCATTTAATGTTCAACAGTTTAGATCAAGTCTCGTTAATGACGGTGCAAGAGCCGCCCTTTTTGAGGTGATTATGACTTTACCTCCAACAATTGGAATTGGTGCTGCATTAGACCAAGAAGTTCGCTTCAAGGCTCGCGCGACATCACTACCAGGTGATTCAGTTTCTTCAATCTCCGTCAATTACTTTGGTCGTGAGATTAAGGTTGCTGGTACTAGAACATTCCCAGATTGGTCAATCACAGTTATCAATGACGAGAACTTTAGAATCCGTAACAATCTAGAAATCTGGATGTCCGGTCTAAATTCACATGTTGGTAACCTACGTTCACCAAATCTTGTCAATAATGCACAATATCAGACCGATGCTTGGGTTAATCAGTATGCCAAGAGCGGTCAGATCATTAAGCAATACAAGATTGTTGGACTATTTCCAACTGATGTTGCGCCGATCGATCTAGATTGGGCATCAGGTGACCAGATCGAGGAGTTTTCAGTAACCTGGGCATATCAGTGGTGGGAGTCACTATTCCCAGTAGTCACAACCGACTCGGTTGGTGCTATCTAAATACCTCTATAATACCGTGGGGAGAAATCCCCACGGTATCTAATAAAAAGGACAGTCATAGTGAAATTATTTGGTTTTCAAATTGGTGGTGATGATACTGACAAAAAAAAGCAGCAAGAACAGGATGTAAAGAATAAATCATTCACGCTACCTCAAAACGAGGATGGCGCTGTTACCGTTGCTGGTGCTGGTTATTATGGTACATATGTTGACCTTGACGGTACCTTCCGTAACGAAACTCAATTAATCACCAAGTATAGAGAAATGGCCATTCAACCAGAATTGGAAACGGCTATTGATGAAATTGTTAATGAAGCCATTGTTCATGAAGATGATGGACAGTCGGTTGAGATTAATACAGACAAAACTAAACTACCAGAAAATATTAAGAAAAGAATACAAGACGAATTTGAGTATATTCTAAAACTACTCAACTTTGGTAATATGGGCCATTAAATTCTTAGAAGATGGTATATTGATGGCCGTCTATTCTATCATATCGTTATTGACGAAACTAATCCAAATAACGGTATCATAGAGTTGAAGTATATCGATCCTCGTCGTATTAGAAAGATCCGCGAAATCCAAAAGATGAAGGACCCTAATACAGGTATTGAATTAATCAAAAGACATATAGAGTATTACCTTTATAATGAAAAAGGTATGATCGGTGCTGGTACCAATCTTGGTGCTAAGATTGCCGTTGACTCTATCGTAAATGTCAATTCAGGCATCATGGATCCAAAACAGACTATGGTGCTATCTTATATTCACAAGGCAATTAAACCACTTAATAACCTACGCATGATTGAAGATGCCACGGTTATCTACCGTCTCTCCAGAGCACCAGAACGCCGTATCTTTTATATTGATGTTGGTAATATGCCTACCATTAAAGCGGAACAATATGTCCGTGATATTATGGTCAAGTATCGTAACAAGTTGGTTTATAACTCCGATACTGGTGAAATCAAGGATGACCGTAAACATCTATCTATGCTTGAGGATTTTTGGTTACCACGTCGTGAAGGTTCTAAGGGAACCGAAATCTCTACACTACAAGGTGCTATGAACCTTGGTGAATTAGAAGATGTTAAGTATTTTGAAAAGAAACTAATGAAGGCCCTTGGTATTCCTATGTCTCGCCTTGAACAGAACCAGGGTTTCTCACTAGGTCGTACCACTGAGATTAGCAGAGATGAAATCAAGTTTAATAAATTTATTGAGCGTCTCCGTAATAAATTTGCCACTCTCTTTGACGACCTTCTTCGTGTTCAACTTGTAATGAAACGCATTTGTACCGAAGAAGAATGGAAAGAGTTCAAAGAAGATATTTGGTATGACTATAAGAAAGATAATAATTTTGATGAAATGAAAGAAGCCGAACTATTAAATGTTCGTGTTGATACACTCGCTAAGTTGGACCCTTTTGTTGGTAAGTATTTCAGTATTGAATGGGTTCGTAAGAATGTTCTACAACAGACCGATGAAGATATAGAAGAAATCAACGGTCAGATAGAACAAGAGGGTGCCGTTATTGCTCAACAGCAACAGCAACAAATGATTGCCCAGCAACAAGCCGATGCCCAAGCACAACAAGATAATATGGAACTACAGGCACAGCAACAGTTTAATCAAGCCGCTATTCAAGATAAAATTCAAAAAACATTTGGTAATGATGAAAAAGAAATAGTCAATAAAGACCATGAACAGTCTGTGTTGGATAAGAAGATTGAATTGGAAAGACTTAAATCTAAAAAGACAATTAAAGAGGCCAGAAATCTTGGTCTAACATATATTGGTAATAACCAATACGCTAATAATGAAGGACAAGTCACTCATTTAGCACAAAATGGTTATCTAGTTGAAATAACTAAATAAGGATTAGGTTTTGGCAAAAGGTCTTAAAAGTGTTTCTACACTATCAGCAAAAGAGATTGCCGAAAAACACGGTTTATCTCTTGCTTATATCGCAAAGCAAATTGTTAAAGGTGTAAAGGTAGAGAAAGAACACACCAAGTCAACCAGAGAGGCAAATGAAATTGCCCGTGATCATCTTGGTGAGAGACCTGATTACTATATTAAACTAGATAAAATGGAAAAGACTAAAGTTATTAATGAACTAGGTGAGTATGATAATAAAGGTGGTTCACCAGTAGTTGGTGACTTGACGGGTTCATCTAGAAAAGTTTCTAAAGTAGATGAAGGTAAAAGATTAGACAAGGCAAAAAAAGCGGTTATGGCAGGAGTTACTGCTGCTAATATGTATACCTTGGCAGATGTTGCTGGAAGAGCAACGGAGGGCGGACATGGTTCACCTAAAGGGGATATTGTTAGAGCCGCAACAGCATTACCAGGTGCCGCAGGATGGGGTGCTACTGCCGTCCATTATGGTAAAAAAGGTTATGATGCTGCAAAAGAAGTATTAAAGAAAAAGAAATCTTCTATGGAAGAAGAAACCGTTAAAGAAGATTTGCGTAAATGGTTTAGAGAAAAATGGGTTCGCTACGACACAAAAGGAAACATAAAAGGTCCTTGTGCGAGAGAAGAAGGTGAAGGTAAACCAAAATGCAGACCACTTGCAAGTGCCAGAGCAATGAGTAAAGATGAAAGAGCGAAATCCGCAAGACGAAAAAGAAGGGAAGACCCAGTGGCAGATAGACCAGGAAAAGGTGGTAAACCTATTATGGTTAATACCAACGAAGAAACACTTTTAGAAAAAAATGTTCCTACAAATCCTGAGTTGTGGGCTAGAGCAAAGTCCCAAGCAAAAGCAAAGTTTGATGTTTATCCTTCTGCTTATGCTAATGGTTGGGCTTCCAAATGGTATAAATCAAAAGGTGGTGGATGGAAATCTGCTGCTAATGAATCAGTTGATGAAGCGTGTTGGGATAATTATAAACAAGAGGGTATGAAGAAAAAAGGCAATAAGATGGTACCTAATTGTGTACCAGTTGAAGAACAAGGTCAGGTAATGTCAAGATATACCGAAAGACCAACTTACGAAAGTAGAACTACAAAAGGTGATACATTTGGTCAGTCTATTGAACGTGGAATTTATGAAAAGCAAATTGATGAAATCTCCGCAGAGTTAGTCGGCAAGGTTTCTAATGCTCGTTTCTGGAGAGGCGAAGTACCATCTAAGACACTGGCCCGTGCCATAAATAAAAAGTTTATTGAATCTGGTAAGAAAAAAGATGTTAAAAAACAAACAGTAAAAGAGGAAACAATGGATACCAAAGAACAAATCCACGAAGCAATCGGAAATATTATGGAAGAGAATCTCCATGAAATGAAAGAAAACTTCCTTGCTGTTCTACAAGAAAAGGCTATTGAGAAACTTGAAGAACGCAAGAAAGAAATCGCAGCAAATTATTTCGGTCAGTAAGGAGATACGATGAAAACGATCAAGCAGATTCGTGAAGAATACGATGCTAACTTTTTAGATCAGGTAGAATATCTACCTGGTGAAATCGTGCTTGACGAGGCAAAGATATCTCCAAAATATACTGTGCCATCTTCTAGAGAAATGCCTGTTATGCTTATCTTTAGAAGAATTACTTACCGAACATACCCAAATAAACAAACCGTAGCACTATACTATTCCAAGTTAGTTGATAAGTATCTTTCTATCCCATTTGGTCCAGGCGGTAATCTAAATCTTTCCGAAGCACAAGTTGTAGAAGGTAAGATGTTAGATGCTATTAAGGGCGGAGCAAAAGGAGCATTATCTGGTGCTTTAAAAGGTGCTGCGATAGGTAATGTAGCACATCTTCCTGGATCGGCCGCAGGTGCGGTTGTCGGTGGTGCTATTGGTGCTTATAAAGGTGCTAAAAAAGCATTACGAAACGAAGAAGAGATTGATGAAGATTGGCAGTCAGTAAACCGTAAAGATAAGACCGATGGTCTATCTCAAAAGGCAGTTAATGCTTACCGTAGAGAGAACCCAGGTTCTAAATTGCAAACTGCCGTTACAGAAAAGAATCCATCTGGTAAAAGAGCATCCCGCCGTAAATCATTCTGTTCGCGTATGGGTGGAATGAAAAAGAGATTAACATCTGCTAAAACAGCAAGAGATCCAGATTCAAGAATTAATAAGGCACTACGCCGTTGGAACTGTGAAGAAGATTTCCAGATAAAGTTATATGAACTTCGTGTGCAACAAGACGAAGGTGTTATGTGGGATACATTATCTGGTGCTGCCAAAGGAGCATTTGCAGGACGTGCTGGAGGAATACCAGGTATGGCGGCTGGTGCATTAGCAGGTGGTGCTGCCAGTTATTTAAAAAGCAAACTACAACAGAAACCGGAAGACAGTGAAAAACCCGAATCAGCGGAAACCGGAAGAAAATCTGGAGAAAAAATTAGACCAGTTTCTGGTCCAAAAACATATAGTTCATTTAGTAAAAAACCTGAAGGTTCACCTATCACAAAAGAAAAAGAACGTCAACGTGTGATGAGTATGAAAGAAAATAAAATTTCTGACATACAGAAGATGATTAGAGAAGGTATTGATTCTATAGACCTTCCCATTAATGGAAGGCAAGTTACACTAAATACCTCTATGGCAAAAAGAATACTTGAAGTTTACGACTCGGTCAATACCAAAAACAAAAAGATTGTAGAAGGTATGTTAAATGATGACCTAGAGTCCTTCAAGAAACTATTAAACTTTTCAATAAAGGCATAAGTAAATGGCAAACGTAATCACAGAGCAGAAGGTTATCGATAACCACAATAGAGCATTGCTAAAATATGTTATCCGTTTCGATGGGACAACAACTGCCAATACTCTTTTGGTTGATGTATCACAGTTGGCGTATGCCATGAATACTAGTAACAAAATTATGGTTTCTAATACTAATCCAAAAACATCATATCATAACAGTATCAGAAGAATTTTTGGCCAAGGTCAATTCAAATCAGGATTTGGTGTAGCACTTGGTTGGCATTCAGATTCCAATACAGACATTGTTACAATCGGTAGCGGTATTTTTGATTACAATTTTGACCCACAAGGATTAACTGCTGCTATTCCAATGACAGGAGCAAATGCTACAGGCGATATTCTTTTGAGTAATATTGGTAGTGTCGCCTCTGGTGATGCAGTTACCATTTTTATCGACCTTAAGAAAGATAATCGTGATTATGATAACGGTCAGACTGCCGATCCATCCGCATTTAACGTTACAGGTATTCTATAATGTTTCAATTACTAGAACACATTCTCAATAAAGATTATCTTTCTGCCAATGAACTTTTTGAATCTTCATTAGATACAATCGTTGAGAAAAAACTATATGAAATAAAACGCATGATCCAATCTGAGGCTGCCGGTGGTATGTCTAGAGCAGATTTTGAACGCCGTAAAAAAGCAGGATTTATGAAAGCTTCTGATTATTTTGAGGCATTAAAGGCAGCAAAAGAAATTGAAAGAAAAGCAAAAAGTGATATCACACCTGGTATAACCAAAAAGAAAAAAATATCGGAAGCAAATACAGGTATAGGTTCTGGTTCACAAGAAGAATTAGAAAAAAAAGCAAAAAAGTCCGCTGTTGCACTTGGTCAAGCAATTAAAAGTGCTTCAAAAGCACAGGCTGAAAGAGTTAGTCGTGAACAGGCAAAAAGAGCCGCTATGAAGAAAAGTGCCACTAAATCACAAGCAGCACCTGTTCCTCCTTCAGTACCTCAAAAACCTACTTCCGGTACGGTTCCTACAATAGAACCAGAGGTTAGAGTAAAGAAACTTGCTCCTAAATCCGCTGCTAAAACACCAGAAGATAGACAAAAGCAAGTTGCTAAAATAGCAGATATAGCCAAGCGTCTTAAAGCAAGAGGTCATAGCGATCCTTATGGAAAATTAAAAAAAGTATCTCCATTAGGTTATCAAACACATAAAGTCAAAACTGCTATGACAAATATTGGAGACTTTAAAAGAAAAGCAGATTCCAAAGCAGGTCAAATTGCCGGACATTTTGGATCATCAGCAATTTAAAATAACTAAATATACCTAATAGGTTAAAGAAATGAAATTAATTACAGAAGAAATTCAAGATATTCAATACCTCGTAGAGTCCGATGGTAAAGGTGGTAAAAACCACTTTATCACTGGTATCTTTATGCAGGCAGAGAAGCAGAACCGTAACGGTCGTGTATATCCTATGTCTGTTCTTTCAAAAGAGGCAGAAAGATATAACCGAGACTATGTTACGAAAGGCAGAGCATTTGGTGAACTAGGTCATCCAGAGAATCCTCAAATCAACCTAGACCGTGTGTCCCACATGATTACATCATTGAAACCTGAAGGGACAAACTTTATTGGTAAAGCAAAGATTTTAGATACTCCTAACGGTAAGATTGTTAAGAGTTTATTAGATGGAGGTGCAAGTCTTGGTGTATCAACGAGAGGCGTAGGGTCTCTAAAAGCATACAATGGATACCAGCAGGTACAAGACGATTATAAGTTAGCAACAGCAGCAGATGTTGTGGCCGACCCATCAGCACCAGACGCCTTCGTTCAGGGGATTATGGAAGGTAAAGAGTGGATCTTTGAGAATGGTAAGTGGAAAGAGCGTGATTTTTATCGTGCCAAGAAACTTATCACCGAAGCGTCTAAAAACGAAATTGAAGATGTAGCACTGAAAATTTTCAGTAACTATATTTCAAAACTTTGAAAATACTAAATAACAATTAGGATAATAAAGGAGTATCTATCCAATGGCATCACTAACTGAAACTGCAAAGGCAGTTCTAGAAGGTAAAACGCTGGTAGAGGGTATCCCAACCGTTGGTTCAACCAGTGGCGGAGTTTCTAACCCAAACCCAGTAGACCCTTCAACCGCCTCTACAGGCAATGCTAAAACACTACGCCCTGGTTCAAAGGCCAAGGATGAGCGTCACTCACAGAGCGCCGGTTCTGCCGACGTTTCATCATTCTCTGGTGTTGACGACCTCGATGGTGCTACACCAACAGAAACACCTGACGAGAATCTTGGCGCCAATGCTGCTAAGAAAGTCGGCAAGGACACCTCTCGTTCATCTAAATCATCCGTTGCTGCTGATCCAACAAAGAAGCTAAATGCTATGGCAGAAGAAATGGAAGATGAAGGTGAAGTTGTTGAAGAAGGTATGACAGTTGCCGAGCGTTTAAAGGCCCTCAAAGAAGCCAAGAAAGAAAAGGCTGAAAAAGAGGAAGACCACGAAGAAGAAGATGATAAGCACGAAGGCAAGATGGAAAAGTGCGACGAAGAGGTTGAACTCTCCGAAGAACTAGAAGATTTCATCGCCGAGGCTATTGAAGCCGGTCTTTCAGAAGAAGAAATTCTTGCTGCTATTGACGAAAACTTTGAGTTTATCTCAGAAGAAGATGAATCAGAGATTTCAGAAGCCTTAGAGACCTACGAGGTCGATATGGCCGAACACGTTAATGCACTACTAGAAGGTGAAAACCTTTCAGAAGAGTTCCATGCTAAGGCTACAACAATCTTCGAAGCAGCCGTTAAGGCAAAGTTAGAAGAAGAAGTTGCCCTACTAGAGCAGGCTTATGCCGAGACTCTTGAGGAACGTGTTGCTCAGATTGAAGAGGAACTATCTTCACAGGTTGACGAATATCTAAACTACGTTGTTGAACAGTGGATTGAAGAAAACGAAGTTGCTGTTGAGTCCGCTCTCCGTAGCGAACTTACAGAGGACTTTATCTCTGGTCTCCGTTCACTATTTGCAGAACACTACATTGACGTTCCTGAAGAGGAAGTTCAGGTAGTTGAGGAACTATCACAGACAGTTGAAGAACTTGAAGCAAAGCTAAACGAAGAAATTCAGCGTAATGTTGAACTAACCGGTATGCTTGCCGAGTCACGTAAGGTTGAATTGACCGCTGTTGTTTGTGAAGGCCTAACCAGCACCCAAGCTGCCAAACTACAGGCACTTGCTGAAGGTGTTGACTATACATCTGATGAACAATTTATAGAAAAAGTTTCTACACTTAAGGAAAATTATTTCCCAGTGTCGGCTAAGAACGATGCTGTCCTAGACAAAGTTGAGTCAAATGACCCACAGTCTCTTAATGAGAACCTAGAAGGTCCGATGTCTCGCTACGTTCAGGCTCTTGGCAGAAGTCTTCCAAATTAATTTAACTTAAAAAACATAGAAAGAAGGGTAAAACAAATGTATCTTACAGAAAACCTAGAGAAGAAGTGGTCACCAGTTCTTGACCACAACGGTCTCGACACCATTAAGGATTCATATCGCCGTGCTGTTACAGCGGTTATCCTTGAGAACCAAGAAAAGGCAATGGCTGAAGAGTCACGTGCCCTTAACGAAGCCGCTCCAACTAACGCTGGTGGCGGTCTCGGTGCAGGCACCAATGTTGCTTCATACGACCCAATTCTTATCTCACTCGTTCGTCGTGCGCTTCCTAACCTAATCGCATACGACATCTGCGGCGTTCAGCCAATGACCGGTCCAACCGGCCTTATCTTCGCAATGCGTTCTAAGTATAAGACAATGGATGGCGGCGAAGCACTATTTCTCGAAGCAAACACAGCATTTTCTTCACAGAACTCTGCTGGTGGTCTTGCTGGTGCTGTTTCTGGCGTTTCTGGTAACACCAACCCAGTTCTAGACCTTGGCGACTCCGCTACATTCGGTGTTGGTAAGGGCATGACTACTGCTCAGTCAGAAGCTCTCGGCGATGCTGCTGGTAACATGTTTGCTGAAATGGCATTCTCAATCGAGAAGGTTACTGTAACCGCTCGTTCACGTGCCCTAAAAGCAGAATACACCACAGAACTTGCTCAGGATCTTAAGGCAATTCACGGCCTAGATGCTGAAACAGAACTTGCTAACATCCTTTCAACAGAGATTCTTGCTGAAATTAACCGTGAGGTTATCCGCAGCATTTATCGTTCTGCTACAACAGGTGCTCAGTATGGTGTAACAACCGCTGGTACATTCGATCTTGACACAGACTCAAACGGCCGTTGGTCAGTTGAGAAGTTCAAGGGTCTTATTTTCCACATTGAGCGTGAAGCAAACGCAATCGCAAAAGCAACCCGTAGAGGCAAAGGCAATGTCCTTATCGTTTCTTCAGACGTTGCTTCAGCAATGGCTATGGCTGGTGTTCTCGACTACACCCCTGCTCTACAGGCTAACCTAACCGTTGACGATACAGGCAACACATTTGTTGGCGTTCTTCACGGCCGTATTAAGGTCTATATCGACCCTTACTTCGGTGGTTCAGCAAACGGCGACGAACTCGTAACCGTTGGTTACCGTGGTTCTTCACCATTTGACGCTGGTCTATTCTACTGCCCATACGTTCCACTACAGATGGTTCGTGCTATCGGCCAGGATACATTCCAGCCAAAGATTGGATTTAAAACCCGCTACGGCATGGTTGCAAATCCATTCGCAACTTCAAATGCTGATGGTGTTGTTGGTGACCGCAATACTGCTGGTCAGGCAAACATCTACTATCGTATTTTCCGTGTGCGTAACCTCACATAAAATCAATAACTTATACACACTTATAAGTGTATAAGCAAGACTGGCGGGGATTTATTCCCCGCCTTTTTTGTGTCTTTTGGCAAGACCTAAATACCTTGTAAAGAGGTAACCGCAAATGACCACTGAAAGCCTTACATCTAATACACCTGAAAACACATCAATATTACAAAGCACAAAATTTACGTTTATCATTCCTGATAAACCATTCTTAAAGTATTTCTGCCAAACAGTTCAGTTACCTTCTGTAACCACCTCCGAAGTCATGGTACCTACACCATTTTCCAATACATATCGACATGGTGACAAAATGTCATTTGAACCATTAACGGTTACAGCACTTATGGACGAAAATCTTCGTGTATGGGAAGAAACATATAAATGGATGGAATCTCTCACACGTCCATCTTCTTATGATCAGTATGCCAAGAAAACATTAAGAGACGTTCAGACACCTCTATATTTTGATGGTTACCTAACTATTAATACAAATGCGAATAATCCTAATATTCGTGTTAAATTCCACAACTGTCATCCTACCTCAATCGGTATGATTAACTTTGATACCAAGGTTGATGCCGATGTTATTCCTACCGCAGACTTTACCTTCCGTTACGATATCTTTGAGATAGAACGCTTGACATAATGATCTGTTTATGATACATTAAGATGGTTTATGATTCATTTATGATACAAAAGGAACACTATGTTTTTGCGACCACCTGTAACCCTTGACCAGTTGAATGACGAATGGGAAAAAGATTGTAATATTGACCATACCGATATTGATTTGGAGTTGTTAAAGATTTCTTCTTTACATTCCAAGTATTGTCGTATCCGTTCCCATCATAAACAAGTATCCTTTTCCCTAGATGAAAAGTATAGAAACATGAAAGAACTCCGTAGGGAGTGGATTGAAGGTAAATCGGAACAGGAAACTTTGGAAAAGTATGGATGGCACCAGTATCAAGGTCAACCAGTCACCATGCGAACGGCTCAGGAATCTAAACTGGAGCACGATCCAGAACTCACCAAAATACTATTGAAGAAGAAACTACAGGACCTCATTGTAGAGCAATGTGACCTAAACATTAGAGAACTTAATAATAGAAACTTTGCCTTAAGAGGCGTCATTGATGTGAGAAGGTTCCTAAAGGGTAATGATTAGAATTAGCAATAAAGATGAATCCTATATTAGGGTTGATTGTGAAGAAAGCATAGCATGGGAACTCCGTGATGCCTTCTCCTTCCGCCCACCTGGATTTCAGTTTGTTCCGGCCTATAAGCAAAAACTTTGGGATGGATATTTGCGCCTCTACGACACCAACAAAAGACAAATCTACCGTGGTCTAGCACCACAAGTTATGGAATGGGCAACTAAAAGAGGTTATACTTATGAATATGAAGATGAATCCTATGACACCGATTTTTCATTGGAAGAAGCCAATCAGTTCGTTGAGGTACTTAATCCAAAATACCCACCCCGTGACTACCAACTTAATTCCTTCGTTCATGCGATACGTTCTCAACGGCGTATTGTATTGTCACCAACTGGGTCTGGTAAATCTCTATTACTATATCTCATTAGCATGTATCTACTCCGGCAGGGAAAGAGAGGACTACTAATCGTTCCTCGTTCGGCCTTGGTTGAACAAATGTTCTCCGACTTTCAAGACTATTCTTGTAACAATGGTAAAGATATGTTCAAGTATTGTTGGAAAGTATATTCAGGTAGAGATAAAGACTCCGAGCATCCAATCATTATCTCCACTTGGCAGTCATTACAGAGAATGCCTAAGGAGTATTTTGTAAAGTTTGATTATGTAATCTGTGATGAGGTTCATCTGGCACAAGCAAAAGCCCTATCTGATATTGTGACTAAGTGTACCAATGCCCAGTATAGACTTGGTGTTACCGGTACCTTATCTGGTGCCAAGGCACATGAATGGGTGCTAGTTGGTTTGTTTGGACAAATCTATAAGGCCACTACCTCAAAAGAACTAATGGATAAGAAGCAACTTGCGGAACTCACCATTAAATGTCTGCTATTGAAATATAGTGAAGAAGAATGTGAGTATATGAAACATGCTACTTACCAGCAGGAGATTGAGTATATCATTTCCAATAAGGCAAGAAATAAGTTCATATGTAATCTTACCCTCTCTTTAGATGGCAATAGTCTACTGCTATTCAACTATGTTGATAAGCATGGCACCGTCTTATACGACATGCTAAATAAGAAGGTTAAAGAAGGTCGAAAAGTATTCTTTATACATGGAGGAACAGATGTTGAGGATCGTGAACAGATTAGAAAGATTATGGAACAAGAAACCAATGCTATCATTGTTGGTTCTATCGGCGTTCTCAGTACCGGCACTAACATCGTGCGACTCAATAACATCATATTTGCATCCCCAAGTAAGTCCAAAATTAGGAATCTACAGTCAATCGGTAGGGGCCTCCGTGTTAATGACACCAAACAATCCGCCACTCTCTTTGACATTGCCGACGACTTTAGCTGGAAAAAGAAAGAAAACTTTACTCTTAAACACTTCTTCGAACGCCTCAAAACCTACACAGAAGAACAGTTCAAGTTTAAACTCTACAAAATCCAAATCAAAGACTAAGAGAAGATAATGAATGATGTAAGTGAAGAACCATCTGTCAAATTTATCCGATTAAACAACGGTGATGATATTATAGCAGAAGTGGTAGAGGTAGGTGATGATACACAGACCGATTATATGGTAATTAATCCATTAAAAGTAGTTTATATACCTTCCCAGAGAGGTTCATCGTATCTACAAGTGGCATTTATGCCTTGGGTTTTTACCAAAATCTGTGAAGAACAGGAGTTTCTAATTCATTCAGATGATATCGTTACCATAGGTAATGTAAGTGAATATATGTTAGAATATTACTGGAAGAATATGGATTACTTTATTACTTCGGAAGATTCAACAGTGGTGAGTGAAGAAAAACCAGAACCAGAAGAAACAGAACCAGAAGAAACATCTTTAGAAGAACTATTAGAAGCAATCAAATCATCAAGAAGGACTTTTCACTAATGGCAACCATAGCAACTAACGAATACCTTACACTAGATGATGCTGAACTTGTAGATGATTTCGGATTTACCTTTGGTAATGAGGACGATATCGTTGCCGAGGCCATCGCACCAGCATCCGACGAGATTACAGACCTTAAGAAAAGACTAGAGGCCGTTCGGAAGATTTATCTACCTCTCCTTGAAAACCTTAATAAGAATTCCGACCAACCTATCATTAAGTGGCCAAATCGTGGTCCTATCCTTACAAAGCAGATTACAAAGTTAAAAATGCTCACCGAACCAGGTTTCGTTAAGTAGTTGCTTCGCAACTGTCTCGCTACGCTCGACGGGTTGCTTTTGGTTAATATTGGTGGTGGTTTTCTTTCCAAGATTATACACACAAAACTGGAACCTTGTCAAGCCCCGGAATGAAAAAATCCGCCATTGACAATAACTTTTTTTTATTATATAATGTATCCAATAACTATAAGAGGATTGTTATGGCAAAGAAACCCAACCACTATGTAGATAACCAAAAGTTTTTAGCAGAGATTATTGAGTATAAGGACAAATGTAAAAAGGCCGCAGACAACGGCCTAGAAAAACCTCGGGTCTCAGAGTATATCGGATCTTGTATTCTATTGATTGCTGAAAGACTTAGTACCAAACCTAGGTTTATGAACTACTCATTCCGTGATGAGTTGGTTTCCGATGCCTTAGAGAATTGCTTTCTATACTTTGATAATTTCAATCCAGAGATTAGTCAGAATCCTTTTGCCTACTTTACACAAATCATCTACTATGCCTTCCATAGACGAATCTCAAAAGAAGAAAAAAATCGTTATATTATTTACAAAAAATTTCAAGAATCCGTCCTACATACCTCAGATGCATCCTTGATGATTGATGCTGATGATAATCACTTGATTTCCTCCGCAATGTATGATAACCTAAATGACTTCATAGGAAAGTTTGAAAAGCGAGAAGCGGAAAAGAAAGAGAAACGCAAGCAGGTCAAACAAGGATTAGAAAATTTTACCGAGGAGTGAAAACAATGAAGGAAGAGTTTGACGTACCTTTTCAAGTTCAGATGGTGATTGACTCACTAAAGAACAAGAATGAACGACCAACTATTCGTGGTAATTACCGTATGCGATTAGATGGTATTCGTAAGGCCATTGATAATGCGATTAATGAATATGATACAGAAATGGGAACGGCAAGTACCTTTGGTCGCCGTAAGTCCAATGGATCTAGATGATATCGTAAAAGAGGTTGACCAGCAGATTGAATGGTTCTGTGATAAGGTTATAGAGCCATATCCTATACATCGCAAAGATAAAGAAAAAATCTTTGAACGGATGAAAACCTTAGGATGGATTCGGCAATCAGAGATTGATACCTATAATGAAATTACCAAAGAAGATTGACGAGGTCATTTTTTTAGTATATACTGTATCTAAGAGTTTGTTACTTGAACTAAAGGATAGATTATGGCGTTGATTGCTATGCCGACTGATACACACGCCGGAGTAAGAAATGACAATCCAGCGTTTCAGTTGTATCAGAAGAAATGCTGGAAGTGGTTCTTTGATTACATTGATGAACATAACATTAAGCATGTTGTTCATCTTGGTGATATCTATGACCGCCGTAAGTATGTGAATTTTATGTCCGCCAAGAGACTGCGTGAGGATTTTCTTGAACCTCTGGAGGAACGAGGCGTTGAGACACATATTATACAAGGCAATCATGATTCATATTACAAGGATACACACGAGGTTAATGCCTTAGATGAACTTGTCGCAGGAAAGTATAGGTATATTAGGACTCATTCTGTACCTAGCATTATCAATATTGATGGGTTGGATATCCAAATAATGCCTTGGATTACCGACAGTAATCGTGAAGAGGCATTTGAAGCAATAACAAAACCAAGAGCGCCAATACTAATGGGCCATTTAGAATTGAATGGTTTCCAAATGCATAGAGGCACTATTTCAGACCACGGAATGGATAGAAATGTATTTGATAAATTTGATGCGGTATACTCGGGACATTACCATCATCGTTCTACTATTGGTAATGTTTCTTACATTGGTGCCTTTGCTGAATATACTTGGTCTGATTACGACGACCCTCGAGGATTTAGTATATTGGATACTGAATCACGACAAACCACCTTTTTAAGAAATCCTTATAGGATGTTCAGACTGGCCAAGTATGATGATGTTGCAAATCCTAATATCATTGAGAAGATACAAAATACTGACTTTTCAAAATATGCTGACACTTATGTTAAACTGGTTGTTGTTAACAAAAGTAATCCGTATGCTTTTGACTTGTTGTTTGATAGCATATACAAGGCAGGGCCTCTTGACATTACTATTATTGAGGACCCTACGGTTTTATTAGATAATGAAGAAGAAGCGGAAGTTAATGAAGCGGAAGATACCGCTACTATATTGAGAAAGTATATTGGCGGTCTTACTTTACCAATAGATAATGATAAAATGAAAGAGTTCATGCTTGATGTTTATCAAGAGGCCCTTCAAGTGGAAACTGTCTAAATAGTATAATATGTATAGGAAGGTTTATGAATATGAAAAAATATTTCCCTTGGGTGCTGTTGATTGCCGTTACTATTGGTCTTGCAATCTTTATGATGGAAGGCCAGGGAAAGAAGGCAGTTGCGGATGTCAACTTTACAGATTTTATTGCTCAGGTTGACCGTAATAACGTTCATGACGTTATCATTAGTGGTTCACATGTTGTAGGACATTTTAGAGATAGTAATAGGGTTTTTACAACTACTATTGCAGGCATTTCATCACTATTACCTCGGTTAGAGGAACATAATGTTAACATTGAGATTAAAGGAGAAGGTGAGGATTCTTTCTGGACCACACTCTTTCTTAATGCTTTCCCTATGTTTATTTTTATTGCTGTTTGGATTTACTTTGCTCGTAGAGGTACCGGCGGCCCTGGTGGTATCTCCGCATTTGGTAAGTCAAAGGCCAAACTACTAACAGAGGCCACAGGCACAAAGACATTTGAAGATGTTGCTGGTGTTGATGAAGCAAAGGAAGACCTACAAGAGGTTGTAGAGTTTCTACAGGATCCCGGTAAGTTTGAACGTCTCGGTGGTCGTATTCCAAAGGGTGTTCTACTCGTTGGTCCACCTGGCACAGGTAAGACATTGCTTGCCCGTGCCGTTGCTGGTGAAGCAGGTGTTCCATTCTTCTCTATCTCTGGTTCAGACTTTGTTGAAATGTTTGTGGGTGTGGGTGCTTCCCGTGTCCGTGACATGTTTGAACAGGCCAAGAAAAACGCACCATGCATTATCTTCATTGACGAAATTGATGCCGTTGGTCGCTCCCGTGCCAATGGTATCTCAGGTAACGATGAAAGAGACCAGACACTAAACGCCATGCTGGTTGAAATGGACGGTTTCAATGATAATGAAGGTATCATTGTTATTGCTGCTACAAACCGTGTGGATGTTCTAGATGCTGCATTAACACGTCCTGGTCGTTTTGACCGTCAGATTCAGGTTCCTAATCCTGACTTTGTTGGTCGTGAGAAAATCCTTAAAGTTCATTCTCGCAAGGTTCCAATCGGTCCTGATGTCAACCTCAAGACAGTTGCAAAGGGCACACCAGGGTTCTCTGGAGCAGACCTGGCGAACCTTGTAAACGAGGCCGCACTACTAGCAGCAAGACGTTCAAAGCGTATTGTTACTGCTAAGGAGTTTGAAGATGCCCGAGATAAAATCCTCATGGGTGCCGAGCGCCGAACTCTATTGATGACCGAAGAAGAAAAGAGTATGACTGCCTATCACGAAGCAGGTCACGCCCTTGTCTCTATGCGTATGCCTGCATCCACCCCTATTCATAAGGCAACAATCATTCCTCGTGGTCGTGCATTAGGTATGGTTCAGTCTCTACCAGAACGTGACCGTATCTCTATGCATTATGAAGAAATGATTGCTCAACTTGCTATGGCAATGGGTGGTCGTGTAGCAGAGGAATTAATCTTTGGTAAAGACAAGGTATCTTCTGGTGCTTCTGGTGATATTCAGCAAGCAACCCAGTTGGCCCGTGCCATGGTTACCGAGTATGGGTTCTCCTCCAAGTTAGGAAGAATGGCATATACAACACCTAATGCTGATATGTTTCATACACCTAAGATTTCGGAGAAAACACAAGAAACGGTAGATAAAGAAGTCCTTAAACTTGTAGAAGAAGGATATGATACTGCTAAGAAAATCTTGACGGATGAAAAGAAACATCTTGACACAATAGCAAAAAGTCTGATAGAATATGAAACTCTATCAGGTAATGAACTCAAGGACTTGTTAGAAGGAAAGAAGCCAACAAGAGATTATTGATGATTACTTTTCATTATGTCAAGTGGAAAAACTTTTTATCTGCTGGTAATAATTTTACTGAGATAGAACTAGACACACACAAGAATACCCTTATTATGGGACACAATGGGTCGGGGAAGTCAACCTTCCTCGACGCATTAACTTTTGCTCTATTCGGCAAACCTTTTCGTAAGGTAAACAAGGGTAATGTCGTTAACTCTATCAACCAAAAGAACTGCGAGGTTCAGATTGAGTTTACTATTTCCAATAAGAGATACAAAGTTATTCGTGGTGTAAAACCGAACATCTTTGAAATCTTTTGTGAAAGTGTTATGGTGAATCAAGATGCGGCCGCCAAGGACTACCAGGATTACCTTGAGAAGCACATTCTCAAGATGAACTTTAAATCATTCACACAGATTGTTATTCTAGGATCGGCCTCGTTTACTCCGTTTATGCAACTATCTCCCAATGACCGTAGAACTATCATCGAGGATCTTTTAGATATCCAAATCTTCTCGGCTATGTCTACTGTTGTTAAGAACCGATTACAATTGAACCGTGAAGGCCTAGAGAAGAATAGAATTACACTTACCAGCAAAGAAGAAAATAAAACTTACATTGAAACTACCTTAGCATCATTAAGAGTAAATAATGAAGATAAACTTTCTCAATTGAGAGAAAAAGAACAGGAACTAAAAGATAGTTTAGTTTCCGAAAAATCAACAATTTCCCAGTTAGAGAATCAAAGAGATAAAATTTTAGAGAATGGTATTGACCTTACACCATTAAAGTCTAAGCATTCCAAACTAATTGGTTTCAAGGCCAAAATGGAAGGTAATATTGAGCGTATTCAAAAAGATAACTCGTTTTTTGAGACGAATGATACTTGTCCCACTTGCCGTCAGAGCATTGAAGAATCATTCAAAAAAGAAACAATCAATTCTAACGAAAAGAAGATTACAGAAATTGATGATGGACTAAATAAGGTTTCCGAACAGATAGACTCAGTTCTAGCCGAGATAGAGAAAATAGATGCTGTCCTCCGAGAGATCAACCAAATTAAAATGGATCTTTCATCTGCTAATTCTACCTATAACAATATCTCTAATAATCTTAAACAAATTGTGGGTCAGATTGAGACCTTCGCAGGATCAGACAAGACAACACAAGATAGCGAACGACAACTTGAAACCGTCCAATATGATATTTCCACCCTCGAAGAAGAAAAGAAGGCCCTTCTAGATGAAAGACAATATGTGGATTTGGCAACAACTCTTCTTAAAGACGGTGGCATTAAGACCAAGATTATTAAACAATATCTACCTATCATCAATAAGCATATCAACAAATACCTGGCCAAACTGGGTTTCTTTGTTAACTTTAACATCAATGAATCCTTTGAAGAATCTATCAAGTCTAGATACAGAGACGAGTTCTCCTATCACAATTTCTCCGAAGGTGAGAAGTTGCGAATTGATTTGGCCATTCTACTGACATGGAGACAAATTGCCAAACTAAAGAACTCCGTAAATGTTAACATTATTGTGTTTGATGAAATCCTTGACCGTGCTATGGACAATACTGGCATTGACGAGTTTATGAAGATTATGTGGGATGACCTGGGTAAAGATTCCAATGTCTTTGTCATTTCTCATAAGGAAACTATGACCGAAAGATTCCAAAGGACTCTTCGTTTTGAAAAGGTGAAAAACTTTAGTAGCTTGACAAAAGAGACCTGATAGTCTATGATATAGACCGTCGAAAGGAAAATCTATGTTCAATAAGGAAATGATCCGAACATTGGCTGAATCCGAACGAATGATGGACCGAGGCGAAACTCCATTTGTTTGGATGATGTCTAATGGCGGACAATATGAACGAATGGCCGTTGCTCCTCAAATTATGGAAGAATTAGGATTAGAACAAGGTCAAACAATTAACACTATCATACAGGATGCCATAGCACAACTATCTTTACAATTACTTGCTGAAAGATTGGATAAACTTGTTGAACAGGCACAAGATAGTTTACTAGATGAAAACTTTGACTTTCGTAAGGAGATGGATAAGTGATTACTATTGTATATAATACACAGTATGGTTATCAGACATATAATCTAGATAATCTTTGGACTGGCCTTTTGCAAATGGGTGATGTGAATGTTAACCTCGAAACAAATTGAATTTTTCTTTGAGTGGGTTTCTACCTTCATTCTGTTGGCAGGTGCTGCTCTAACATCTTTAAACATCTATCCTATGAATGTCTTCCTTTCATTGGCAGGCAATCTAGGGTGGTTAGTAGTTTCTCTAATGTGGCGTAAGCCCTCACTAATAGTAATCCAGTTAGTGATATCCTTTATCTATGTTGCTGGTCTAATCGATAAAGGAGTTATTCTATGAGATATAATCACTGGTTCTGGAATAGTAGATTTATGAATTGCGTGGCCCGTTTATTCGTCAATGCTAACAACTATATCTGGAGTAAGCAGTATGGCAAAAACTGATCCATATAAAACACATAGTTATTCCCAAGATTACATATTGATGACTGCCTTTCAAACAGAAATTAATAGCTTGACAGTCCGCAAAAATAATGATAATATAACACCTATAGTTGAAGAATACCTTAGAGACCGTGTAAAAGAGATTAAAGAACGATGGAAGTAAATGTCGGCGACTTCTACTACCATAAACATATGTATCAAAAGTTCCAAGTTATGGCGATTGATAGTAATTATGTATGGTTGAAAAGTGAAGAATATTACCTCACTACAACTATAGGCGAATTGGAGAAAGAAAAGGCACCACTGCCTTTACCTGATAATGGAGTTAAGTGATTGGCAAAAAGTGAAGATGAACTAAAAGATGTTGAACGCCAGTGGGATCAGTTTCAAGAAACATTTGTAGCACCAGAGGCCCTTAATGATGACCAACTAAAAAAGGCCGTCGTTGAGGACCTTACAAATGTTTCCGCAATGACTGTAGAGGAATATACTCTCTATCAAAAGTGGCTTGAAATTCATATCAAGTATCCTACACATGAAGCTCTATTCGGTACCTGTTTACAAGATGGTGAACAGGAACTTGCAATCAATAAGATTAAAGATAACATCTGGATTCCTAATGATCCAATGGACTATGCGAAACTGAAACCAGTCCTTGTATATACTCCTGAGTTTGATATGCAAGACACTTGGAACACTATTCGTAACTTTACCTCAACTATGAAGAACAACTCCAACATCGGCCGTAATTTATCTTATATTGTGCAGGATGATGTTACAGGTAAATATCTTGGTGTTATTTGCATTTCATCGGACTTTCTTGATCTTACACCAAGAGATAACCATATTGGTTGGTCCCGTGAGGTAAAGACTAATCAAGGTATGATTAATCACACGGCCATTGGTTCTACTATTGTGCCTTTACAACCTCTTGGTTATAATTATACAGGCGGTAAACTTTTAGCATTACTTTGTCTTTGTGATAAGGTACAACAAGATTGGAAAAAACAATATGGTGATACACTCATTGGCGTTACTACTACATCATTATATGGTAAGTCTAAAACTAACCAGTTATCGCAGTATGATCGCCTACAACATTGGAAGAAAATGGGCTTCACATCAGGCTCTGTCTCTTATGAAGCAAGAAAACCTACTGTAAAATTAATGCTTGATTGGTTGAAGAAGAACCATACAAGGAAATACTTTGAGTGGTATGTTGCAAAGAACCTTGACGGTATGCCTTACAAAAGAGACCACAAGAACCGATCCTATACATTTATGTATTCTCAGTTAAATGTTCCTAAAGAGTTGATTAGATCCGAGCACGCCCGTGGTATCTATTTCAGTCCTTTATACACAAACACAAATGAATTCCTACGTAAGGAAATTACCGAAGATAAACTTGCCAAAGCATTTGATTCCAGTTATGATGCACTGGTTGGTCTATGGAAAGACAAGTATGCAGCAAAACGGATCAAGTCCTTAGTTGAACAAGACCGTGTTTCTAAGGAAACTCTTTTCTATGATGACCTAATCTATATGGATTGGCAACAAACTAAAGACAAATATCTGGGCCAGGTTGGGAGATAAAATGGCACACTATGATCTTTTTGACGGTAGTATAAAACTAAGTGAATTTGATCTTGCTAAAGAGGTTTATATTTCTTTGGAAAGAAAAGAACTCATAAGAGTTACGGGTGAAAAAACAGAGAAAGGAGTTTCTCTAAGTGTGGGTTTAGATGAAATTCCTCAAGTTGCAGGAAATTATCTGATATATTATAAGGATAGTTTCAATCAATATATTTGTGTATATGCTGGAGAATCAAATTCAGAAGAAGGAGGCCTGCGTTACAGAATATATAGATTTGTAAAAGAATTGGCCGACATGTCGAGAGATGATGAAGGACATAGTGCCGCAAAGAAAATAAGACAATTAGGATTACTTAGACATGATGATGATATCTATGTAAGATATATAACAAAGTTGGAAATGTATTACATCGTTGCAAGTACCTTATGTAATCATTTGCATTTGGTGTTGAGAAATATTGATGAGTGCATTGCCCATTTAGCCGGTGCAATCTTTAATAAGAGAGTGAAAAAGGCATGAAATATACACCAACATACTTTAACTTTGATGGATTAGAATTTAAACAGGAAATATTGGAAATATTCCTTACCGTAGCGGTTGTTTACATTCTAATATTCACTACCGCCTGGGTTTACAATCGACTAGACCGCTAACCTACTGATTCCATTTGGACTTGACAAACCAGTTTCGATTTGCTATAATACTGAAAATCGAGAAAGGTTATCAATGAAAACGGAATCACAGTCTCTACTAGCTAAACTGCTGGCTACGGAAAATATTACGGTTCAACAAACACCCGGTATTAAAACGGCAATGTTTGACCTCAAGAACCGTGTCCTTATGATGCCTATTTGGGCAAATGTTTCTAAAGACCTTGAGGACCTTCTCCTTGGCCATGAGACTGGCCATGCTTTGGATACTCCTGTCGGTGAGTATAAAGAAGCAATTGAAACTATTACAAAAAATGTTTTCGGTGATGAAAAACTATCAAAGCGGTTACAATCAACCGTCGGCGGTTTCCTTAATGTTATTGAGGACGCCCGTATAGATAAACGCCAAAAACGCCGTTACCCTGGCCTCCGTAAAAACTATCTAATCGGTTATAAAGAGTTAATGGACCGTGACTTCTTTGGCACGGCTAAACGGGATGTTAATTCCATGACCTTTATTGACCGTGTTAACCTTTATTTCAAGGGCGGTTCTATTCACCTTAACCTTGAGTTCTCTCCCGCAGAAAAGGTTTTCCTGCGTCGTATTGAAAGCCTAGAAACATTCCCTGAAACCGTTACACTAACGGAAGAAATCTATCGCTTCTGTAAGGAAGAGTTAGAAAAACAGCAGACAATGGAAAACGACCTTTATGAAGGCGAAGAAGAAGAGTATTATGATGAATATGATTCCGATAATGATGGTGACGGTGATGTTACTGATGAAATGGAAGATGGAAACGATGAAGGCCAAGACGGTCAAGGTGAAGGTGATGAAGAGGACAGCAAGTCCGATGGTGAACAAGGACAAGGTAATTTAAAATCCGAAGGTGATAACTCTGCGGCTGCTGGCCTAGAAGGTTCTCCTTCCCATGATGATGAGATAGCACCAGAGTCCAAGACTGATGCCGCCTGGCAGGAAAAAATCCAATCCCTTGTTAAGGATGAAAACAACACCTATGTTTATGTTAATATGCCTAAAATCAATTGGGACAAGGCAGTAAACGACTATAAGGTTGTCCTTGAGGACTGGAAAAACTCTATTGATAAACCTAACTGGAATGGTGTAACAAAAGACCAATTAGAAATAGCCCGCAAACAGTTTACACAATGGCGTATGAAGGAAAAAGATAGTATCTCCTTTATGGTCAAAGAGTTTGAACAGCGCAAGGCTGCGGAAATGTATAGTCGCACCCAAGTTGCCAAGACTGGTGTGATTGATACTAACAAACTCCATACCTACAAGTTTAATGATGATATCTTCCGCCGTATTACCACCATACCTCAAGGTAAGAACCACGGTTTCATTATGTTTCTTGATTGGTCTGGTTCAATGAATTATGGATTAAAAGACACGGTTAAACAATTGTTGTCGCTGTGCCTTTTCTGTAAGCAAATCCAAGTTCCTTTCGAGGTCTATGCTTTCAAAGATTCTGGTACTGATAATCCTTTTACTGCTATCGGTCAAAATAATGTGTTGAGATTCGGTAATGTTGTTCTTCGGAACTTTATCTCCTCCCGAATGAAAACCGAAGAGTTCAACTTCGCCGCATCCGTATTGTGGTCAATAGGTATGGGTGGTAATATTTCATCTGATGGTATGGGTGGTACACCTCTTAATGAGGCAATCATTATTGCTCCTCATATGGTTAAAGAGTTCCAACGCAAGAATAAACTTGAAATTGTCAATACCATCTTCCTGACCGACGGTGAAGGTAATGGTATCGGTTCAGTTTTAGAAAATGATGTGAACCCTGCCGGTCGTAAATCTTATAAAGACAAACACTTTTATAATGACCCCGAAACTGGTAAAACATATGAGTTGGATTTCTATAATTGGGGTCAAAGTATTACTCCTACTCTATTGAAAATCCTTAAAGATAAGACGCAATCTAATCTTGTAGGTTTCTTCCTGTTTAACTCTGGGTTCCGTTATCTTTCCAGTCGCTTAGGTCTCCGTAACGGGAGTGCCGAATATATGTCAAAGGTTAAAAAGTTCTGGAATGATAATAAGTTCTTTGCTGTTACATCCGAAGGTTATGATGAATATTATTACATTAACTGTGATGCCATGAAAGATGATAAGGTTGAACTGGAAATCACCGAAAAAACTAAAACGAATAAACAGTTGGCGAAGGCCTTCTCCAAGTTTGCTTCCAAAAAGGTCGTTAACCGTGTCCTTTTGAGGCAGTTTATTGAGAAAGTTGCTGGTATGTCAACAAGAAAAGTTGCTTAAATCAGTAGGTTAGGAGGGTGGTTGACACCCTCCATTCCTTGTGCTATAATCCATATATAATGAGAAATCAGAAAGGAAAGATTGTAATGGCTAAGAAGATTGACCGCGCCGAGTTCCTCGACAAAATCCGTTTTGAGTTCGGTGCTATTCGTTCAATCACCCGTCCGCAGGTTCTTGAAATCTGTGACAAGTATGGTCTTGATAAACCTAACTGGATACTTAATGATGTATCCCGCAAACTTGGCCGTGGTATCTATGCTCTTCCTGAACATGGTGCCGACCTTCCAAAAGTTGAACCTAAAATTATTAATGTGGCAAAATCTGCTACTGTTGCGACTAAAGCACCTGTTATCCCTGCTACTGCCGTTGCTATGGTTCAATCATCGGTTTCCTCTCACTCGCAAGTCTCTTTAGTTCCTGAAAAGGCCATTGGTTATGTTCCGTTCGGTCATTTTGCCGATGTCCGTTCTATTATCAAATCCAAAAAGTTCTATCCAACATATATCACCGGCCTTTCTGGTAATGGTAAGACTATGATGGTAGAACAAATCTGTGCCTCCGAAAAACGAGAAATGGTCCGTGTTAATATTACAATTGAAACTGATGAAGATGACCTTATCGGTGGTTTCCGCCTTGTTAATGGTGAAACAGTCTGGCAGGATGGCCCTGTTATTACTGCTATGTCTCGTGGTGCCGTATTACTATTGGACGAGGTTGACCTTGGTTCAAATAAACTTATGTGCCTCCAACCAGTCCTCGAAGGCAAGTCAGTCTTCCTAAAGAAGGTTGGTAAAGTTGTTCAACCTGAAAAAGGTTTCACCGTTATCGCCACTGCCAATACTAAAGGCAAAGGTTCGGATGATGGCCGTTTTATCGGTACCAATGTTATGAATGAGGCGTTCCTTGAGCGTTTCAGTATTACAATGGAACAGGAATATCCTGCTGCTAAGGTTGAAACTAAAATCCTTAACAATGTATTACAGGCATCAGGTATCAATGCTTCCGAGTTTGTTGATAAACTTGTAAAGTGGGCGGATGTTATTCGCCAGTCCTTCTTTGAAGGTGCTTTATCCGAGATTATCTCAACCCGTCGCCTTGTCCATATCTGTGAGGCATATGCTATCTTTAATCAGAACAAAGTAAAGGCAATTGAATTGTGCCTTAACCGTTTTGATGTTGATACTAAAACTGCCTTCCTTGAACTATACAAGAAAGTTGATGAAGATGCTATTGAAACTCCTGTGGCGGAATCGGCGAGTGCCGAAGATGCTTCAAAGGGTATGGAATCTGCTTTCTAAAAATAAAGCTTGACAGCATACCAATTCCCTGATATAATAACATCTATCGTCGGTTATATCTATAGGGAATATGCGGAGGTGGTCTAAAGGTATGACCCGAGGTTCCATCCTCGGAATGTGTGGTTCGACTCCATACTCTCCGCTCCAACGACGATAATTTTAAACTATGAAAAAGGAAGTATATACTATGGCTACACCACGTAAGACCCAGATTGAAAAGATTGAGAACGTTCTACTCCGTCACAATACTGGCCCAGGTATCACGGCATCTTCAATTGCCCGCATGGCTCGTGTTCCTTATGAGACTGTTTCAAAGCGTGTTTATGACCTTCGTGAGTTTTATAACATCTACACCAACTACCGTAAGGTTGATGGTAAGCGCACGGCATTTTATCGTCTTGCCGACTAATCTTATTCTAGATTAGCAATAGAGAGGCCGGCGCCTATATATTTGTATAGGCACCAGCCTCTTTTTTTATGGAGAAGAATATGGAAATCAAGATTTCAAGTGAATTGTTAAGACAAAAAAAGTTATTTGTGGCCACGCCGTGTTATGGTGGCCAGTGTTTAGGTCTTTATGCCAAGGCCTGCCTAGACCTCCAAGCTACCTGTATTCAATATGGTATTGAGTGCCGCTTCTCATTCATCTTTAATGAATCACTTATCACCCGAGCCCGCAATTATCTTGTTGATGAATTTTTGCGGTCAGGATGCACCCATCTACTATTCATCGATGCTGATATCCAGTTTAATCCACAGGATGTTTTGGCATTACTAGCACTTGATTATGATATTTCAGGTGGACCCTATCCAAAGAAGTCCATTAACTGGTCTAACATTGTCAATGCTGTTAAGAGAAATGCCAAGAATGATAAGTTTAATCCAGGTGACCTAGACCAGGTTACAGGCGACTTTGTGTTTAATCCTGTTCCAGGTACCAAGTCATTTAAGGTAACTGATCCAGTAGAGGTTATGGAAATTGGTACTGGTTTTATGATGATTAAGAAAGAAGTTTTTGACAAGTATAAAGAAGAGTATCCACATCTTAACTATAAACCAGACCATGTTGGTCAGGCAAACTTTGATGGTTCAAGAATGATTCACGCATACTTTGATACCGTTATTGATCCACAATCTCACCGATATCTATCAGAGGATTATATGTTCTGTCAAAATGCCAGGGCAATTGGTTATAATATTTGGTTGATGCCTTGGATGAAAACCACACACGTTGGTACCTACGGGTTCCAAGGTGACCTTCCAGCAGTAGCAGCATTGAGTGGTAATCTACGATGATAATTGGCCTGGTCGGTTATATCGGATCAGGCAAGGGCACGGTTGCGGACCTTCTAGTCCGCAACCACCAATATCATAAGTTTGCCTTTGCTGATGCTCTAAAGGATGCGGTTGCAGGTATCTTCCTGTGGCCTCGTGGCCTTTTAGAAGGTGATAGTAATGCTTCACGGGCCTTCCGTGAACGTGTAGATGTTTGGTGGTCTAACAAACTCGGTTATGAGGTAACTCCTCGTCTTATTCTCCAAAAATTTGGTACGGAGGCCTGTAGGCACGGAATCGCAGATAACATCTGGATTGCAGCTTTAGAAAAACGTATTCAAGGATATGATGATGTGGTTATAGCGGACTGCCGTTTCCCAAATGAAATCGATTTTATTCGGAGTGCCGGCGGTAAGATTATCCGTGTGAAACGTGGTGATGACCCAACACCGGAACAGTTAGCAAATCTCCATGTATCAGAGACGGCATGGAATGATTATATCTCAGATTTTGTTATTCATAATGAAGGAACAAAAGATGAATTGAAAGAAAACATAAAAATCATCTTGACACAAAATGAAAAAGATGTTAGTATATATTATAGTTTGACAATATGAGGAGTATATTATGAAATTATCTGAGAATACCTTGTCCGTCCTAAAGAACTTCTCTTCTATCAATAGCGGTGTTGTTCTTAATACAGGTAAGGTTCAGAAAACAATCTCACCTGAAAAGTCCATTCTTGTTGAGGCAATTCTTGAAGATGACATTCCTTCCAAGTTTGGTATCTATGACCTAAATCAGTTCCTTGGTAATGTTACAACTCTAAAGAGTCCTGAACTATTCTTTGCGAGTGAGTCGGTAACATTGGATGATGGTGACTTGGCGTTAACCTATCATGCTTGTTCACCTAATCTAATCATTTCACCGCCTGAGAAAGAGTTGGTTCTAAAGAACGTGGATGTGTCCTTTGCACTACCTAATGCAACCTTACAGAAACTACTCAAGGTTGCGACCATGAACTCTCTACCAAACCTAACGGTTGTTGGTAAAGACGGAGAACTCCGCCTAAAGATTCATGAGAAGGCGAATGATACTTCCAATCATGGTTCGTTAAAGATTGGTGATTATGCTGGTGGTGATTTCACCGCAACATTCAAGACAGATAACCTCAAGTTGCTTCCAGATGATTACAATGTAGAGGTTCAGAAGAACGCATTTGCCAAGTTTGTGAATGTGAAAAAGACCCTTACCTACTTCATTGCTCTGGAGACAAAGTAATGAGAACATTACAAATCCTTGATTTGGTTTTCTATGTTGTGCTTTTTATGTTTCTTTCTTTTATCTCATGGAATAGTTTTCAAGAAGCATCATGGAAAGATAGATGTAGGGATGCTGGAGGTGTTCCAACATCCAATTTTGTTTGTGTTAACCCTGGATCAGTAATAGAGGTGGACTAATGGCAGGTATTGGACATAATCAGCAGCAACGTTCGGTTCAGGGTTTGAATGAAGGTGAACGTAAGCAACTCCGCAAGGCAGTCATGGAAATGAATGACTCCATGACCCGTCAAGGTGCCGAGCGTGAACTACAGAAGGAAACCACCGATGTAATCTGTGGTCAGTTAGGTCTAGATAAGAAACTATTCAAGCGTATGGCTCGGGCCTATTTCAAGGCGAACTTCAAGGATGAGGTTCAAGAGAATACAGACTTTGAAGAGTTTTATACCGCAGTTATGGAAAACACGGCATCTTAGTGAAATATATTATTCATATAAACAGAAACATCATCCAACAAAACGCAAGAAGAGGTGAAAACAAACCTGTTTGTCGTGTTCAAAGTGGTAAGGATGTTCGTTATTGTATGGAGGTAGATATTAAAGGACCATCTAGAATGGTTTATCGTCCAGATAGTCCACGACCTTGCGGTGCTAAGTTGTGGATTGAAACTGATAGTGATATTGAACTGATTGGTGAGGAATGAATGAGTGAATATTTGCTATGTGAAAAGTATCGTCCTCATAGTGTTGAGGAATGTATCTTGCCTGACCGTATCAAATCGGTCTTTCAAGAATATGTGAACACTGAAAATATTCCAAATCTAATGCTAACAGGTCCTGCCGGTTGCGGCAAGACTACTATCGCCAAGGCCATGTGTGAACAACTTGGTCTTAATCATCTGTTCATTAATAGTTCTGAGGAACGTGGCATTGATATGCTTCGAACCAAGATTAAGGGGTATGCGTCAACCGTATCTCTTACTGGTGGTCGTAAGGTGATTATCCTCGATGAGGCCGATTATCTTACACCAGAGGCACAGGCAGGCCTGCGCGGAGCAATTGAGGAGTTTAGTGAGAACTGCTCCTTTATCTTTACTTGTAATTTTAAGGCTCGCCTAATCGATGCTCTACATTCCCGTTGTGCTGTTGTGGACTTTGGTTTGAAAGGTGATGAAAAGCCTAAGATGGCATCTAAGATGTTCAAACGTCTTGAACAGATTCTAACTACAGAAGGCATTACATATGATAAAGCAGTCATCGTCAAATTGGTTGAGCGTTATTTCCCAGACTATCGGCGGTTGCTTAATGAGTTACAACGGCATTCTGTTTCTGGAAGCATTGATGCTGCTGTTGTTTCTCAACTCGATAGTGTTCGTAGCCTAGGTGATTTAATCAAGGCATTGAAGGAGAAAGATTTCTCGGCAATGCGTAAGTGGGTTGTTGCTAATTCGGATATGGACCCATCCAGGATATATCAAGAGATTTACGATGGTATGCAGCATTTTCTTAAACCAGAATCTATGCCCTATGTTATTGTTACTGTTGCAAAATACCAGTATCAACAAGCCTTTGTTGCCAGTTCCGAAATCAATCTTGTAGCATGTTTAACAGAGATTATGGTTGAGGCGGAGTTTAAGTAATGGTTGATGTATTTAAAGAAATCATACCTTCTATTCAACAAACTAAAAAAGACCTATCTAACGAGGAAGGATTTACAAAGAATTATTTGCCTTTCATAGTTAATAGGTCTCTTTCATTTCATTATGATTGTGTTATGCAGGTAAACGAAATGAATCGGTATCCTGGATTGGATAAGAAGATGCAGTATGATTATCTTTTACATTCTATCAGGGGTTACAAGAGAAGGTTTGAACCTTGGCAAAAGTTATCCAAAAATGAAAATCTAGAATTGGTAAAAGAATACTTTAACTATTCTAATGAAAAGGCAAAAGACGTATTATCTTTGTTAAATGATAATCAAATCAATGAAATCCGTGGAACGCTAAATAAAGGTGGAGTTGCTAAAAGAAAGTAACAAAACCACGGAGAACGAGGTAATGAATGATGAAATATTGAGTGGATTTATTGAAGTGAAACTTCCGGATCCACAAGCATTCCTAAAAGTAAAAGAGACTTTGACTCGTATTGGAGTTGCATCTAAGAAAGACAAAACACTCTACCAATCTTGTCATATACTACATAAACAGGGTCATTATTATATTGTTCATTTTAAGCAAATGTTTATGTTGGATGGTAAATCTACCGATTTTTCCGAAGAAGATCAAGGCAGACGAAATACTATTGCCAATCTTCTAGCAGAATGGGGTTTGGTTACATTAGTGGATTCGGCCAAAAGTACCGAGCCGCTAACGCCTCTAAATAGAATTAAGATTATCTCCTACTCCGAAAAGTCAGAGTGGAACCTAGTTGCTAAGTATTCTCTAGGTAAAAAGAGATACAATCCAGACGAATAAGATGGAGTTTATATTATGTCAAAATTGAAACTATGGCGAACACATCCAAGCAATGTTCTTCCTCGAAAACAGACCAAAGGATCATCTTGTTTTGATCTAATGTTTCAGGGACACGGTAAAAGTGAGTATAGAGGATATACTCGCATGAATAAACCTTTTGATCGTCCTATGCATAATCAAATTGTAATTCAACCGGGTGATCGTATTATAGTACCAACTGGTTTGATTATGGATATTCCAGAAGGCCACTCCGTGCGCGTCCATGCTCGTTCCGGTATGTCTCTAAAGCAGGGTCTTGTCCTTGCTAATGCCGAGGGTGTTATTGATTCCGACTATGTGGAAGAGGTAATGGTCTTGGTATATAACCTGTCCGACAATTCAATCACAATTCATACCGGTGACCGTATTGCCCAGGCGGAACTAATCAAAGACGAAGATTATGAAATCGAGGAAACCGCTGCTCGGCCCGGTGTAAAAACTTCTCGGGTTGGTGGCATGGGTTCTACGGGTATCAAAACATTAGGTGAAACTATTACAATAACAGTAGCAGAACCACCACCATCAGCATTAACTAAAACTGATGAGAAAAAAGGCAGAGGGAGACCTAAGAAGAATGTTTCCGGTTCATAGAATACTCGATATAAGATTATGTGGTGCCATCACACAAGGTATGGGTTTAAATAGTTCTGTTTTCGTTAATGGAATATTAGCTGCTGTTGTTGGTGATCCTAGTAGTCATGGCGGCGGAGGTGCCGCAGGTGCTTTATCTACCGCAGCTGGCCTTAGTGGACTGAATAATCTTAGTGGATTGAGTATGTTGGGACAGATGACCGGAATATCCAATCTCAGTGCTTTAGGAAGTTTAAGTGGGTTGGAAGGATTAAGTTCACTAAGTGATCTATCTGGATTTGGTGGGTTTAATAACATACTACAAAATGTAGGAACTAACATTCCAGGATTAATGACATCTATGGATGGTATTGGTATGTCTATGAGTTCAATAGGTGATGTTGCAGGAATAACTTCTACACTATCAAGTATTAGTGGAGTGTCTGCTGAATCATTAATAAGCAGCGGATTTAGTGGACTTAGTGGTATGTCGGGTTTAAGTGGTATTGCCAATATTGGTAATTTAGGAAACTATATGAATATGGCACAGGGTATCACGGGTCTTGCTGGTAGTTTAGGAAACATGTCTACTGCTATAAATGCTGGCGCCGGGGCCATAGCAGGTGCTCTAGGCGGTAGTAGTGGATTACCTGGTGCTCTTGTTTCAACAGGTTCTCAACTTTTTATTCAAGGTGTTCCTGCTATTGCTGCACTCAAAGATTTAGGACAAACAGATTTTATAGGATTGATTACACATGTTACAGGTCTTCCTATACCAGGCGCAGGATCACCTAATGTGATGATGGGTATGGGTAGTGGCGCAGCCGCTCTAGGAAATATGCAATCTATTTTAGGTGGATTTGGTGCTTTGCAAGTTGGTGAGTTGGTTTCTATAGGATCACAGGTTGCAGGACAAGTATCCGGTTTTTTCCAAACAGGAGGTTCAGGTGCTGTAATGCAATTGAGTAATCTACAAGGATCAACAATTTCATCTGGTTCCACAGTTACGGGTCAAACCTCGGGGTATAATTTTACTATAGGCACCTTCTATGATTCTAGAGTTTTATCCGGTGAGATATAAAATTTTTCTTGACAAGTGATATAATTTTACTATATAATACTAGAATGATGGGCAGGAGTCCTTCGTTCCTAATTTCTCGCTAACTATAGGAGAATACAAATGACTAAAGAAACACTATTTTTCGATCCTTTTTCTTTTACAACTGGAAATCTTCCGAAGACCATTATCGGTTTCGACCAAGTGTTACAGCGACTAAAAGAAGCAAGTGAATATGCACCAAAGATTCCATCATACCCTCCATACAATATCAAGAAGGTTGACGATGAACATTTTGTTATCGAAATCGCCCTTGCTGGTTTTGGAAAACAGAACCTTGATATTGAATTGAAGGATGATACCTTAACGGTCTCTGGACAAGTTGATAATGAGGACAAAGATTATATCTTCCAGGGTATTGCCAACCGTGCCTTCACCCGAAAGTTTACTCTTGCTGATACAGTAGTAGTAAAGAACGCGGAGATGGCCAATGGACTTCTTAAAATCTTTCTTGAACGCTTTATTCCGGAAGAAAAGAAGGCTAAACGCATAGATATTCTTGATCCTTTTGGGGTAGGTGAAACAACAAGACAACTCTTGACCGAAAGTGGAAAATCTTGGGCCGAAACAGCACAAAAGATGGCCTCAAATATGACTCCTAAATAAGTGTAACATGGACGGGGCCTCTGTTATCAAGCCCCGTTCTTCTTTATGAGGTTATTATGAAACTTGTGATTGAAAAACCCGTTACTGTAATCACGCCTACTATCGGTTCTCCAAAACTATTAGATGCTATTGAGTCTGTAAAGAAACAGACTTATAAGTGTAAACATCTTATTGTTGCAGATGGTCCTGATGCTTATTTCGATGTTGTAAAATTATTTCCAGAACCACCAGAACTTGATATCACTGTTACACCAGAGAACACAGGCAAGACGGGTGGAAACTTCTATGGTCATCGTATCTATGCCGCATATCCACACCTAATTAATTCTGATTATATTTTATTACTAGATGAAGATAACTGGTATGAACCCAACCATGTTGAAACCCTTGTTAACACCATCGAAAGTAAGAACCTGGATTTTTCTTATTCCCTCCGTAAAATTTATAGTCCCGACCGGGCCTACCTTATGGACGACAACTGTGAAAGTCTTGGTAAATGGCCAATCTTTATGTCTCGCGGTTCGCCCCACGGGCCACAGTTCCTAATCGATACATCATCATTCTGTTTTAAGAGAGAGTTTATCCAAAAGACTTGTCATTTCTGGCATTCTGGATGGGGAGGTGACCGTCAGTATCTTTATTCTATAAAAGACCATGCCAAGTATGATACAAACGGCAAGCACACATTATGTTATCGATTAGATGGAAATGAAGGTTCGGTAACTAAACAATTTTTTGAAGTAGGAAATAAAACACAGGAACAATATTACGGAGGCAAGTTTCCATGGGTAAAGATGTAATCATAGGCGTAGTGGATAACTATGACTGGGATAAAATTAAGTATTGGGCCAACTCCATTAAGCAATCAGGTTTTGACGGTCATAAGGCATTGATCGTTTATAACATGAATGCTGAAACATCTAAAAAACTTTCTAGCGAAGGTTTTATTGTTGTTGGTTGTAATGAATATAGTGAAGAAAAAGGTTTTAGTTTCGATACATCAAAGCGAAGTATTATGGTAGATCGTTTCTTTAACATTCATAACTTCTTAAACATGCTACAAGACCCTACTGATGTTGAGCGTGTGATTATTACAGACGTTCGTGATGTGGTGTTTCAGGTTAATCCAACTGAATGGTTAAACACATTCTTTCTACCTCAATATAATCTGCTGGTTGGTTCCGAGAATATGCTTTATAAGGATGAACCATGGGGTCGTAACAACATGCTACAATCTTTTGGTGAGTATTTTTATGATCGCCTAAAGGATGAACGCATTATCTGTGCCGGCGTTATTGCTGGCACTCTGGAAGATGTTCGTGATCTTTGTCTAACACTATGGTTAGTTTGTCGCAATATGAATCCCCATGTTCCAGGAGGAGGCGGGCCAGACCAGGCGACCCTTAATATCTTACTTGATACGGTTGTTCATAAATATACAACTTTCTTTACTGAACCTGTTGACGGTTGGGTTGTTCATGCTGGTACCTCTATGGATGCTGTCCGTGCTGGTTCTGGTGGTATTGGTGAGGCATATCTAAAAGATCCTAGTATCAATCTACCATTCGTAAATAATATTGAGTATTCTGTTATTAACAATAAAATTGCTGCTAATCAAACACCATTAACAATTGTCCATCAATGGGACCGTGTGCCCGCGTGGAAGAAACTGATTGAGGAAAAATATGGCTCTAACTGATGAAGATTTTAAGACTATTGAGGAACTAGGTGACGCATATCCACAGGAGTGGATTTCTAACAAAGGATTGGTTCCGTATATCAAGAGACTAGGCGAGAAACTAAAAGGTATTGAGATTGGTACCTGCCGTGCCGAAAGTACCGCATACTTTCTTGAAAAGTGTCCGAATATTGACCTTCTAACAACGATTGATCCTTATAAAGGTTATCAGGATTGGAATGGTGAGATTACACAGGAGACGGTTGATCGTTTCATGGAAGTCGCCAAAAAGAACTTAAAGCAATATGGTAAGCGTGTTAAGATGCTCCGAGAGGAATCTACCGGTGTTGCTGATACATTCAAGGACAAATCCATAGATTTCATCTTTGTTGATGGCGATCATTCTTATGATGCTACCTTGGCAGATTGTGAAGCATATTATTCCAAACTGAAAAGCGGCGGCCTATTTTGTGGCCACGATTATCAAACTATTGAAAGTGTTAAACGATCTGTTGATGATTTTCGCGCAAAGCACAAGATTACCTCACCAGTCAATCTAACAACAAACTCGGCATTTTTTTGGTATAAGTAATGAGAGAGATTAAACTAGGATTTGCTGATACTTTTTCTACTGCGGTAAACTTCTTTACCGAGGCATTAAGTAAGCAATTCCATATTATTCGTGATGATGCACAACCAGAATATCTAATCTACGGTGAAGGAGTCTATGGACAAAATCACCGCAGGTTCGGTCCTGAGGTCACCAAAATCTTCTATACAGGAGAGAATGTTCGCCCACCTTGGGGTGAGTGTCAGTATGCTATGACATTTGACCATGAGAACAGTGCCAGACATTATCGTTTACCTTTATATGTTATCGATATGTGGGGTGCGGTGACCGAAGGATGGACCAAAGACTACTATCAACTGGTTGGTCTAAAACACGACTATGAACGAGAATACGATGAAAGAGACTTTTGTTCTTTTGTTGTATCTAATCCAGGCCAGGATATGAGAAATAAGGCCTTTCGTTTCATCAATGAATATAAAACGGTTGATAGTGGCGGGCCGCATCTAAACAACATTGGTCATGTTCTACCTAGGGACAAACTATTACATAAACTAAACTTCTTAGATTGTTACCGTTTCAATATCTGTTTTGAGAATGGTTCGCATCCTGGTTATGTTACCGAGAAACTATTCAATGCACTACAGATAAAGACCATGCCAATCTATTGGGGTTCGGCCACGGTTGATAGAGACTTTAATCCTTTAGCCTTCATCAATGCTGCTGACCATGGTAATTTTAATAAACTGGTAGACTATGTTCAGCATTTGGATTCACCTTCTGGTAAACAAGAGTACCTAGATATTATAGAGAGACCTGCTTTTAAGAATGATGTTCCTAATGAGTTTACAGATATGAATAATCTATGTGACTGGTGGGAAACATTTGTAATGGGTGTAAAATGAGATTATTGTTTGTGGTTCATCGATATGCTCCATTCCCTGGTGGTAGTGAGTATTATGTCCAGAATATGGCCGAGGAAATGCTTAAACGTAAGCATCAGGTTACCGTTCTAGCACATGAACATCAAGGTAACCTGAATGACATTACCGTTTCAAATGACTATAACACTCTTCTAAATCAGAAATGGGACCTTATCATTGTTCATGGAGGTGATGTTATCTCTCAGAACGTTGTTCATATCAATGCGGAGAAACTACAATCACCTGTTCTTTATCTAATTGTCAAACCAAGTGATAGTCCAACCTGTGTTCAAGGATTAAATAATCATCGTTTTCTTGGTTACTCAACCAGCATGGACGTTGAACACCTCAAGAAATATGGTGTAATCAATAAAGGCCGGCGTATTCGTCATGGTATTGTTCCTCACAAATATCAAAGAGCAAACTTAACAGGCAAAACAATCTTTGTATCCGCAGGTGGATTCTGGCAGCATAAGGCCATGACACCTTTGGCAGAGGCATTTACAAAAGCAAATATTCCTAATGCTCAACTCCATCTATATGGATACGGTGAAGAACATTTGATGCCAAAAGAAACTAAGAATGTAAAGTGTTTCTTTGGTAAAGACAAGACAGAGGTTTTACTCTCTATTAGTGCCGCAGATGCTTATATTATGAACTCTTATGAGGAAGGTTTTGGTCTTGTCCTTTTAGAATCCATGATGAATAAGGTGCCTTGGTATGCAAGAGATATTGCCGGTGCTAAAGATATGTGCTACCATGGGACAGTTTATGAAACAGAGGAAGAGTTGATAAAACTCCTCCGTAAACATAAACGGAATGATAAGAAGATTGAAGATGCATATAACTATGTTATGTGTAATCATACCATCCAAGATACCTGTAATGATATTGAAGATATACTATTGGAGACATTAAGATGAAGGTAGCAGTTATTGGTGCCGGCGGCCATGTAGGATTTCCATTTTCATGTGTTATCGCCGATGCTGGTCATACAGTGTTTGGTATTGACATAAACCAAGATGTTGTAGATAACCTAAACTTTGGCCATGTTCCTTATGTTGAAGAAGGTGCCGAGGATATTTTAGCAAGAAACATAGCACAAGAAAGATTATTCTTCACTACCAATTTTGACTTCATTAAACAGGCTGATGTTGTCGCTATTATGATTGGCACACCGGTTGATGGAGAAGGCAATGCTAGATTGGATGACCTTTTTAATTTTGTTGACGATACTCTTATTCCTCGTATGAAAACAGGACAGTTAATTGTCCTTCGTTCTACAGTATCACCAGGAACATTAGAGGTTCTTCGCAACCATATTGCTGACCGTCATGGATGGGCGGAAGGTGCCGATTATCATCTTGTATTCTGTCCTGAGAGAGTGGTACAGGGCAGGTCTATTATTGAGACGGGTAAACTACCACAAATCATCGGTGCTTTTACCGACCAATCTTATAGAGTTGCTAAAGATTTCTTTAGCACATTTATTAACAATGAAATCTTCCAACTTACTCCTAAAGAGGCTGAGATTGGTAAACTAATGACGAATATGTATCGTTATGTTACCTTTGCCTTTGCTAACGAGTTTTGGATGATTGGTGAAAAACATGGAGTGAATATTGACAAAGTTATCGATGCATGTAATTACGATTATCCTAGAATGGCAGTTCCTCATCCAGGACCTAATGTTGGCGGTCCTTGCCTATTCAAAGACGGTAAGTTCCTGCTTACTGACATTCCCTTTGGCGATCTTATTAACACTAGCTTTCATATTAACGAAGGTATGCCTGATTATATCTTTAATCGTATTAAGAACATCAGTCCAAATATCAAGAATGTATTGATACTTGGTGCCACTTTTAAAAAGGATTGTGATGATACCAGAAACAGTCTATCTTTTAAAATGCGTAAGGTATGTAAGAAACATGGTGTGAAATCTTGGATGTGGGATCCGTTTGTAGTAGTGGATCAAAACTTACCTTCGGCAAAAGATTATGATGCTGTTATTGTAATGACGCCTCACTCAGATACAGAAAAAATGTGGCCAATATGGGACTTTAGAAAAGATTGTACCATTGTTGATTTATGGAAAATCTATCCACGAAGCAAGATAAGTAATACGGGCATTTATAGAAATGGAGATATTTTATGATTAAAGTTTTGGTGACAGGTAGTGAAGGTTCTTTGATGCAGGCGGTCATTCCGCTTCTACTAAAAAAGAACTATGTTGTTGTCGGTGTTGATAATCTTGCTCGTTATGGTGAACGCCTTGGTATTGCTGGTAATGATTATCAGTTTATTAAATGTGACTTGACAGACCGTTTGAATGTTGATAACTTGGTTAAACAGACCAAACCAGATTATATCATTCAGGCAGCAGCAACCATCTACGGTGTCGGTGGATTCAACAAGTATTGCGGAGAAATGTATAAGGACATTACTCTACATGATAATGTCCTCCGTGCGGCCGTTGCTTATGGTGTTAAAAAGGTAATCTATATTTCATCATCGATGGTTTATGAGAACTGTCCACAAGAGATTGGTAAGCCAGTAACAGAAGATATTGTTGATTATTACCCAGCACCATATACAGATTACGGTTTGTCTAAGTTTGTTGGTGAACGTGTATCTAAGGCATATCTCAAGCAGCATGGCCTAAAGTATACCATTTGGCGTCCATTCAATATCATTACACCATACGAAAAGAGTGAAGATGAACAGGTTGGTATCTCTCATGTGTTTGCTGATTACATTAAGAATATTGCTATTGAGAAAAAGAAACCACTCCCAATCATAGGAGACGGTCTACAGATTCGTTGCTTTACTTGGATTGATGAAGTAGCACAGGCAATTGCTGAATACTCTTTTTTAGATAAGACAGACAATGAGACATACAATCTTGGTAATCCAGAACCAATCTCTATGCGTGTTTTAGCAGAAAAGATTGTTCATATTGGTTCTAATGAGTTCAAGACGTTTGATGATTACTTTCTTCTTTATGAATCGGTTGGTGAATATGAGAATGATGTCCGTGTTCGTATTCCAGATGTTGATAAGGCCAAGAATGAACTTGGTTGGCAGGCAAAGATGCGAGCCGATGATTCCATTCGTTTATGTCTAAAGTATATTGTGGAGGGTAAATGATTTTAGATATAGGTTCTGGACCACATCCTAAAGCGGATGCTACTGAAAGAATGGATATGCACCAGTGGGCAGGCGTGACACAGGTTCACGACCTGCGCCATTTCCCTTATCCATATGAAGATAGCTCCGCAGAAAAGATTTACCTTGGTGATGTTATTGAACACCTTACCAAGTTTGATGCACCAAACGTATTGAAAGAAATCCATCGTATTCTAAAATCAGGTGGTCAATTTGAGATTACCTGTCCAGATGCTTTATGGATTATGACACAAATTGTTGAAGGTACATGGAACGAAAATGCTAATGTTGATTGGTTAAGACAGAATGAGGACCCATGGGATAATGCTATGGACTATCTGTTTGGTGGTTGGCGTCATCCAGAAGAACACAGGATTCCTGGCATGGGACACATTAACGGATTTTGTTTCACTTCTTTAAGAAAAGAACTTGAGGCGGCAGGATTTAAAAATATTGAACGAGTAGCAGATGATAGAAATCCTGAACCAGCAAGATGGTCGGTGTTAAAACTGGTAGCAACAAAATGATGGATAAATGGGAAGAACTTAAACTCCTTATTGATGGGCACATGGCATGGCCTGTAATTTACAGTCACTCTAGAGATTTTGAAAAGGGTGAAATGAAACGTGTTAAAGAATGGATGACATATCTTGAAAAGAAAGAATCGGAGTCCATAAATTTACATATTCAAAAGATGGCAGTAAAAGAAGAATCAGGATTTCTTTTCACAGGAGTTCCAACATTTGACCAAAAAGAATGGGATAAAATGTTAAAAAACTTAGAAGGATTATCTTAGTGTATGATGAAATATTTGATGACAACCTTAATGGTGGTATTCCCCACGGTTACTAATGCACAATATCATTCTTTGAGTGGTGGCCCTGTAACAGATATTCCTGCTTTCTCTTGGGAAAATCCAAGATGGAGTGAAGGTTCAACCGCATTTAATGCTAGCCCACATCAACTACCTACGGCATCAGCACCTACGATGGTTCCTTCATTTGCTCCTGATAGTCGTGGTACTGCCGCTGCCGGTGGTTTTATTCCACCTTCAAGATTGAATAATGACTTCGGAAATATGGACTAATTGTCTAAAAATTGACGGCGATTGTCTAAAACTGACTGTTTTCCTTATTATTTCTATGTCATAATGTTGTTATGTAGTCAATCAGGACTACTAAATATCTTATCGGGTCCTATTACCGGGACCCTAAGAAAAACAATAGGAGTGATAAATGAGCGTTGTAAATCGAGCGGCAACAGCCGTGGCTACCGGCGTTGACAGTAAGGTCGTTGACCTTCGAGGAATGTGGATAGGACTCGCAACCTTAAACATATTCTATTTAATTGTCCGTATCTATGAACAGGTTTTCGGTTGGCGTGCCGGCCTTGACTCGTTCGCACCAGAGTTCCAGACATATTGGATGTCTATTCTTTGGACGGAAATCCCACTAGAACTTGTTTCAGGTCTTGGTCTTGCGGGTTATCTTTGGAAGACCCGTGATAGAGACCTAGCAAATGTAGCACCTCGGGAGGAGTTGCGTCGTTTGGTAACACTGGTTCAGTGGTTGGTTGTTTATGCTGTTGCTATTTACTGGGGTGCAAGTTTCTTCACTGAACAGGATGGTACATGGCATATGACAGTCATTCGTGATACTGACTTCACTCCGTCACATATCATTGAGTTCTACATGAGTTATCCAATCTACTCAATTATTGCTGTTGGTGCGTTCTTCTATGCCCGCACCCGTATTCCTTACTTTGCTCAGGGATATAGTTTGGCATTCTTGATTGTTGCAATTGGTCCATTCATGATTATTCCAAATGTTGGACTTAATGAGTGGGGCCATACATTCTGGTTCATGGAAGAACTATTCGTTGCTCCGCTTCATTGGGGTTTCGTGTTCTTCGGTTGGATGGCATTAGGCGTCTTTGGTGTTGTTCTACAAATCCTTGGACGAGTTCATGCCCTTGTTGGTAAAGAAGGTTCTGCCCTTCTAACCTAAAAATAGGAGAGAAAGAAATGGGTAATAAAAAACTATATAGATTTTTGTTCTTGGTTCTTTCGTGTTTGATTCTACAGGTGTCCTTTAATCCTACATATGCTCATCATGATGGATCAAGTGGTGTGGTATATGAAGGTGCTGGAGGAAGATAAAAATTAAGGGGTGGGATTAGTTCCCACCCTTTTTGTATGTAAACATCGGTTATGCTATTTTTGACATAATAACCGATTATGCAGGAAATAACATAAACAAATGTAAACAGGGTGCGACAATATGTCGCATTGACTCCTATAAAAGAACCTTATAGGATGTATTCACATTTGTCAAAATGCCATCTTTTCATAGCTGGTTTTTGGCCTACTTTACCACAATGAGGACAAATGACTTTTTCCTGGTTTATTTCCAGAAAATGGTGTGTTCCATTTGACAATCGTTCCTTTTGTCTATTGGATGCCGCTTCTCTATCAAGGAAAGGATGTTTTCCTTCTTTTGCCTGCCTTTTAGCATTTATTGACCTTAGTTTTTTTCCGTATTCCGTTGCTTTATGTCCTTCCACACCATCACCACCATCGGTCAGGTTTCTCAATATACCTGTTCCGTTATCCTTACGACCATACCAACGAATATAGAACCTTTCCAAGGCCAAGGCGCCAACTTCCGTAAGATTGGATTCCATAATGACTATTTTTGATTTATCCTTAGGAACGGAAACACTATGCCCTATATTCCAGGCTCTGGTTCCTTTTCCTTTTCCGATATAATATGGTGTTAGATTGTCTTTGCGTAGGTAGGCATAAATATAAAACATAGCTGATACTCCTTACCGAGTGTTAGATTCCGTGGGAGCGCCAACTCCGCGACGGATACCTTATTTAGGCATTTTTGTATTTGACAAATACTATTCCTTGTGCTATAATATGTTATAAAATGAAACTGAAAAAGGAATACATTATGTGCCCTAATTGGTGTTCTAATAATCTCTCCCTATCACATAAAGATCCGGCTATGATTTCTCGTGCCAAAAAGGCATTTGAGGAAAACAGGTTTTTTCAAGAGTTTGTTCCTCTTCCTGAGGATAAGAAAGATGACTGGTACGAGTGGCATATTGACCATTGGGGAACCAAGTGGGATGTTGCAAACGGTTTCATCGGAATGGAGTCTGCTAAGGAACTTGGCCTAGGTTTTGATACAGCCTGGTCGCCGCCTCTTGCTTTCTATAAAAAGATGGAAGAGTTAGGGTTTGAGATTTCTGCTCATTACCGTGAAGAAGGTATGGGTTTTATTGGTGAGTATTCTGACGGTATTGATGAGTGTTATGATTATGATTTTGCCGATGATGAATGGCGAGATCATCTTCCTGAGCACCTTGCCGAGGAGTTGGAGTCGGAATACGAGTTTTGGAAAGAATATCAGGAAGAAAACACAGAGGAACAATAAGTGCATCTATTACATCCTTGTTATACTACCAACAACACCCGCAAACGGAAGGCCCGCAAGCCTTCCAAGTCTGCGAGAGAACATGAGGCGTGGCTAAAATCCATTGGCCTACATATATCACAGTTGCCTAAAAAACGTAAAGCAGTTAATAGTATAAAAGAATGTGCCGAAGGTCTCAAAGTAGATCGGTCGGGTTATGTTTCGTCAGGTATTAAAGGTACTAAGTATGCCTGTGCCAAAACTGATATTATGACTAATCTTCACAAAGAACCTCGGCACATACAGGAAGCGATCTTGGCTAAAGCGGCCAGGACCGCTCCCTTATATTCCAAAGGACCTTATCAACTTATAACTGATGGTGCGTCTTTATCGGAAATCGGCAAAAAAATGTAAGGTAGCACGGTGAAAGAGAACCTTTTGGTCATTCTAATCTTTCTTTATTTCACCACACTTTTACTTGCTGCTTTACTACATGGAAACTAAAATGACTGATCTTGTAAAAAAACTTCGTTCATATCCTCAATCATCTTGTAATGATAAGGACATCTATGATGCTGCCGACCGTCTCGAGGAGTTAGAGAAAGAACTGGATAAACACAGACAGGCGTTAGTGTTTATACAAATGAACATCATGGATGTTCTAAGGCCAATACCATTTCAGGAGGATGATGATGAAAATTGATATTGATGGTGATACGATATCTAACATAGTAGTTCAGGATCTAAAAGGTTACCATGAGATTATGCTAAACAATCCAGAAGAGGATGGTGTCTGTAATGCTATTGAGATTATATTATCACACTATATGAATAGACAAGATTATATAACATGGTATAAAGATGTATATGGGCCAAAGGGTAAAGAGGTTGACTTTGGCGAAGATGTTGGGTTGGAGATCATAGATGACTAAAGTTCACTACATTGACCCACCTTCTGGTTGGAAGTATGGATTTCCAAAAGTATTACCAGAAGGTGTTAAAGATACAATAGCGTGGTTATTAGAACAAGGTTATCCGCAGCAAGAGATTGACCTTTGCGGAAATCATTTCATTTGCCGTCACTGGGAAGAAGAGGTTGAAAATGTCTAAAATCGTATTGGTAGAAACCGTAAGCACCTTTCGTCATATGTATGCCATAGAGTTAAGAGATGAACATCCAATTGAGTATGCTCTTGATGATGTTTGTTATGCTACTGGTGGTATAGAAAATGGATTACAAGAGTTTGCACAACAACATATCGCAGAGGATACATTCTCTCATCGTGAAATCACCGAAGATGAATACCTAAAAATCTTTGATAAGGAGAATGACTATCTCAGAGAATGGACTGCGGAACAGAAAAAGCAGTTTATACACAAAGCCTAAATAATAAACATGCTAAAAAGATGGTACGAAAGTAGACCATTCACATTTGGATCGGTATTCATATTTTTCTATATGACCATACCGATTTTTGACCGGATATTCATAGACCCTAAGATGAAACCGGATTGTGAGAATCAAATGGAACAGGTGAAATCATGCGCCTCGTGGATCATAAAAAAGGATACGAAGCATGTTTCAACTAATACAGGAAGACCTTGAGGATTGTATAGAAATCCTTAAAAGAATAGCAAACGAATCCGGACCAGAAAGAACTCTCCTTATATCTGAATTGTATATGACAGAACGGAAAGAAGATGTGAAAAAAGTGGTTGACTTGTGCGAACAAATGATGTATTATTATGAGAAATCAAAACTAAACTAAGGACTTAAAATGCTTATATTCATGATTGTAATGAGTTTGGTTTTAGCCGTTCTTCTGAATGTTGTTACAAGCTGCTATGTCTGCTACAATGTGGCCGTTAATCCTGATGCGCCTAAAACGGCAATTTTAACGGTCACAGGTATTGTTATACTTAATGCCTTGTTTCCCTACTTTTTGGGTTGTGTTACAGGCCTTTGGTATATTGGGTGATATGATGAACGAATATGGTTCCATCTTTGAACTTGTCTTAAATTGGTTTTTCTGGTTTTTATTAGGTACTATCGGCGCATATATCTTTTACTCAATCATGGAGTATATTGATGGACGAAAGTAAAATGAGTATACCTATTAATGTTCCTCTAAATCGTTTTAAAGAAGAGTTTGATAAAGAATGTCGTAAGTTGGATGAAAGTGAACCGAAAGATAAACAATTTACATTGGAGATGGCAGAACATGTCTGGCGAAAAGTCAAAGGTTATCCAATTCCCCACTGCTACTCGGAAGAAGATAGATTATCCATCTTTGAACGATACTATCACAGAGCAGTCTCTCAATCTCAAGGAGAGTAGATACTGGATCCAAATTATAGGATCTTTGATTGGTACCACAATCATGTTTACTCTATTTTATTTCACAGGAAAGGTTATTCATGGATGAAAATACACTAATTGGCATCCAAAAGATGCGAGAAGATAACAAATGGCATCGTTTCAATCTTGATAAAGAATGTGAAGCATATAAGAAAGCATTAGAAGATATTACTAATGCTGACACGGCCGGCCAGATGCTTACCATCGCCTATCGTGTATTAGAGGAGAATAAGAAATGAAAGAGTTGATTTTTTGTGTTATCTCGGTTTGCCTAACAACGGGTGAATGTGAGACACATCAACTAAAAGTAGAACCTAAGGTGTGTAAACTAGGAACCGTTCAAGCCCAGGTGCCACATGGTGGTGAGTGGAAAGAAGCAACGGTAACTTTCAAGTGTTAAAAAGTTCATATATACTAATACTAGGGAGAAATAAATGCTAGTAGGAGATAAACTAAGTCACGATGCGGCCAGCGAGGCATATATCCTTTTGACTGCCTATATTCGTGAAGAGGGCAAAGTTGCAACTACATATGATGCAAACCGATTAACAGAGTTTGTTGGATTTCTAGCAGAGATTTTGAAGAACCCTGATAACTTCAGTTTTTCGGAAAAGAAACTAATAGAACCAGTAAAAGAATTGTCGGACCAAGATGTTGTCGGTCTGGCCTAAAAAAGAAAGGTGATAATAATGAATAAGGTATTTCTAACAGTAGCAATCGTTCTTGGTCTAACTGTTTCCGCTTCGGCGTTTCAGGATGAGACACACAATGGTAAGACTGTTGCTGTTCCTGGAGCAACAAAGAGCAGAGGTGTATTTGCTCCAGCGGCACAGGTAACACCACATGGTGTTATTGCTACTGCCCCAGTTGGTTCAGATGTTGATGTTGATGTTGATGGTAATGACATTGAAATCGATGTTTCACCAAAGAGCCGTGGCGTTCTAGGCGTAGGTTTTCTAGGTCTCTAAATAGTATTGTCTCCCAGACAAGTGCTACGTCCATGGGGCCGACGTTAAATGTCCCCACCTGCGGAATTGGTATATGGGTTGTGCCCTAGGTTTCCATCCTAGAGAAAGCGGTTCGAGTCCGTTATTCCGCTCCAATTAATCCTCAATACGAGCCTTTGCTTCATTGAGATACTTTTCAACCGCTTCAATCGAGGCCTTACAAATCCGATTGTTCTTATAAAGTCGAACAATTGTCTTAGCAACCTCAACATCATTTAAGGTCTGCCAGTTTGGATAACGCTTTTCTAAAGGGCAGTTATACATTTCAGCAGGGGGTGTAACAACTGCCAACTTGGTTTCAATCAACATTGGTGATGACTGACAACCAGCCAATAATAGGAATGGGATTGCTAGTAATAGTTTTTTCACTTGTTCAACTCCTTAAAGGTACGCTTAAGGACATCTGATGATTGTTTGCCCTTATATGCTCTAACTGTAGAATCCTTATTGAGGTATTCATCTAGTTCATTAAACTTCTTTTCTAAAGCCTCGTTTCTGGCCTTTAGTTCGGCGGTAAGTTCTTTTTGTGTCTTGTTAATTTCGGTGAGGTCTTGAATGAGTTTTTGTTGTTCTTTTGCCACCTGTTCCTGCTGGGCTTTGTTCCATTCTAGGAGTGCCTCAGTCTTAATGGTATGTTTCCAGTAGTAATATCCGCCAACCAATAGAACGACAAGGGTAATAATACCGATGATTTGGGATGCAACTTTATCTAATCCAAAAAGCGAAAACATCTTGACCTCCATCTATAAGTCTGCTATGATATATAGGTAATAAGGAGTCCAAGATGATTTTATGTTCCTGTAATACTATATCATCAAACACTGTTAAACAAATCCTTGAACATCATACTGGTGATGTTCCTTCGGTTCAAGAAATTATGGAAAAGCACGGATGCTCGGTAGTTTGTGCTACCTGTGTTCAAAGTATCAAAGTTGAAATAAGGAAACATTATGGTATCAATAGTGAGAATTGATCCACCCATTCCGTTAAACACCCCTAAAGGAACAGCATACGCACATTTTTTAATAGACAATGGACTTGAAGATAATCTACACTGGGTATGCTTTCAAGATGATACCGGTGAGTGTTGGACATGGGACAATTCAAAAATAAGAGCAACGAAAAACATTACCGTTGAAAGAACTAATATCTCGGAGATTACATAATGAAGGTACATATTGGGCCGTATCATAGATGGTGGGGAGTTTATCAAACCGTCGACCTTCTACAGAAAGTTGGTGTGAGTGAAGATAGGTGTGAAAAGATTGCCGATTGGATTTGTGAAAATACTCCAGCCGAAGATTTCTTTAATTATATTTACAAACTAAAAGGTGACCGCAAGGTCAAGATTCGTATTGATGAATATGACACCTGGAATATGGACAATACACTTGCACTCATTATTCTTCCTATGCTTAAACAACTCAAAGAAACCAAGCATGGTTCACCAATGGTTGATGATGAGGATGTTCCATTACATATGCGTCATACTTTAAGTAAGGGTCCAGATGATTATGAAACCGATGACCGTTGGGTTCATTACAAGTGGGAATGGGTTCTTAATGAAATGATTTGGACCTTTGAACAGGAACTTGATGATTCCTGGGAAGACCAATTCCGTCATGGTGAACCAAACTATGAGTTTATTCATGTTGGCGGTGAGATTGGAACCGAAAGTGAATTGAATGAAATGATTCAAACAAACCCAAATTATTCATTTGACATTGAGGGCCATAAAGAGTATAATAAGAGAATAGATAACGGATTTCGTTTGTTCGGTAAGTATTATCGTGGATTATGGGAATAAGGAGTATAACATGAATAAGAAGATTGAAGTTCTCGCCGAAGAGTTTAAGCAGCGGGCCTTTGATGGCAAGTGGCAGCGTTGGATTAAGATTGCCGACGAGGACAATGCCTATACCTGTACCAGTGAAACAGGTAGTAGAATGACCTATGTTCCTGAAATGTGGGTTGTTGCTGGAGTTTATGACTATATGCTAACAATTGAGGGTTAATTTATGGCAAATGTAGAAAATCTTAAAATCCTTCGCCTTTCAACAGGTGAAGAAATTCTGGGCGAAATTCTTGATGAAAACATTACAAAAGTTGTTATCAAGAATCCTGTGCGTATTGTTGTAGTTCCTAGTAAGTCGGATCCAAAAAATCCTTCTGTGGCCTTTGCTCCATTCTTACAGTGGTCGGATGATAAAGAGTTGACTTTGAACGCAAATCATGTTATATTATCATCAATACCCATCACCGAGTTTGTTAATCAGTATAACGGAATGTTCGGTGGTCTTGTAGTTCCTCCAAAATCAGGAATCATTACACCTTAATGAATAAATTCTATACGAATGTCGAAGTGTGGGGCGGTAAGATCCTATATCGAGGCGTTGAAGAAGGGAGACGGGTTCGCCATAAAGTCGAGTATCATCCGTCTCTTTTCGTTCCGTCTAGCACCCCTACAAAGTATATCACTATTCACGGAGAATACATGGGCAAGGTTAGTCCAGGTACGATTCGGGATGCCCGTGATTTTGTCAAGCAATATGATGGAGTTGAATCTTTCAAGGTATATGGCAATACTCGTTATCAGTATTGTTTCATTGCTGACGAGTTTAAAAGTACCGTTGATTGGGATATCTCTCTAATCAAAGTGGCCAATATTGATATCGAGGTCGGCGAACCACCAGAAGGTGGGTTCCCTGAACCAGATCATGCGAACGGTCCTCTAACCGCCATCACAATCAAGATGGACGGTACCTTTGTCACGTTTGGTTGTGGAGATTACAACAATACCCGTGAAGATGTTACCTATTTCAAATGCTATGATGAATTTGATCTGATCAAGAAGTTTCTTGGTTGGTGGCAATCTGATTATCCAGATATCATTACCGGTTGGAATGTTCAAAACTTTGATATTCCCTACCTTGTCAATCGTATCACCAAACTATTGGGTGAGAACGAGGCTCGTAAACTATCACCTTGGAATGTTATCAACAATAAGGTTGTTGACCTTGGTATGAACCGTAAGATTAACTCTTACAGCATCCTTGGTATTGCTACACTTGATTTGCTTGATCTATACCAACGATATGCTCCTGATGGTAAGTCACAGGAGTCCTATAAGTTGGATAATATCGGTCATGAGGAACTTGGTGAACGTAAGTTATCTTATGAAGAATATGGTTCCCTTCATAATCTATATAAGGAGGACTATCAAAAGTTCATCGACTATAACATCAAAGACGTTGACCTCGTTGATCGTATTGATGATAAGAACAAACTCATTGAGTTAGCACTTACTTTGTCCTATGATAATAAGTGTAATTATGAGGATGTGTTCGCGCAAGTCCGTATGTGGGATGTTATTTGTTTCCATCATTTGAAGTCTAAGAATGTGGTTGTCCCTCCCATTGAAAGACATGAAAAGGAGTCTCGTTATGTGGGTGCCTATGTTAAGGATCCCTTGGTTGGATTTCATAATTGGGTTGCTAGTTTTGACGTTAATAGTGAATATCCTAGCGTCATTATGGGAAGCAATATTTCCCCAGAGACCATTGTGGAATCTGATCTTTATAGTGATTGTATGCGTTCTATTGTGGCCTCTAATGTTACCGTTGATCGTTTACTTAATCGTTCTATTGACACAAGTTGTCTCATGGGTGATAATGTTTGTTTAACTGCTAACGGCCAGTTCTATCGCCGTGATAAACAAGGCTTTATGCCTGAAATGGTCGAGAAGATGTTCGCTGACCGTAAAATCTACAAAAAGGAGATGTTAGATGCCGAAAGCGCCTACGAAAACGAAAAAGACCCCAGTAAAAAAGCAGAACTTAAAAACAGAATTGCCCGCTACAGAAACCTCCAGCTCTCCAAAAAAGTCTCACTTAACTCTTTATACGGTGCTCTTGGGTCTAAGTATTTTAGGTTTTTTGACCTTCGCAATGCTATCGCTGTCACTACCACAGGCCAGCTCTCAATCCGTTGGATCGAAACTGCCCTTAATGGCTATCTCACCAAGATTTTAAAACAAGAGGATGATTATGTCATTGCGGTCGATACTGACTCGGTATACCTACGCCTTGGTGATATTGTGGACAAAACTATTAACGCAGACGGTGCAACTAGGGATACAGCAAACATCATCACCTTCCTGGACAAGGTATGTGAAAGTAAAATACAACCTGTTATTGATAATGCTTGTAGAGACCTTGCTGAATATACTAATGTTTTTCAGCAAAAGATAGTAATGAAACGAGAAGTCTTGGCAGATAAGGCAATCTGGACTGCCAAGAAACGATACATTCTAAATGTCCATAACTCCGAGGGTGTGCAGTATGCCCAACCAAAGAAGAAAAGTATGGGTTTAGAGCTTATAAAAAGTTCAACACCATCATATTGCCGTGAAAAACTTAAAGAAGCGGTTGATGTTATTTTTGATAAAAATGAAAGTGCTATTCAGGAGTTTATTGGTGAAGTTAGAGAAGATTTCCAAAAACAACCTCTTGCTGATATATCATTTCCCCGTGGTCTTAATGGTTTGGTTAAATATGCTGATAGAAAAAGTATCTACGCATCCGGATGTCCTATTCATGTTCGTGGTGCTCTCGTATATAATCACTTTTTACATCATCATAATCTTACTAACAAGTATCCATTAATCAACAATGGTGAAAAGTTAAAGTTTATCTTCCTTAAAGAACCAAACACTATTCAATCTAATGTCATTAGTTTTCCTCAGGGAGGAATACCCGATGAATTTGGTTTGGAGAAATATGTGGATTATTCAGTTCAGTATACTAAGGCCTTCTTAGATCCTTTAAAGATTATATTAGATAGTATAGGATGGAAAGACGAGAAAAGTTCATCATTGGAAGATTTTTTCTCTTGTTAAATTTAACTTGACAAAGCAAGCAATAAAGCATAGAATAGATTCTAATAATTATGAAGATTGGTATTATAAAGGAGATTAAAATGAGTAATACGGAATGGAAAAATGGTTATGACACAGGATTTGCTGCTGGTTGGAAGGCTGCAAAGAGTGAACTTTCTGGAGTGTATAACATCACACCAAATGCTTCGTTTTCAACAATGGCCGACCAGTCACCATATAGTGTTGTAAATACCACTACAGGTTATGGTACTATTACACTAACAGAATCTCCTAAAACAAAGAAGCCTGACCTAAAAGTCATTCATAACCTATCAGACCATACAAGGATTGTCTAATGGCAAAAAAGAAGGACGACGAACTTAAACATTCACCCGCCCGTTTATATGAGTTTGTGCCGGACGAAACAAGTATCACACCAAACAACATTGTTGAACTTGCTAATCTAGTAAGAGTTGGTATTGGTGGACATGTATTGGAGAAACTATCTCCAGAACTACAAAAACATTTTAAGAAAGTTGCCTAACGAGATTGTTAGGAACTAAAATAAGGAGAAACTTATGGATATTTTCAATCAGTTGTTGGAAGAAACCAACAACGAATATGCCTCTATTGCTGATGATGGTGTAGAAGCAGGCGATGTGTCTGGTTTTATTGGAACCGGTTCTTATGCTATGAATGCCTTGCTATCTGGTTCCATCTTCGGTGGTATTCCTCAAAACAAAGTAACCGCATTTGCCGGTGAACCATCAGTAGGCAAAACATTTTATGCTCTTAATGTTTGCTACCAGTTTCTAGAGGACAATCCAAATGGATTCGTATTCTACTTTGAATCCGAATCTGCTATTAGCCGACAGTTTCTTACTGACCGTGGTATTAACACTAAGCGGTTTGCTATTGTTCCTGTTGCTACTGTTCAGGAGTTTAGAACACAAGCGGTCAAAATTCTAGACAAGTATTTGGAACAAAAGGGTGAAAAGGCACCTATGCTTTTTGTCCTTGACTCTCTTGGTAATCTTTCAACCGATAAAGAAATGGCCGATATTGCCGATGGTAAAGATACCCGTGATATGACCCGAGCCCAGTTGGTTCGTGGCGCCTTCCGTGTGCTTACTCTCAAATTAGGTAAAGCGAAGGTGCCATTGATTGTTACTAACCATGTTTATGATGTGGTCGGTTCCTATGTTCCTGTGAAGAAGATGGGCGGTGGTTCAGGCCTTGAGTATGCGGCATCAACTATTGTCTTTCTATCTAAGAAGAAAGATAAGACACTGGATGACGATGGAGGTCGCACCGGCGCGGTCATTACAGCACACCTCAAGAAGTCTCGTATGACTATTGAGGATAAGAAAGTGGAGACCTGGTTGAACTATTCACACGGTCTTGATCCATATTATGGACTTCTTGACCTTTCTGAAAAGTTTGGTATTGTAAAGAAGGTTTCTACTCGTTATGAGTTCCCAGATGGTAGTAAGGCCTTTGAGAAGGAAATCAAAAAGAATCCAACCAAGTTCTTTACGACTGATATATTGGAACAGATTGATGATGCCTGTAAGACTGAGTTCCTATATGGCAAGAATAATGTAGAAGAGGATGGAGAAGATGGAACTGGGAACTGATTGGCAATTTCGTGATGACCTCTGGGATTCTAATAAAGAAGGATCAACTGTGCCTATTGAGATTTTGATTGACCCATTTGCCGGAGTGGTGTATAATTATACCACAGTAGCATTTAAGATGGGTGAGGATAATGTTCCTCGGATGCAGTATGATTATGAGATTATTAAGTCAAATGATTTGTCTATGATAACCTTAAGAAAGAACCAAAAGTTTAATACTATACTTGGTTTAATCCTGAATAATCTATTGCTAGATGCGTCAGAAGCGGAAGGTGCGAGTGAGACTAGAACAAACGATACTCAAAAATCTGATTAAGAGTGAGGCATACACTCGCAAGGTGTTGCCGTTCTTGAAGGAAGATTACTTTGGTAATATGGAAGACCGGCTACTTTTCAAAGAAGTGGCCGGATTCGTCCTCAAATATAATCAGCAACCAACATTTGATGCCTTAGAGATTGAGGTTAACAATATCCGTGGCACAACCGATGATGCTGTTAAAAGTATTACTGAGACATTAAAACAACTTGATTCTGACACAAATCCGACAAATCAAGATTGGCTTTTAGATGCGACCGAAAAGTTTTGCCAAGAAAAGGCCATCTATAATGCTATCACCAATTCATTGGAGATTATGAATGGCAAAGGTAAACTTACTAAGGGTGCTATCCCATCTTTACTCCATGATGCTCTGGCTGTTTCTTTTGATCCAAATGTCGGTCACGACTACCTCGAACAATCCGAAGAACGGTTTGACTATTACCATAAAGTAGAAGAACGCCTACCGTTTGACTTAGATTTCTTTAACAAGATTACCAAGAATGGTGTTCCAAAGAAAACACTAAACATCGTTATGGCAGGTGTTGGTGTCGGTAAGTCTCTAACTCTTTGTCACTTTGCTTCCTCTTATATCAATCAAGGTAAGAATGTTCTTTACATTTCTATGGAACTTGCTGAGAAAGAGGTTGCCAAGCGTATTGATGCTAATGTTTTAAATGTGTCTATGGATGATCTTATGGTTCTATCCAAAGATATGTATAATGATAAAGTGAATAAACTAAAACAAAAGACTGCCGGTAAACTAATCGTCAAAGAGTATCCAACCGCATCCGCATCCACGGTTCATTTTCGTGCCTTGTTGAACGAATTGAACCTCAAAAAGAACTTTATGCCTGATGTGATTATGATAGATTATCTAAATATATGTGCTTCGGCTCGTATCAAACCGGGTAATGGTGTGAATAGTTATACCTATATCAAATCTATCGCAGAAGAACTCCGTGGCCTTGCCGTTGAGTTTAATGTTCCTGTGTGGTCGGCAACCCAGTTGACTAGAAGCGGTTATGGTTCTTCCGATCCAGATTTGACAGATACTTCCGAGTCCTTTGGTCTACCAGCAACGGCAGACTTTTTCGTGGCACTTGTTACCAACGACCAGTTGGAACAATTGAATCAGTTTGCGGTTAAACAGTTGAAAAACCGTTATGCTGATCCTGCTAAGTTTAAGAAAGACATTATCGGTGTTGATAAAACCAAAATGAAATTGTATGATGTTGAGGCTTCGGCCAAAAATATCGTAGATACAGGAGAGGACATAACTCCTGTTCCAAAGAAATTTGATGGTGGTAAATCTAAATTCAAAGGACTTAAAGTATGATGAATCGTCTCTATACATATTATCCAGAAATTGATGAAGATGATTGTTTGTTATGGCATGTCTATGAAAATGGCACACAACAGATTATTGATTCATTCTTATTTGAGGATGATGCCGTTGAATTTATGGAGTGTTTAGAAAATGGCCGGGGGTTTAATGGATTCACACCTACATTTATATTAACCAAAACACCTAAAATGGATATTAACGCAGCATTTTCCGCAGAATTTGCTTAACAAAGGGAGAAAACGATGTTAGAATTAGCAGTATCATTTGCAGCAGGACTTGTTGTTGGTTGGAATCTTCTACCACAACCAACATGGGTAAAAGAAATCTATGACCGTGTTGCTTCATGGGTAAGAAGTAAGTAAGTGAATTGGTCCCATAGCTCAACAGGATAGAGCAACGATCTTCTAAATCGTAGGTTCCCCGTTCGAGCCGGGGTGGGACCACCACTCTTTGGAGCATATTATGAACCATGACCAACTAAAACGCCAAATGATTTTCCGACTCGTGGTAGTTTTTCTAATTACTGTTGTGGTTGGATTTATAGTGCAAGATATACAAACAAAATTTGAGTTAGCTAATACGGATCAAACCGTAACAGATATGAGGTAATAACATGTTTAAGATTACAGAAGAAACAAAGGTTGCTGCTATTGAGGCAATGAAGGCCATTCTTGGTGATGTTCCAGAAGATAAGTTATCGGATGCTTTTGATGCTGCCGTTGAGCGGGTCATGAAGCAGTTTGGTATGTAAGGAGAATCCAAAATGAAATATACCGCCCCAGTTGAGTCAACTCTATTTCTACTTAAAGACGTTCTAGGTTTTGATAATGAACTAGCCGAGCCGATCTTAACTGAGGCGGCCAAACTATGTGAAGAAACTATTGCGCCCACTAACCAAATTGGCGATATACAAGGTTGTGAAAGAAGTATATTTGACGATGTTATTGTACCAGCAGTTTTCCATGAACCATATAAACAGTTTGCCGAAGGAGGATGGATCGGTTTATCGGTACCTGAACAGTATGGTGGACAAGGTCTACCATTTACACTTGCGGTTGCAGCCAACGAGTTTGTATCCTCGTCTAATATGGCTTGGTCTCTTTTTCCTGGCATTACTCGTGGTGCCATTCAAACACTCTTAGTATCCGCTTCTGACGCACAGAAACAACATTTTATTCCTCGTTTGGTTCGTGGTGAATGGACAGGAACAATGTGTTTGACAGAACCGCATTGTGGCACCGACCTCGGCCTATTAAAGACAAAGGCGATAGATAAAGGTAATGGTTCTTATGAAATTACAGGCCAGAAGATTTATATTTCTGGTGGAGAACATGACCTAACTGATAACATTCTACACCTTGTCCTGGCCCGTATTGAAGGTGACCCAGAAGGTGTAAAGGGTATTAGTCTGTTTGCTGTTCCAAAGGTTCTTGTTGATTTTTCACGCAACAAGGTATTCTGCGGTTCCATTGAAAGTAAGATGGGTATTCACGGTTCACCAACTTGTGTTATGAACTTTGATGGTGCTACAGGATTTTTAATTGGCGAACGTTGCCGTGGCCTCCAGGGCATGTTTATTATGATGAATGAACTAAGACTAGGATGTGCTATCCATGGTCTATCACAATCGGAGTTGAGTTATCAAAATGCTTTACAATATGCCAAAGACAGAATCCAGAGTAAGAGTGCCGTCAATCTTAGCGGTCCTAGTGTCCCTATTATTACACATCCTGATATTAGGCGGATGCTTATGGATGTTAAGTGTATTAATGAAGCTGCCCGTCTATTAGTATTAGAAGCGGCCATGTTGGTTGATAAGGGAGGTGAAGAAGCGGAAGACCGTCTTGGTCTTATGACTCCTGTTCTCAAAGGTGTTGTTACTGATTATGGTGTTGAGAACGCCATTAAGATGCAGCAAGTTTGGGGTGGTCATGGTTATGTTCGTGACAACGGCATGGAACAGATTGTCCGTGATGCCCGTATTGCCATGATTTATGAAGGCGCTAATGGTATTCAGGCACTTGATTTGGTTGGTCGTAAGTTGCCAAAGAACATGGGCCGTGCTGTTATGCGTTTCTTCAAGGACAGTCAATCATTCTTAACTAGTGCTTATGAGAATGGTATTAATCCTATTGTTCAACCAATGACTGCTTCTCTTGATGATTTGAAACAAGCAACAGAATGGTTAGCAGCAAATGGTATAAAAAATCCTAATAATGCTGGTGGTGCTTCATACGATTATATGAAGATGTTTGGTCTTGTGTTGCTTGGACTTGCTCATGTTAAGATTTGTCTTAATACAGATGACAAAGATAGACACAATACGGCCAAGTATTTCATGGATCGTTATGTTCGTGAAACACATTTTCTATTACAGCGTATTCGTTGTGGTAGTGATACAATGATGAACGCCGATCTATGACCTCTATTACTCAGGCAGAATTTAATAAACAATTCGCTGAGTATGTAAAAGATAAAGAAGTGAATAGAGATAATCTATTGGAACTTCTAATAGAGTATGAAAAGATATTAAAGGAGCAAGGATTAACCGTTCGTGCTGGATTCAGTATAGACCAATTGGGAAAAGTAACATATGAAGAGTGAATATCCGGAGATTATAGATTCTTTACATAAACTGGCAGATTGGATTGAAAAAGAAAATCACCTTCAATGTCATTCTGTTCCTCGTAAAGCGGCATATTTGATTGGTGCCCTTGAGGAAGATAATAGACTGATGCGTTTACAATTAAACAAACGGAAAACACACCTAATTGATTATGTAAACATGGCCATTGGTTTATTCCGTTTGTTTATTTACAAACTAAAAAAGAGGTTGACAAAATAGTTTCCTTTTGATATAATAAGACATAATAGAGAAAGGAAAAAAGAAAATATGAGCAATGTAAACAAGTTATGGATATTCGACATTGACGGAACTTTATCCGACAATGAACACCGTATGCATTATATCATGGAAGAAAATCGTGATTGGGACACTTTCTTTTCATTACAGGATAAAGATGAACCATTTGGTGCTGTAATGGAAATCTTCGATACACTATCGGCCGCAGGCCATAAATGTGTTATCATTACTGCCCGTTGCGAACGTTTCCGTGATGTTACTCTTGAATGGTTGAATAAACACCATGAAGGAACGATAAAGTCCAAAGATGTTTACATGCGTCCTTTAAATGACCGTACCGATGATGATAAGATCAAGATTGACATTCTCAACAAAATCTTGTATGATAATCCACAGTACCGAGTAATGGGTATCTTTGAGGATCGGCATCGTATCATTGATGCCTACCGTGATGCTGGTTTCTATGTGTTTGAATGTAATCAAACACGGTTGCCATTTTAACATATGCACCCATCGTCTAGCGGTCTAGGACGTTGCCCTTTCACGGCAAAAACACGGGTTCGAGTCCCGTTGGGTGTGCCACATTTTTGATTTAATCTAGGTGTAGCTCAATAGGTAGAGCATCCGCTTTGGGAGCGGAAGGTTGTTGGTTCAAGTCCATCTACCTAGACCAACATAAGGATAGATTATGAATAAGTTTGTATCGGCCGCGGCCATCTTTATCACACTAACAACTTCGGCCGCTGCCGATCCGTTATCTGATTTTTTCGATGGTGCCTTTGGCGGGCAACAACCACAGCAACAGCAGAAAGTGACAAGAGGTAAGCATGGTAAGGGAACTATTTCAAACGACACTACTGATACTGGGAGCGATTGGTTTGGTCGTGCTTCTGGTGGGAGTCATATGGTTGCTTCCTTTTATGGCCACGGCGAAAAGTTATCCAGACACACGGCGTCGGGAGCAGTTTTCAATCCAAATGCCCATACATGCGCCCACAGGTCCTATCCATTTGGCACAGTGCTCCGTGTATGCCATCGAGGTTGTGTAAATGTTACGGTTAATGATAGAGGACCCTTTGTCCGCGGTCGTCATCTTGACCTGTCTTACGGTGCTGCTAGGGCTATCGGTATGGGATCGACATCATCGGTAACGGTGGAACGATTAAACTAATTTTACTATATAAGGTTAATGTTGCGTTGCAGCATTTACGAATGTTTCGCTAATTCTAGGAAACATAAAACGAAAGGAAAAGGAAATGAATAAAGTTATTTCCCTAGTATCATTTTTTGCATTAGTTTCTCCTTCTTTTGCTGCTGGAGCGGCAGAATATAAGGCAGATGATTATACCTCTTATGGTTATGCAGCCGGTGCTTCTGCTATCTTTGGCACCAATTTGAAGGGTGGTCTCCGTGGTTCGCACGTTGCTGCCAATCATCATAAGGAAAACTCCTACTACCCTGGTTATACTGCTATCCCGTCCCAGAAGGACAAGTAACTAAATACTCGCAGTCGTGTCCTAGCGATCTAGGATTCTCAAGGAGAAATGAAATGAAAAAGATTATCATTACTTTATCAACGGTTCTAGGTCTTTCCGCAGCTACTATATTACCAGCAAACGCACAGTTTTGGGGTGGTTATGGTGGTTGGGGTTACGGAGGATATGGATACGGATATGGCGGTTATGGTGCCGCACTAGGTATTACCGCCGGCGCTGCCCTACTGGGTGGTGTTATAGGCGGCGCCATGGCCTCGCAGTCATATGGTTACGGTGGTTATTATGCTCCTGGTTATTATTATCCACAGCAACCTGTTCGTCGGACTATTCGCAAGAATGTAATTATTAAAAATAGTCCCGGTGCTACAGTTATTGAAGAGGATGATTTTGGTTGGTAATTCATTAAACGAGGTTCAATGAATGTGTTACTACACAATTACACTAGATCACACTAATTTACAAGAGGGTCATAAACGTGCGATTATGATCCTTGACGCCAAAAACAATAATGAGGCCACGGCAAAGTTCCTTAATACTTTCGGGCCTCAATATTACAATCAACTTTCGGTAACGGAAGGAATACATATTCCTGAAGGGTTTGACCGGCTCTTGACAGAACAAGTAAAAAAGTATATAATGAAGGTCAAAAGTAAGGCAGAGGATGCGCCCTCTCCTATGATGTATCAAAATATGATA